TCATCAAGAAGTTACTTCCGATACACCTTCAAATTATCAGAGAGGTTGGAATGCAGCACAAAGAGGATTATTACAAAATGATGCTTGGGGTGATACTTACACAGATAATGCAAATAATAGACCATCTCACGAAGAATTAGATGAGTGGATAAAAGGGTGGAAAGCATACCGTTATAGTAATGAAATAGTTAAAAACAAATAACCTATGAAATATAAAAGAGGATTCAACAACTTTGACATCTATTGTGGAGAAGATGAAAATGGCTACACAGTTAGAAGAAGAATATATTTCTTTTATTCAATACCTATTTGGTGTACACAATACAAAATAAAATAATATGTGGAGAGAAATTAAGCTATGGCTTACATCAGTGTTCATTATGTGGGCATTTGATATTTGTCCAAATGGATATTTCAAAAATGCATTTGCTCAATTTTTAAGAGAAAATATAACCGATTTAAAATAAAACAAAAAACAAAACAAAATGGGACTATTCAGTTTAAGCTGGTTCAAAAGCCAGAAACAAAAGCAATTAGATGAATTACAACATGAGATTGAGCTTAAAAGATTAGAGAAGACATTAGAAAGATTAGATCAACAAGAGAAACCTTCTACTTACACAATAGGGGTTAGTAATCCATGGGTAGCACCCGCTGCACCAAGTGTTGTTAAGCCTTATTCCAACATTAAGATTGTGAATGATGTGCTTACAGTGGTGCTTAATGATGGTTCTATCATCACTAAGTCTAAAGCTACAGCAGAAGACTTTAATAATGCCAGAGAATGTAAGACAGAAGCTTGTTTATTGAGCCTTGTAGGTTCTCCAGATATACTAAAAGAGAAGCAGGAAGCACAGGCTGCATATGAGAAAGCTAAGGCTATTCAGAAAGGTGCTGAGTATCTAGCTAAGTTTGATGATTTTGAGATGAAAGACGGATCTCTTTATATCAAGGGAATCAACAGAAGCATCCCACCTTTGATGGTAGATGAGTTCTTACGTATCATTGGACTTCACAGTTACAACTCTATGGACAATGTAACAGATAGAGAAATCGATGAGGTGAATGAACTTATACAAGAAGACGAAGAGTATCAATCACTTAAGCGTTTCTTTATGTGGTGTTGCTTGAATCCAAGAGCTGAGGTGGCTGACAAGCTATACAACTTCTTAAAGAAGAACAGCTTCCGTATCACCAAGCAAGGATTCTTTGTAGCATTACGTAACGTTGTAACATTACATGGATCTACAGAGCTAGTACAGTTCATTAGCAATGCTTACAACAAGACTAAAGCTGTATGGAAGAAGAACCCAGCTGACTATTTAGTATTCTTACAGAATGGTCAATACAAAATGGTTCACAAATCTATATTTGAAGAAAAAGAAGTATGTACATATTGTGATGGTTCAGGAACAATTCCTTGTGAGGCTGATGACTATTATGAAGATAATGATTGTTATGGTGAAGACAGCTGTGATTGTCCAGAATGTGATGGTACAGGTGAAGTTTATAAATATGATAAATCTAATTATGGTGAAGAGATCGGTAATCTAACTGAACTCTATCTTGATTTGCCTAATAGAGCAGAGAATAGATTTACAGATGCCCATACACAAACATTTGACATCCGTATTGGTAGACCAGTGAGTATGCCTATGGAAAACTGTAGATGGAATACTGACGATTGTGGTGCTGAAGGTTTACACTTTACATCTGATGAGATTCATTATGTAGGTTGTGGTGATACATCTGTACTTGTACTTATCAATCCAATGAAGGTTGTAGGTATCGGTGAGAGTAAAGGTAGATGCTATGAGTATTTACCAATTATGACTGTTCCTCGTGAAGAAGCAACAGAAATCTTACATGATCTAGACTTTGATACAATGGAGCTTGATGAGAGCTATGCAATTCGCGAATTGGAAAATCTAAGTACAAAAGCTAGAGAAGGTTTTATTGCAGAAGCTAAGAAGTATGAGTTCAATCTCCCTGCTTTATCTGCTGTAGAAGTACTTAAAATTGTTAAGAGTCTTGATGAAATAAGACAAGAAATCTCTAAGAGAATCGTAAATATTGATTAACTTTGTAGGACCAGGGGCTAAAATCCCTGGTCTTATATTAAGCTTATGAAAAAGAACGCAACAAAGAGAAGAGCAAAAATACCTAGAGCTAAGGTTGTTAAGGTGAGAAATGCTGGTACTATGACAGAATCAGCTTTCTGGAGCTTTATTAGAAGTGCCTTAAGACAAAAATCTAGATGGTGGAAACCTATTACAGAATGCAAGATGAAAGCTCGTAGGGCATATAAAGGTCCCAGTAAGAGACAAAAGTTTGAATATCAATGCAATAGCTGTAAAGCATGGTTTCCAGAGAAACAAATTAACGTAGATCACATTAAGCCTGCAGGTAGTTTAAACTGTAAAGAAGACTTAGCAGGATTTGTAGAGCGTCTGTTCTGTGAATTAGATAATCTACAGGTGTTATGTGAATCTTGTCACGATGTAAAAACAAAATTAGAGAAGAAATGAGTGATTTAGAGATAACAATCAATAAAGAACCATCATTCACAGAGATATGGCATGAGGGATATATTACATATAACTCAGAGAAACACTATTTCTGGTTAATCCACCCACAGAATATAGATGATAAGGGAGATCCTTATGAATTAGAAGTGAGATGGTTCTTTCAGAGGGTACCAAGGGAGGTGAGAGCAATGCATCCCTATATTATAGAATCTTTTAAACAAACACTAAATGATACAAGGACCAAACAGAACAGAAGCAGCTTATAGGGCTGTAACAATGGACAGTTCATCAAGCTTGAAAGACTTTTCCATGGACAGAAAGAAATACTACAAGAAGTATGTCCTAAATGAGAAGGTGGAAGAGAAAGACACAGCAGCATCAGTTATTGGTAGACTGGTAGAGACACAACTTATGGAACCAGAACTCTTTGATGAGAAGTTCTATATGTCAACTGTCACTAGTGCACCAACCAATCTTATGCTAGAATTCGTAGAAGCATTGTATAGACATACAGCTGCAGCTACAAATGAAGATGGTGTAGTTACAAGAGAGATGGAAGACATCATGAAAGATGCATATGTAGATTCTGGATTCAAGATTAAGCTAGATGCTGTTCTTGCTAAGTTCATAGGATCTGATTCAGAAATCTATTACAAAGAAATCCGTGAGGTAAGAAGCAAGGGCTTAACCGTTGTTACTACACAGGATATAGCCAATGCAGAGAAGATTGTAGAAGAGCTTAAGACTAATGACTTTACAGCACTAATTGTAAACTTAGTTAATAGTGCACGCTACAATGTATATAATCAGCTCCAAGTGGAAGGATATGTTGTATATGGACATATGTTCAAGAGCATGATGGATAAGGTGATTGTTGACCATACAGAGAAGACAATCCAGGTATATGATCTTAAATGCACGTGGTCTGTAGAAAACTTCTATGAAGAGTATTATCTCTATCGTAGAGCTTACATACAGGGCTATTTGTATTTCCATGCATCAAAACACATGTTTGATGAGCTAGTGGCTGTAGGATATGAGATATTACCTCCTAAGTTTATTGTATGTGACAGCACAAACTATTCATGTCCACTAGTATTTACTATGGATGACAATTCGTTTGATGATGCTTCTAAAGGATTTGAGCACAAGGGTAGAAAGTATCCAGGTGTTAAATCTATTATTGAAGACCTTAAATGGGCTATCAAGAATGATAAGTGGAACATTTCAAGAGAGAATTATTTAAATAACGGGTTAGTAAAATTAGGATAGTAATGGAGATAAAAAAGACCATCACTAGTATATTCATTGTCCCCACGCTTAGTATTGGAAAAGAAAGGCTAGGGGACAATGGGTTTATTAATGGATATATCAAGGATAGCAGAAGAGACGTTCAATATGAAAACTCTATCTACTTACTGTTTAAGCCTGAGAACTTGGATAAGTTCAAGGTGTTTCTAGATAGTGAGTATGAGCGTACAAAGCAAATCATTGATGATTATGATTATGAAGAGGGGTATGTGGTGGTTGTTTATCAACTTAGTCCTAGAATAGAAGCTGATATAAAGTTGATAAAACAAGGCAAATATTCCCAAACTTCTATCAAATTTCAGCAGATTTTCCCTAAAATTATTAAAATTAACAAATTTGGACGTAGTAAAGATGAACTCTCTCTTCAATATAGAGTGTTCAACAAGACGGAAGATTTGAGAAAGTTTTGGGAAGAGAAAATTGGTATGGAACTTGATGCTGATATGGAAGTATGGACTGCTTTCATAGAAGAAAATGAAATTCTTGACCTAGATAAAATCAAAGAACATGTATAATAAAGAAGTGTTAGAAGAACTAGTAAAGAAGTTTGGTATAGAAAATACCATTCTGTTCTGTAAAATGGAAGCTCTCAAAAATTCTGTTCTATACGAAGATTGTATTAAGAATGATGAGTTTACAACAGATTGTGTAGAGTTTGATTTTGAGAGGGACTGGTGGCAGAACAAATATGAAGAACTAAATAAAACAAGATCGTTATGACAGGATTAGAACTATTAGAAAAGTATGACAAAGCAGCTATTGTTATCAAGCAGCATTATTTGAATAGCATGTTAGAGTCCCTGAAAGATGATAATCTTCCAGAGAACTTCAAAGAATATGCTCGTCAAACAACTATTGATAATGATAAGATAGGCAAACTTATAGATGTACAGCCTAGAGGATTATTTGATGTGTTTGATGCCAATAAGATATATATTGGAATAACTCCTAATATATTAGTTGGTGGTATGGAATTCAAATACACAATAGATGACTTTTCTGGTGAGCAACCTACAAGAAAGGAAGTTGAAAGAATAGCTGTTGAAAAAGCATTTGAAATCTTAAACAATAAGTTATGACAGATAGTATAGTTAATCAAGTTGTCCGTAAGTATGAAATTAGGAGTGCTGTAGGTATTAATAAATATGGCACCACTCTACAGACTAATAACAAAGACAATTTTCTACAACATCTGCAAGAAGAATTAATGGATGCAACGCTCTATATAGAGAAACTTATGTCCCTTGAAAAGGAAATAACTAATCTAGTTAGAAAGCATCCTAATGATGCAGAACTTGGTTGGAAAATAAGAGATTTAGTTAAGTAGAATTTTTGAAATGTCTTGGTTTATAAGAAGGGCGGTTGTACATTTGCAACCCCCTTTTTTTAACCAATTAAAACAAAACAAAACATGGATTTAGGATTAGATGCGTTAAGTAAAATAACGATTTTTAGTAAGTATGCAAAGTATGTCCCAGAACTAAAAAGAAGAGAAACCTGGGATGAGATAGTAGATAGATATCAGACAATGATGATCAAGAAATATCCTAAATTACAAGATGCTATTATAGAGAGTGCCAAGTTTATCAGAGATAAGAAGGTGTTACCATCTATGAGAGCTCTTCAGTTTGCTGGTCCAGCTATGGAAGTAAATAACGCTAGGGGATACAACTGTGCTTATCTGCCAGTGGATAGTCTATATAGCTTCAGTGAGACTATGTTCTTATTATTAGGTGGTTCAGGTGTTGGTTTTTCTGTACAGAAGCACCATGTAGAACAACTACCAGCTATTAAGAAGCAAGCTTCTTATAAACATAAGAACTATCTTATTGAGGATAGTATTATGGGATGGGCTGATGCTGTAAAGGTGTTAGTTAAGTTCTATTTTGAGGGTGGATATAAGCCTAAGTTTGACTTTAGAGCCATCCGTGAGAAAGGAGCTAGACTTGTAACAGCTGGTGGTAAAGCACCTGGTCCAGAACCATTAAAGATTGCATTAGCTCACATTGATGCTATTATGGAACGTAAAGAAGATGGTAGTAAACTATCTCCTCTAGAATGCCATGATATTATGTGTCACATTGCTAATAGTGTCCTTGCAGGTGGTATTAGAAGAAGTGCTATGATTAGCCTATTCAGCCATGATGATGAGGAAATGATTACATGTAAGTATGGTGACTGGTGGGAGACTAATGAACAGCGTGGTAGAAGTAATAACTCAGCTGTACTTAAAAGAGGTGAGGTGAGTGAAGAAGAATTCATGTCTCTATGGAAAAGAATTGAAGCATCAGGAAGCGGTGAACCAGGTATCTACTGGACTAACGACCTAGATTGGGGAACTAATCCTTGTTGTGAAATAGGACTACGTCCATTCCAATTCTGTAACTTATGTGAAGTGAATGTATCTGATATTAAGGATCAAGACGATCTTAATGAAAGAGTGGCAATTGCTTCATTCTTTGGTACGTTACAAGCAGGATTCTTTGACTTTCACTACTTACGTCCTATTTGGCAAAAGACTACACAGAAAGATGCTCTATTAGGTATTGGTATGACTGGTATAGGATCTGGAGAAATCCTTAAATATGACCTAGAGTTAGTAGCTAATACAGCTAAAACTATGAATAGGGACCTATCATCTCTTATTGGTACTAATGAAGCAGCTCGTATTACATGTATTAAACCTTCTGGTACAACTAGCCTTGTGTTAGGAACAGCAAGTGGTATCCATGCTTGGCATGCTCCTCACTATCTAAGAACAATGAGATTTAACAAGAATGAAGACATTGCTATGTACTTAGAGATTAACCATCCTGAACTATGTGAAGATGATGTATTACGTCCTAAGGATACAGTGTGTGTACGCATTCCAGTTCAAGCTCCTGAAGGATCTATATTTAGAACTGAGTCTCCACTAGATACATTAGAGCGTGTTAAGAAGTTCTCTACAGAATGGATTAAACCAGGTCATAGCAATGGAGCCAATACACACAACGTAAGTGCTACTATTTCTATTGCAGATGAGTGGGAAGCTGTAGGTCAATGGATGTGGGACAATAGAGAGGTGTATAATGGTTTATCTGTATTACCATTCTTTGGTGGTACATATAAACAAGCTCCTTTTGAAGACATCACAGAAGAGGAATACAACAACCGCATTAAATCATTGAAATCCATTGACTTAACAAAGGTGATGGAGATAGATGATACTGTAGACTTTGGTGCTATCCAAGCTTGCGGAGGTGGTGCTTGTGAAGTGAACATCTAATGGAAAAGAAAGAATTTATAAAAGATAAACACTACTACTTGGAGGGAAATAGAGTTGTATTCACATCTCTGTTTCTCATCCAACGTGGTGAATGCTGTGCAAACGGGTGTAAACACTGCCCATATACCAAACCAAGAAAAAAAGGTAATACTCTTCTAGAAGAAGAGAAAAAAATATAGTGTTCTGTGTTCTGTTTTGATTATGAAAGCCCTGGTATATCTATACTGGGGCTATTTTTTATTTTTTATTTTGTAAAATTATTCGTAAATTTGTATCTATAAAACCAACAATTATGGCAAAAGCAAAGGAAACCTCAGAGGGCAAAAGTAAATATCAAGAAGCCCTTGAGAAATTGAACAAAGCTTACGGTGTAGGAACAATCCTAACACTAGAAAGCAAAACAGATGGTGAGTATGACATTATCAGTACAGGGAGTATTGGTTTTGATTACATCACTTTAGGAACTGGAGGATTTGTAAAAGGTAAGATGTATGAACTAATGGGCTGGGAGGGTAGCGGTAAATCTACTATCTGTGGTCACGCTGTAGCAGAGTGTCAAAAGAAGGGAGGCACTGTGTTATATATAGATGGCGAACATGCTGTAGATAAGCATTACTTCCAAGCTCTAGGTGTAGACACTACCAAGATGTTAATTGCTCAACCAAGCTGCGGTGAGGAAGGCTTTAACATTGCTATGGAAATGATTCAAACAGGAGATGTTGATCTTGTTATCATTGACTCAGATAGCTCATTGATTCCTAAGAAACAATTAGATGGTGATGTGGGTGATAGCACTATCGGTTACAAAGCTAGATTGAATAGCAATGCATATCCAAAACTAAAAGGTGCCCTATCACAACATAATGTATGTGTTATTGTTGTAAGTCAATATCGTGAGAAGATTGGTGTCATGTTTGGTAACCCTACAACAACTCAGGGTGGGCATGCATTGAAGTTCTACACTGATGTAAGAATAGAGGTGAGCAAGAGCTTAGCTAAGGAAGGTGATGTGAACTACGGTAATATCACCAAGGTGAAAGCTGTAAAGAACAAGATGAGTTCTCCTTATAAGCTACATGCATTTGATATTGTATATGGTGAGGGTATTGATAAGGTGGGTGAGATTATGGAACTTCTTAACGAGTTTGAACTTGGTAGGAAGTATGGTAAGACATTCACATTCAATGAAACAAAGTATGATCTTGATCAGTTTAAAGCTATGTTGTTAGACAACGAAGAGTTTTACAATGAAATCAAGACTAGCATTATTAACAAAATTAATCAAACTGAAATTAAAATCGAAGAAGATGTTACAAGTGAAATTTAAAAAGATCTCTGACAACACTATTGTTCCCTCTAGAGGAAGTTTAGATGCTGCATGTTATGATGTGTATGCACACAGTATTACTAGTGAGAATGGTAAAATTGTTGTTGGTTTAGGGTTTAAGACAGAAATCCCTGTAGGCTATAAAGCTGTGTTAGTACCTCGTAGTAACTTAACTAAATACCACTGGGTGATGAACAACTCCATAGGTATTATTGACTCTGATTATAGAGGAGAGTGGATGTGTATATTCACTCCTACTAAAGATGATCAAGACTTCCCTTATAATGTAGGTGATCGTGTTGCTCAGTTCTATCTAGATGAGGTGTATAACATCGCATTCTTAGAAGTGGTAGCCCTATCAGATACAGATAGAGGTGATGGTGGATTTGGATCAACTGGTCTTAAGTAATGGCTACATGTAAAACCTGTGGTAAGAAATGTGATGGAGAATATTGTTTTATGCACAAGCCTAGAAAACCTTTATCCTCTGCGAAAGGATTTAAGGTGAAGGTCCCTGACAAACATCCTATTACAGAGATTAATCCTATGAAGGATTTGTTTCTAAAGATATGGAAAACTAGACCTAGATTGTCAGAAGTTAGTGGGGATTATTTAATAGGTGGTGTGTCAACAGCATTCTTCCATCATATTTTACCAAAAGAAAAATATCCTCAAGCTGCATTAGATGAAGAAAATATCATACTTTTGACATTGAATGAACATGATCAAGTGGAGAGTGATATTTACAGGTTTGAGGAAGTGAATAAAAGACGTGAACAGTTAAAACAAAAGTATGAAATTAGCTGAGGGAATAATAATAGGTGTATCCTTGGTAGCCATGATAGTTACATCTATATGGGTGGCAGACGGTAAAGCTCCAAAGTCTAATTACAAAGTGTATACAATACCTGCTGGAACATTTGATTTAGAAGTACAAATCATTGTTACAGAGGATACAGCATTTGCTGCTAAGTATATAACTAACAACTTTGACAGTAGTCTTAAATCTCCTGATTTAGATGCTAGGGCTGTAACATTTGGTACAGCTGATGGTAAACCTCCTATCATATGGTTCTCAGATATTAAAGACTCATCTGTTGTACAACATGAATTGCTTCATGTAACAATAGATATGATGAAATGGGCAGGTATTGAGCTAAATGAGCACACTGAGGAAGTGTACACCTATCAATTACAATACTTAACAAAACAATTTTATAAACAAGTAAACCAAAACAAATGAGCAATTTATTCTTTTACACAAGAAAGGACGGTGATAAAGTTTACACCGACAGTTTTAACCTAAATAAGGTGATTAGATCAGTTCAAGTAGAAGACAACAAAGTGTTAGTCTTATTAGATGATGCACATGATCGTTCAGAAGATGTTCCAGATATTGATCCTAAAACGGGTAAACAAAGAGGAGTTAAAAGACAACGTAACACATATTCAACAGAGATTAGTCTGTTTGATGAAGACATTACAAGATTTCACAATTTAAACAAATAATCATGGCAAAGTTATTAGGAAACAGAGTGCTATTACAATTACCTCCACAAGATGAGGAAAGCAAGATTGTTGTAGATGAGAACACTAAAGAAGCATTACAAAGAGAATTACTTAACAAGATGTCTAAACTAAAAGTGCTACAAGTTGGTACTATTGTTACAGAAATCAAAGCAGGAGATTGGGTGTTGGTAGATCCAGCAGCTTTAAACAAAGCTACATTGGTTCCAATTAATGAGAATGATGAACGTGCAATATTAGTTTCACCATTTGACATTATTCAAATCTGGTAATATGGAGTATCCATTTATATCATGTAAATGTATAACTTACGGTAGAGTGTCCACGCTTGAGGAGAGTATTGAATCTTTCCTCAAGCAGGACTATCCTGCAGATAAGTGTGAGCTTATAATAGTTAATGACTATCCTTTACAAACTCTTGTGTTTGACCATCCTCAAGTTAAGATAGTTAACCTAGATAAAACCTTTGATACTATAGGTGAGAAGGAAAACTATGCCACAGAACTATGCCAGGGAGATATAATATGTCAATGGGATGATGATGATGTAGCTCTACCAAATCACTTACAGAATGTAGCTAAATACATGACTGATGATGTAAACATTATACACTGGGAAGTGGGAGTGTTATGTCACAGTACAGGTATTGAAAATGTGGGTTGGATAGGTAACTCTGGTATCGTGTTTAGAAAGTCAGCTTGGAAAGCTATAGGAGGACATCCTCTTGAAAATGCTGGATATGATATGACATTCATAGAACGTATCAACGCATATGGAGGAAGACTATTTGCTAAACCTCCTAAGGAAGAAGCAAGTTGGTTCTATATGTGGGGAGGTAGAGGTTATCACATGAGTGGTGAAGGTACTGACCATCCTGGAAAGCTTAACGCTATACAAAGACACAGTGCTCACGTTGAAAGACAAAGAGTTATAGGAAATATTCCTACAGGAGAAGTTAAACTAAATCCTAATTGGGAAGTTGATTACGTACAAATGCTAAAAGATTATGTCAAATAAAATAAAAGCAGTAGTAGTTAATAGAAATCTTCTTACAACACTTAAGAACACTATAGAGTTTTTATCTAAAGAGCCTAGGGTGGAGGTGATTATATACGATCAACAATCTACCTATCCCCCCTTGCTAGAATATTACAAAACACAAAACGTATTATATAATACAGAAAATGGAGGACCTTATAGTGTATGGGGTATTCCTAATATAAATAAAGACTATTACATTATAGCAGATTCAGATTGTACATATGATGGTGTACCTGAAGACTGGTTAGATAAGATGTTAGATTCACTTAATGTTATAAATTCTGACAAGGTTGGATTTTCATTAAGACTGGATGATCTTCCAGATAATGAACTTACAAGACAAGTGAAAGATCATGAATCTAGATATTGGATAAATAAATGCCAGTCTGGTTGGGTAGCTGATGTTGATACAACATTTGCTTTATATCGTTCAGGTTCAATGTTTAGCTACAATGCTGTAAGACTACCAGAGCCTTATACAATTAGACATATCCCTTGGTATTTAGATGAAACAATGTCTGATGAATGGAAATACTATTTACAAAATGCTAGTGGTGTATCTAGTTGGGGATCTCGATTAAAACAAATATATAAACTTTCATAGCCCCCTTTCGTTTTTGCTCATAAAAAAAGCCCCATTAATTTGGGGCTTTTTATTATTTTGATAATTTCTTACCAGTCATAGGAGCCATAGGGCTCTTACCTTTATTTCTAGTATTATCTGATTCCCTCATATAAGGCTTGTTAGGCTTAGGGTTTCTAACCTTAGGAGCTAAACGTGGTTTACCTGATTTCATTAGCAACCATATTTACATTTACCTACAGACGTACCTGATTTAGCTTTACCAGTGTAGTTCTTACCAGGTTGTCTACCATAACTACCAAGTTGCATAGATACAGTACCACCGTGTTTCATTTTCTTTTTAGGAGCAAGCTTTTTAGCAGCAGCTTTTTTCTTAGCTGAATCACCAGGTGCAACATAGTTCTTACCAAAAACAGAAGCTTTGTCTAAAGACTTAGCCATTTCATCAGTACGTTTGTCTATAGCAGCTCTAGTGGTTTTCTTACCCATTTCAGTGAGTGCTGTTGATTGTTTTCTGTTTTTTTCATGTTCTTTTGTGTTTCGAAGAGCTTTACCATCTTGAGCTTTCTTAACAACACTCTTACCGTATTTAGCACCAGGTACTGATTTTTTAGCAGCTCTAGCAGCTTTCTTTTCAGCTCTAGCTTCTTGACGCTCTTCTTTAGTTTTACCACCACTGAAAACATTTTTGATAGCTTGACCAGCTTTTTGAAGAGGACTAGGTCCATACGCACTTTGGAAATATCTTTGTCTTTGTGCACCGCTCATATTTGATACACAACCACCCCTTTGGGCTTTTTTAACCTTTTTAACAGTTGCCATTTTTATAAGTTTTTATTTTTTAACAATTTTTTTCTTGGTAACGTTACCACCAGTTTTTTTCTTTGGTGTTGCACTCTTAGCATTTATGATTGATTTTACAATCTTTCTGCCATATTTTTTAGGTTTTGCAGGATAATCTTTATATACACCTGATTCTAATCCTTCTAAATACCTACCAGTACCTTTAAATGTTTTCTTACCATCAGCATAGCCAGTGGTATCAACAGCTAGTCTTCTTTTTGGATAACGAACACCTTTAGTTTCATAAACTAATGAATCTCCAGACTGAGCTTTAGGAGCTTTTCCAGCTTCAGCAGCTTTTCTTTCTTTTGCAGCTTTTGCACGCTCTCTTAATGACATAGACATTCGACTTGGTGGCTTAACTGAACTTGGTTTAACTGAACTTAAAGCTCTTTTTTGTACACGAGCAGCTACTCGTTCAGCCCTTTCAGGGTCTTTCTTTTCTATTCTGTGTATTCTATCATCTTGTGATTTTCTTTTAACAAGATGATCACCAAGTTGTGCTTTTTTTACTTTTGCCATTTTAACAATTCCATTTTCGAAGTGATTTATTAATTCTACTATTAGGGTCATTAGCCGTTTTAGCAGATGTGAGTTTCTTTTTCATGCCTGACATTCTAGAACAGAAAGACTTACGTCTACTTGCTGCTTTAGAACCAGCTTTGAGTTTTGAAGGTTTAGTGGTAACAGCTGTCTTCAGCTTGCTACCTGGATTAGCTTTTCTATAAGAAGCTACACCCTTAGCGTTTAATCCACCTTCAGGGTTTTTACCTTCTTTTCTTTGCCATGCTGGGCTAACCTTACCACCGTCTTTTAATGTAGAGCCTTTAAACTCTCCCTTCTTTTTAACAAGAGGACCATTAGGAACAGGGGTGATTTTACCACCAGTTCTAAGAACTCCTTTACCTACATAAGCTTCAGCCTTCTGTGGATTATACACTTTTGTCTTAGGAATTCTAGCCATGTTATTTGCCTTTACGCTTTGCAGCTATCTTCTTAAATGTCTTAGCAAGAGCTTTAGCCTTACCTGTACAACCAGGTTTGGTGATAGGAGTGCATTTACCTTCTGTACCTCTAGCCTTAATAGACTTAGATACCTTCTGCATCCACTTTTTATCTGTAGCCATTATTTTTTCTTTTTAGCTTTTGCTTTACCACCCATCTTCATCATCTTTGTAGCACCTAACTGTTTGTCCTTCTTAAGGCTTACAGAAGTTTTAACGTTACGAGGAGGTAAGTTCATTTCTTGCACCTTAGTCCAAGCACCTTTAGGATCAATTGGTCCTACACGCTTATTAGAAGCAACTAATCCAGCCTGAGCTTTCCTTACTTTAAATTTAAGTGAAAGAGGCTTTCTATTACCTTGTTCATCATAACCAGGTTTACCTTTTCTTCCATATCTTTTTAAGTCAGCTTGCTTTGTTGCAAAGTCTTTAACGTTCTTACCAAAGTTACGAACATCATCTTTTAACAACTTATTGCCAGCATCTTCAGCTCTCTTTTTATAGATTCTTGTACTGTCAATAGACTTACCATCTTGAGCCTTCTTAATATTAGCACCCTTATTAGCAATAACACCACGTCCTTTAAGAATGTCAGCTTTAGTAATCTTACCATCCTTGTTTAAGTCTGGGAAAGATTTGCCACTTTTAGCTTTTTTAACTTTTGTCATCATCTTATTTATATATTAGATTGTTCTAAACATTTAGGACATTGTCCTTCCTCAAGAGCTATTTCATGTATGGAGCAATGATCGTTCATTACTTCTTAGCTTTAGCCTTGATCTTTTTTTCCTGCTTAAGCATAGCAGATGTAGGTTTCTTACCAGAACCCTTTGCAGCACGAATGTTGTCCCACAAACCACGTTGTGAAACAGAACCATCCTTGCGTTTAATCATTTCTTTTGCCATAATCTATTGATCTTGAGCTTCTTTAATAACACCAGCTTCTACTGATCTAGCTAACACTTGCTCAATTGTATTGTTAGCTCTGTTAGCTAATAAAATACGAGCAGCTTCTTCTGTAGCTAACTGTGCACGTAATGAGTTAAGGATTACACCAAACTCAGAACCGTTGATAACAAAGATATCATCTGTATTCCAGGTGTATTTCTTGTTAGGATCGTACTTTACAGGTTCTTGAACAGGTTCTTGAATATTTACTTCTTCTTGAACTGGGGTTACATCTAATTCTTGTGACATATTATATATTTTTTGGTTTTATGGACAAAGATATGTATTTCTGCAATATCTACCAAATTTATTTTACATGGTGATATCAAAGACAATTGTTGCAGAACTCTTTATACTTTTAGACAGATCTAAATGGATCTGTAAGAGGTTATGAAACTTCAAAAGCTCTTCTAGCAACATGTCATTATACCTAGGTACAGACGGTGCTAGTCTAAAGTGGTAGGAATTGGGATTCCTAGTAATTTCTAATGTGGCTAACTCATCCACAGAATCTATAATTCCCTGAAGGTGAGCAAAATAAGCAAGTTCGTTATCTTGCATCACCTCAGGAAAGAATTTCTTGTTAATTTGCATTAAGACAAGGTTAATAAGTATTTAGTTTTAGCCGCTTCTCCGCTTAGAGCATCTGCTAGATTTGCTATATCGTGATAGCTGTTTGCTTCAGCATAGCTTTTTAAAGAGGATGCAAAAGATAAAAGTTTTGACACACATTCATCCCCTGTACAATTTGTAAGAGGTTCTATCTTGTATGGAGCAGGACGTTTGCCTGTATAGCCCATAAGCTTCTCAATAACACCATCTTTGAAATCATGTACATAATCGTACAATCCCCCTAGAGCCTGGTGCTCAGCATAACTCTTTGTCTGCCAATGAGTTAAATGTAGTTGCTCATGAAAATGTGTAAGCTTCCCAGCTATTGTTTCCAAGTTTAGTTCTCCTGATTTCATCATCTCATCAGGGAATAATGATTTTGCCATTATTTATTAGTTTATTAAGAGTTTACATCATAAGACCAACCTTTTCCAGTAAGAGTAGTAAGAGCAGCTAAACCAGTTGCACCAGGAGCAGCATTAGTTCCTCCATCAAGCTGTACATATCCATTGTTAATACTATTAGCAGCTAATGCTACAAGGATGTTATCCACTGCAGTTTGCGTCAAAGCGTTATTATTCAAAAGTACTTCAAAACCATCACCTAAAGGTTGTGAACTTGATATAGTTACGTTTGTTATTTCAATATTACCACTAAGATCAAAACCTTCAAGTGAAGATAATCCTTGTAGGTCTAAAGATCCTGAGATACTACATTGATCCATATCAAACCAAACTAAACTAGTAAGTCCTGAAAGGTCAGGAACACCAGCTGAGAAATCACTATCGTCCAAACGAAGCTCTTCTAAAGCTGTACAACCAGACAAGTTAACAGATGTTAAACTACTAGTTCCAGTTCCAGGAATATCATTATCACTTATATCTACATTAAGAAGATTAGTGAGCCCAGAAAGATTTACAGATTGCAAACCATTGTAGTCTGCATTGAAATTATTTAAGTTAATAAGGTTTTGTAAACCTGTTATTGATGTTATTACTGCTGCCATTTTTAATTAAGTTTAATTGCCATAAAAGTCTAACTCTAGAACACTCTCAGGACTGTCAAAACAAATCCTAGCTGTGTATTGTCTATCCTCAAGAGGATAGGTGTGAATTTCTTCATAGAATCCACCAGCTCCTGAATCAGGATGTGTTGTTCCATCACCCCAATCAATAGTGAAATTGATAGGTCCTGTAGTGTTAAAGCTAAATGTAAATGATGCGCCCTCTGTTGTATCTACAACAAACTCAATACAGTTTGAAGGAAGTGGTGGATTAGGACTAGGATTACAACACTCGTTTGCGTTGATTTCCACCCAATTACCTACAGCAGGTTTAAATCTTTGTAGAATTGGACCACCAGCTATCACTCTACCTGTGCCATCATATCTAACCCAGGCTTTTAATTTATTTTGATTTGCCATTTTATTTTATTTATTTATTATCCACAAGATGTACATCCAAAGCTCATTTGAGAACTTCCAAATGTTTGCACTTCAATAACATTACCGTTTTGAAGATTAATGTAAATTACAGAATTATTAGGTATTCCATAATCTGCATATGTTCCAACAGCTAATACTATTCCTCCATTTGAACAAGCATTTGGATCAACAATTAGAGGTAGGCTATATGAACCTGCTTGGTTACAAGCTGCTTGAAAACCAAGGTCTGCATTATAATATGTACCAACAAATGCAGTGGTAGTTGTTGTTGTTGTAGGAGCTACTGTTGTAGTAGTAGTTGTTGTGCTACTTGTAGAACTAGTAGTTGTTGTTGTAGATGAAGGAATGTAATTACAACATTCGTATGCTTGAATTTCATGCCATTTACCCACCTTAGGTTTATTTTTCCTAAGGATTAAGCTACCAGCAACGATTCTTCCGCTTCCATCAAAGCGAACAAAGGCTCTTAAGTCTCTCTTATTACTCATAATAATCGTTTTTGTTTAATATAATAATTTGTATTTTTCTCTTAATTCCATCAGTTGTGATGTATAATAGTGTGTGCAGAACTTTTGGCTCTGTTCATTATTCATAACTGTTTGCATATGAGGATCATCAAAAGGATCTTGTCCTGTGTGATACTTTCCTTTATAGAAAGCAGGATACCCATTGGCTTCATCACCAACAATTCCTGCATTATGTAGGAGTCCCATTCTCTTTATTTTCTCAATTGGATCAGAAGACCAAGCAAAATCCATTTCAGGAATAATCTTTGCTTCTTGTTTCCTATACCAAATAGCCCAGAGAACAGCCCACATATCAGCACACCAACTTTGAAAGCCTTTATTTTCATTCTCGAAGAATTCTTTGTTTACGTTTAGTAAATGTGTTCTAATTACCAAACAATCTTGCAACACCTTATCCCAGAAATCACTATCGATGTTCTTTAATAGGTATTGAGCTCCTCCTGAATGTAAATTGTTAGCCTCAGCTATCTCTCTAGTTATGCCTGTAAACTCTGCTGTTTCAGCTAGAATGTCTCTAGTTTTGTACAACTCAAGCTTTTCAGGCTTTACATCTCTCACCTTACTATCAAAATATGAAGCATTGATATAACTGTTTGTATCAGATACATAGTTTATATCATCATCCAGATAAGCATCTATGTTTAGATTCTCTGTAAACACTACGTCTGAATCACAATACATAACAGCTTTATCTTTCATCCCTGGATTCTCTGCAAAATATCTTTTCAGACAATAAGGACGTAACACAGGAATATAAACTCCTAACATGTTGCTAATGCTGTGCTCATCTTTATAGAATACAAATTCAGCTTCTGGATAGAGGTCTATCACTTGCTGCCATTTGGTATTCTTCTCCCTATAACTAGGAATGAATATAAGCACAATTGCCTTGTCTGAATGTCCAATTTTCCTTAAGCTCTCTATCCATAAATGTACCTGCCATGTGTAATAGGTATCATCTGGTTGAGCACAGATAAATCTGAGATCCTTCATATATGTAGTTTTTGTTGGTTTTGTTTTATTTACGGTGTAGCAGTTGTAGTTGTAGTGGTTGTAGGACAAATATAAGGTGAACATGCAGGTAAATCACCAAGATTATATATTGCAGAGATGATACCAGTTGTTAATGTAAACACTTTTGCATTTAAATAAGGACCGCCTAAATCATATATGTAAGTACCACTAAATGTAACAGGAGGATTTCCAGGAGTTGTATTATATATTTGTGTTCCTACATTAAATCCTGCAGATGTATAGTATAAGAACGAACTTCCGCCATAGCTAGGACTACCACTATTAAATACTTCAATCCAATCACATTTTACTTCAGCTGGTGTTTTTGTTGACCAATCTGTACCTACTCCACATATTACACCATTACTATATAAATTTATTGTTTGAAAAGAATCTGTTGTGGTGGTGGTTGTTGTTGGATTACAAGACTCACAAGGCTTTATGAAATAAACCTCTTTCCAATTACCATCCTGAGGAGCATCATGTTGAAGGATTAAGCTACCAGCTACATATTTGTTGCTGTTATTTTGACCACCTATTTTATTTATATATCTAACGAATGCACGTAGTTTATAGTTGGGAGGGGTGGTTGTAACAAGAACGTCACTAATAGCTACCCAGTCACCCACCTTAGGTTTAACTGAAGTTACTATTGGTCCACCTGGAACAATCCTTCCCTTATTATCATATCTTATGTAAGCAGTTAAACTCATATCTTTTTATTAAACAGTAGTCGTAGTAGTAGTGGTAGGAGGAACAGTAGTGGTAGTGGTAGTTGTTGTACCTCTATTATACATAACACGTGTCAGAGTCTCTAATTGCTTAGATATCTGCCATAGCAAGTTGCTTTTTGTACTCCAACCTATTTGTCTAGAAGGGATTGCCATGATTAATATGTTTTGTTTAGTATAAATGTATCACTATAAATATTGTTTCCTGTACTAGCAGATCCCCACTGAACAGTTACGTCTAATGTATTACTAATTGTAGTGCTAAACGTTGTGTTGTTCACTACATTAAATCCAAATCCTTGAACAGAAGCATTATTAGTCTTTGTGTAATGAAATGATCCTAACGATACAATAGATGCTACACTAGCAGCTCCAAGTTGTCTGATTGTAAAATCAACATTTAGACTCCACACATCATCTGTAACAGCACTTCCAAGGTTTTGTAAGCCACTATCTAGAAGAATAACAGATCCTGATTTTAATTTAATTCTAATAGTTTGATTATTTCCAGCATTCATAACACCACCAAGAACTGCTCTAAAGCTATCACCAACACTAAATCCATTAGCAGGTACACTTAATGTACCAACTCCTGTACCAATAATTGTTGTTTCAGCCGTTGTATTTGTAACAATAGCACTGTTAGCTGTTTGAGCGTATAAACCAGAAACACCCATTGCACCTTGTACTCCTTGAATTCCCTGAATTCCTTGAATACCCTGTACACCTTGTATACCTTGCTCTCCTTGAGGGCCTTGAATACCTTGAATGCCCTGAGGTCCTTGTAGATCACCTACATCTTCCCAAGCATTAGTTGCTGTATTCCAAACGTATAAAGAACCATCTGATTCAATTATCCATGCTGTACCTGCAGTACCAGGACTTCCACCAGCACCTGCTAAGAATGCTGTTAAGTCAGGATAGGAACCAAGTACAGTTAGGGCTGCACCAGTTTCACCTTGCACACCTTGCACACCTTGTATTCCTTGTGGACCCTGAGGACCAATAGGTCCTTGAGGACCTACAATACCACCACCTCCACTATTATATGTCACTCCTGTAAGAGCTTCTAATTGTTTAGAAATCTGCCACAAAAGATTTTCTTCTGTGCCCCAGCCTATCTGTCTACTTGGTATTGCCATGATTGTGAAAATTAATATTCAAAGATATGTTGTTTTTTACTATAACCAATGAGCATCAATAATTTACAATAACTAAATTGATTAATTGATTTCTAACTAAATTGATTAGAGTTTAGAAATATTTACATGTTGGTAGTAATACTACCATTATTTACCTTGTCCTCTGTACTTGCTTACAGCTTTTTCTTTTGGTCCACTAGTCTTTTTAGCTTTGCCTCCCTTGCGTTTACCAAAGCTAATCTTTCTAACTTCACCACCTTTTGCTTTTGCCATTACTTGTATTTTTTAAGGATTTCTAAATTGGTTTTGATTTGTTCTAGTGTCTTTATTCCAGAACGTCTGCTGCGTCTAGCAACAGGTTTCTTTTTAGCATTTGCCATATTGGTTTATTTTAATGATGCGATTGTAACAAATTGTAATACCACGACAGCTACTAGTAAAAACTTACCTAGCTCGTGCATCTTAGTTCTAAACTTCTCTTCCTTTTGAGCCTTGAAAAAGATTTCCCTATTAGCCTCATACTTCCATTTGTATTGGCTAACATCAGCTATTACAGTTTTTAGACTATCCTGTCTAAATTTCAATGAATCCACCTTATAGGTTAATGAGTCTATGAAAACCTTATTTAATTGATTATCAATGCTTAACGAATCTATTTGGGATTTATATCCTTTGATTAATGTATTGATATAGTTTCCTTGCTCAACGGTCATTATCACCACTGAATCATTACCTATTTTCTTTGTTCTTGGATACTGGGAGTACGTTGTAGCTGACACCAGTATCAACAAGATTACTATCAAGTTTACTTTTAGCATTGCTTAATTCAGATTTTAATGAGCTAACCTCTGCCTTTAATGATACAATTTGGCTAACTGCTTGGTTTACTATTTTTGTTTGTGCTTTGGCAGCACCTTCTTGTACAGCTGCACCATTTTTATTATTTTCTGAAACTTTGTTAAGTAGGGACTCAAGTTCTTTATCTTCTTTAACTGTTTCATCAGCGTGCTGAGCTGTGGTATATTGACATCCATATAGACTTATTAATATTAAAAATGTTAATGCTCTCATTAGTTTAACTTTTTTATAGCTCCTAATTGTTGTAACGTTTGTAACTGGGTGGTAGTCACAGCTTTAGTGCTGTCACTAACCCTTAGTGCTTCCTGCACCCTGTCTAATCTACCTTCCACCTTATCAATGCGTACATTCTGAGAAGTTGCCTGCTCTTTAAATGTTGTACGCACATCTATATATAGGTATGAAATAGCAATAAGTACTAGGAAGAGTGTACCCACTATTGGGTTCTTAGCAAACTCCTTAAAACTTATAGGTAAAGGATTTGCTGAAATGTTTGTTTCTTTCTTTGCTGCCATTATATTCTATTTTAATAGATTATTGTATTCATTAAAATGCTTGATACGATCAGCAAGACCAATTGTACCACCATTCACTCTTTTAGTAATCTTAGTGACTACTTCATCTGATGCCCCACCGTCAGCTATCTCATTCAGTTTGTTCTTACTCCAAAACCAGGCAGCTGATGCTAATTGGTATTTGGTAGCAACTAAATTTGGATTAGCTAGTATATCATCTTCTGTAACAGTTTTAGCAAAAGCTGTATAATTATCTTTACCAGTTAATTGGATATATCCACGACCTCTGAACTTGTAACCATCACCTGATGCTTCAGGTCCGTTACCCATTCTACTACCATAAACAAGATTTGCAATCTTTTCAGGTTTCTTAGCATAAGCTGCAGCTTTAGGTTCATCAATGGTTTTGTCAGGTCTTGTAAAATACTTTTTAAAGATTCCTGTTAATCCTTTAGCAGAATAGTTAAGGTTCTCTTGAGCTACTCTGAATCCACCTGATTCATGACCACACTGAGCCAAGAAATGAGCTAGTCTTAAAGGAGTATTGATTTCAAACTTAGTTTGTACATCAGGGATTTGTGCAATCACTGTGTCAGGAATGTGTCCTTTTAATTTTTCTAAATTCATTTTTTATTTTTTGAGTTTCCAAAATGTTTGAAAGCCATAGTTTATTTGACCTTCAACGTTTGTACCAACTATCACACTATAAATATGATCCTTCTTAGTCTTGAAGAGTAGTCCAGCATTTAAATTTGTAACACCTGATGCTTTGTTACCACCTACACCACCGCCTATATACAATTGATTCTTAAGGGGGGCATATTTAGTAATGGTTGTAGTTGTATGGATAGTAGGTATCTTATAGTTGTATTTATAAGATCTATTCTGTAAGCTGTTTTTCTGTAATGTATCAGCTATAGCTACATATCCTAATGTGTCTAGCTTCAATGTATCAGCATAGATGTTCTTTGCCAGGTAGGCAACAACTAATGAATCATATTGTTCTTTGAGCCTAGGATAGGATGTGTCAGCTATATACTCTGGAGGAGTTTGAATAGTTTCATATATTGTCTCCTTAATCTTTAACTTCTTGATAATCAATGAGTCATGAACTTCCCAAGCTGTATCATGCACTGTTACAACAGTAGGTTCTATCTTAGGAGAATTACATGATCTATCCTTAGTTAAAATTATAAACAGTAATATAACTATAAAAAGTATTAATATTCTATTCATTAGTTTCAGATTCAGATTTCTTGTTAATAAACTTGTCTACAGAAGCAATTCCAAAACAAGCTATAGTCAAGATTTTAAATGAGTCATATATAAACTCATTAACTAACAATGGTTTATTCATAGCTCCTGTAACAATATCTGTTATAGCAAACACTATCATAATTAAAAAAGAGGCAAAGCCAATTACAGCTTTCTCATTGATTGAGTTGCTGTCATCAAATAGATCAGAAAAGAATTTCTTCATGTTTTTCGTTTTTAATTGTTTTTCTATTATTAGGTAGGATGGCATAGCTTTCCATCTCTAAGTCTCTATTAGGTAAATCAACAGGAATAGAAGCTGTCTTCTTATAGATGAGCCTCTCTAGATTGTCTATACGTGTTTTGTCTACATTAGACTGAGCCATGAGGGCTTTTACATCAGCTTTGATTTCACTGACATCATTCCAAATCATCATAGCTAGAATAGATACTAGGCTAGGGAAAATCCAAACTTTAAAGTTTTCAATAGGTTGTTTCATTTGTTTAATAAATGACAATAGCATACCCTTCCCTTTTAGGGAGAATATGCTATGTAGTTAAAAAAGGAGGTTGTTATTTCTTTATTCCGTATTTAATCCATTTATACCAAACACGTTCATGGATAAAATATACAAAAGGCTTGTATGTTAGTTCAGCAACACTGAATGCAGCACCTATCTTGATACTGCCTGTTGCTATCCACATAAGAAGGAATCCGATTCCTGTGCTTATGATTCTGTAACTTATAGTTTTTGCTATGTGTCTTTTGGTTCCTACCATTAGAGCTTACCTTCAGCTTTCATTTGTTCTCTAATTTGTGTAGCAGATATATCGTGTATATCTTGGGGAGGTGTGTGTTCTATAACATCGTAACCAATACCCCTACCAATATTAATAGATTCAATATCAGGTATAATCATGAGTCTCACTCTTCCTTCCTCAATAAGATCTATTAATTCTTCTGTTAGATTCATCATCACCTGAATAGCAGACCAAGGATTCTTCTCATCTGTAGGAACATCTCTTATACAGAGAAGTACATTCTTTCCTTCATTTAATGCTTGGTCTATTAACCACCTATGACCTTTGTGCCATGGTTGCCATCTACCAATGAACATTGCATGTCCACTTCCATTACCATTACCCTTTGCTAGAATTTTCATTTATGTAGTTTTGAATTTTAGTAACGCAGTCTTCAATTGATAGGTTTGATGTATTTAGTTGTAACACTTTCTCTTCTAGGTAGGGGAATTCAAAGTCCTTTACATGGAACTCTTCTCTTCCTCTTTCCTCTTTATAATGTAGATACACCCAGAGTACATCAGGAACCAGGCTATTTAAATAGTCTCTAGCTTCTTTGTAAGGATACACTACAGACATTATCACATCATTACCGTTGTAATGTAGGAATGTAGCAATGTCACTAGCTCTATTAAGGTTGTTTATTCTACCTTCTTTACTATAGTTTTTATTCTTAAACATAGTTCTCAGCTGATCTCCGTCTATATGATAGTCATATAGTTCTTCAATTTCTAGCTTATGGGCTAATGTAGTTTTGCCTGAGTGAGGCTGTCCAAATAGTACTACTATCATTATCGTATATTTGAATTAAATGTTTGATTTACTATTATTGTGTTTGCTGGTCGTAACATAAGTGCGTTATATCTACCAGTTATGTTATTATTATAGCTCATGTGTTGTATAACCTTAGCATAGAAGTTATCTATCTCCATACCAGAAGGAACAGCCATATTTAATATATCATCAAATAATGTGTTCCTAACAGCATAAGCATAAGCTCCAACAACTTGTCCTCTGTATCGAGTTTCTACCATTCCTCCAAAATAAAGCATGTCAGCCATACCTATTTGAAGGTTATTCTCTTTTAATATACCACTTAGGTCTGTAAGTATCTTTACATCATCTTCAAGAATCATTACAAACTTATAGTCTCTTTCTTTAGCAAGCTTTAATACACCTACATGAGATTCTCTACATCCAACAGATCCTTTAATATACTTATCATCCTGTTTGTTAAAGTTTCTCCATATATGTTTGTCAGGCACCTGTGTACATTCTATAGCTTCAAACCTTTCATAATTAGTTATACCAAACTCTTTGAATTGATTAATCATGTAATCATTCCTTTCTACATCTCTTTTTAGATTGATGTAAAATATCTTATCAAAGAATGAGTTTATCATTTTGTATATCTAAATGTTTTATAGAACCATTCGTAGTTAGTATAAATCCAATCTGTCACATCCTTACCTAATAGTTGCTTAGCTCTAGAAGGAACAGGTTCAAGCTTGGTTCTAATAGTGTGGTCACCAAATGTACCATACACTTCATCATCCTCTTTAGTAACTTGTTCAATATGATCAAAGTCGTGTTTGTAGTGAGGGATACCAAGGTATTCATATATCCTAATCATCTCTGTATCAGGATAGAGACATAAGTCTTCAAACCTTACAAACAACATCTTGCTATCTATACCCATTCTAAATATCTCAGAGAGTCTTTCAAAAGCCAGACCTACAGGAGGACTCTGTGCCCAGATGTCTATTCTCTTAGGAACTGTTGTTCCTTGACCTTTAGACCAATCTAATATATCAGATTGTTTCTCTGGATGCTTTCTAAAGTTGTTCTCCATAGAAGCAAAGATATCACGCGGATCTCTCACCATGCATATAATCTTTGGTTCTCCCTGTACAAAGTTTAGGAAGTCATAATGTATGCCCCATCCTCTACTCTTATCTACAACATATTTCTTATCTGTAATAGCATTGTAGAAAGCGTCCATACCAGCTTTAGCAAAAGCTTGCCAACCCTTCTTCATTAGTTCAGCATCTTGTGCTTTGAACTCTGGGTTAGTTGTGTAGTTTGCTCTTGCTCCAAATATGAGTTCAAGAACACCGCTTGTAGGGGTTGCATATATATCAGGGTTTTGAGCCAAGATGTTTTGCAACAATGTACTTCCAGATCTAGGCAAGGAGCTTTGATAGAATATTTTATCCATATGTAGTTATGCTTTCAGAGAAGCGATTATTTTGTCAACGTTGAATATATCATGTTCCATATTGTAAGGAAACTCTAATAGATTCCCTGCAATATCAAACTTCTGAAAATATGCATTACGTAGTTCAGGTTTCTTTGTGTGTGGGTTAGCTAGGATATTATCATGTATATCATAGCCAAATACCACAGGACTGTTAGCTATCCATAGCACTGTAGAAGGTTTATCCAGTCCAGCTGCTGCATGTTGTGCAAAACTGTCCATAAACAATCTCTTCTCACTTAGCTCTATCAATACAGCCAAAGCTCTAAAGTTATCTGTTACAGGGATTGTTCCAGGGAAAGCTGTTTGGTCTTCCCTTCTTATGTGAACAATGTTGTAATCCTTTCTGAATTCCTCTATAACATTCAACACTGTGTTAGCTGGAATGTCTCTAGCCCATGAGTATTTAAGTTCTTGTCCTGCAGCACCTCCATTAGTTTGCATTATAAATACAGGCTTATCAGAAGTAAACTTACTACTAAAGAACTGACGTTCTCTATCTGTAAGGTAGATTTGTGGCTTTATATTCTCAGGAGCAGGTAAACCAAACATCCTGGTCCATGTATGACTAAGGTGTTCGTTCTGTCTAATGTAGTGCGTATCCACGTAAGGATCGTGTGCAAACACAGCAAATTCCTTATTCTCTATATAATCCTGATAGAAATAAGTAGCTTGACCAAAAGCAAATGATCTGTGAACATAAGGGTTGTTCAAGAACACCTCAGGGTAGCCACTAACTACAATCAGTTGATCATCAGGGTATTGGTGATGTATAACCTCGCACATTGATGTAGCAAGAATACATTTACCAATACCCCCATTGATCTGGAAAATGATGTTCATAATGTTGGTTTATCTGCAAAGATATGTCATCTATACGAGAAAACCAAATTAATTTTTAGAATCCAAACTGCTCATTAACTACTAAAGTTGATACAACTGATGTACCTAATTTAGCAGCAATCGCATCAAGAACAACTGAATCATCAGTGCCCCAAGAAGCTAGTTCTTCACCTACTAATTCAACTTGAGAGTTTGTAACTCTTACAAATTGTTGAACTAATTCTTCAGAACCAGGCTTAGGTGATTCTACTAAATTACCAAATACCACTTCAAAGTTAACCTTTGATGCACCTAATGCATAAGGACGTGCTAATGCTGACATATATTCAGCAGTCACTTCACTTGATTCAAAAGGACTGGTTTGTACGATTTGTTTAGCTGCTGGGCTAATTTTTGCTAGTAACATATTACTTGTTTTTTTATATTTAAATTAAGGTTTAGGATGTGTGTCTTTTACTTCTTTGATAGCATTAAACCAATCACCATTGGCTGAAATACTACCATTACTATTAATCTCATGCCAAAGCATATCCAATTGTTCTTTCACATCTGGATAAGAGTTGTGTCTTCTTGCACCATAAGGGGGAACAAAATTAGGATCAGGAAGAAGGTTTTCAGGAACCTCAACTTCCACCCATGTAGGGTCAGGTTCTCCTTGCCACATTAAGTGAACGTTTCCTTGTAAATCTCTGTAACGTTTGTTATTCATATTATTGATTTTAATATATTGGTGAATTACCTCCTGAAAAAGCATATGCTGTTACCTGAGGTGTTCTATCATTACTCAATCCAGATTGATTATATATATCTGCTGTATTGTATCCATTTAACATAAATCCACAATATCCCCAACATGCACTATACCCAACTATCACAACATATCCATCACTAGACATATATATATTTGTTGGGTTACATCCACTATCTCCTCCAAGACGATTGTAAGATCGATTGTATAAATTTCCACCATCCCAGTGAAAGGTCCAAGTGCTTCTTATCTTTGTATAATAACAGTAGTTATACCCTACAGCTTCAATCATCCACATGTTAACAGTATTAATGTTTGTCTTCATGTGAAGGTAGTTCGAACTCCAATCGTAGCTGTTGAACTTAAAGAATCCTTTATATTGCATAAAGGTTCCATCATAGCTATTTGTGTTCTGTAATATATTTAAATTTTGTACTCTCATAATTAATAAATGTTACCTGAACCACCATTTGCCATTGCTAATACACCAATCTCAACCTGAGCACCGTTTCCTGCTACAGAATAAGCGTCCATAGAAAACCCACAAAAATACATACTACCAGCGTACACTCTTAAACATATGTACCCATCTCCAGATATATATACGCTACTTCCTGTTACACCACTATATGCGTTTTCCCATCCAGATATTAAATAAGAATATGTATACACTACAAATGCCATTCTAATAGGAGCAGCTACACCATAGTTATATCCAATTAACTCAATCATTGGCATGATATAAGTCTGTTGAGCTATAGTTGTTTTTATATGGACATATTCACCATAATAACCAAAGTCCCAATAACTAGCTATACCACGCTGTTGAAAGCCTGGTCCAATACTTAATGGTGCGTTTGATTTTACTGGCATTTAATAAACATTTGCGTTACTACTTGATTGAGCTACAGCAAGTATACTTACATCAAAAGGTCCTGTTGGATTTAAGCTATATGCGTTAATACTCCATCCTGCGTAATACATTGTATTAGAACTTGCTACAAATACAACATAACCATCTCCTGAATTATATAATCTATTAGCAGCTAATCCTGAATATATATTACTTAATTCTGTTTGATAAAACCCATTACCATAAGATACATGAAACACCCAGTTACATCTAATAGGTTGAGTTCTACCATAGTTGTATCCTACAGCTTCTATATTATGCATACTCCAACCACCAAAAGGAATGTTAGTTTTATAGTGAATATACACATCTCCTCCATAGAATCTATTCTCAAAAATGTTGTATTGTGCATTTATACCCTGCTGTCCATCTTGACCTGTGTTTGGTAATGTAAGATTTATTACATCAGGATTGTTATTGGTTCTTGTAAACGTTCCTAAGTTAGACATATTATTTTCCTTTTATCAATTCTTCTAGAGCAGCAATACGTGCTTCCAATACTTGATTCTTTTCGTTTAGTTCTTTGAAAGCATTTACATATGAAGCGTAAATTGCTTCCTTCTCAAACTGTAACACTGGATCTCCTTCACCAAGAATGGTTCTTTTTCCATCAATCCCAACCTTTTCTATCTCGTTAAAGCTAACAATATCTGGAATAGCTTCTTGTACTTCTTGAGCAATGAAGCCATATTTCTTATGATTAGTTGAATCATGGTTCCAACAATAGCTTACAGGACGTAATTTAACAATATCACATAAGCCATATCCTGTATCACAGATTGTGTTCTTAGTTCTTCTATCAGATACACCACCACCAATTTGACATAGGTTATTTACATATGTGTAGTTTGCTGCTGATCCTGTAGAAATATTTGATCCTATAACATGTACGTTACATGCACAACCACTAGTTGAGTTACCACAACCTCCAATGATAGATGAAAGTCCACTACTAATAGTATTATTTGAACCACCTCCTATGAAAGAATTAGCTCCTGAACAAATGGCATTACTAGCACCAGCAACAATAGTATTTCTATATCCAGACATAGTATTGCTACGACCACCACCAATGAAACCAAAGTTTACATAGTTAATACTGTTACAAGATCCACCACCAATAAAAGAAACATATCCACTACCTGTGTTTCCAAGACCACCCACTATAACCCCAGCATATGCTGAAGTATAGTTGTTTGAACCAGTTCCAATAAATGATAAATCTCCTTGTGCTGTATTTTGTGTACCACCACCAACAAATGTACCATTGTATCCACTAGCAGTGTTTCTAAGACCACCAGCCACTACTGCATATAAACCAAAGGTTTGGTTACAACATCCACCACCGATGAAGGCATGTGGTCTATTAGCATTAATACAGTTTCTATAACCACCACTAATTGTTGAAAATGCAGATGGTGCACAGTTGTTTTGTCCACCTCCTACGAATGAACACGCTCCTGAAGCTGTATTAGATTGACCGCCACCAACAAATGCAACATTACTACTTGCATTATTCTGGCATCCACCGCCTATTACAGACATGTATCCTGTTGCATTGTTAATAAATCCACCACCCACTCTTGCGTAGTTACCAGAGGCTGTATTAGCATGACCACCACCTACTGATGCTCTATTAACAGTTGCTACGTTGCTACTACCGCCACCAATTGCTGACCAAAATCCTGAAGCAGTGTTTTGATATCCACCTGAAATTGTTGCATTATTACCTGTTGTTGTGTTTTGATATCCACCTGTTGTTGTTGAAAAGGTTCCACTAGCCACATTAAATTCACCACCACCTACAAAGGAAGAAGCTCCACACGCTCTGTTACAGTTACCACCTACAACTACAGCTCTTGTATTTGTAGCAGAGTTTATACAACCACCTACTACTACTGATGCATATCCACCTGAAGCTGTATTAAGACAGCCTCCTCCAACAAATGCCAAACATCCTGATGCAGTATTACGTATACCTCCATTTATTGTTGAAGCATATCCTGAAGCAGAGTTACCATATCCACCACTTACTGTTGTAAAATAACTTCCACAAGCTCTATTTCCTTGTCCACCACCTACAAAGTTTCTAATTCCTGTTGCTTGGTTTGATTGACCACCAGCAACAACTGCATATGTACCTGAAGCTGTATTTGAAAAACCGCCTCCAATAAAAGAACGTACACCTGGAGCAAAATTTCCTTGACCTCCAGTAATTGTAGCAAATGTTCCACATGCTGTATTAGCACATCCTCCACCAATAACAGCCCAAGCTCCTGATGCAACATTACCTCCTGCACCAATGGTACCACCACCTCCAATGAATGAACAAGCTCCTGATGCACAGTTGCAATAACCACCTGCAATAGCAGCGTAGTTACCCATAGCTTTGTTACCATCACCTCCTCCTACAAAACCTACATATCCCGTGCAGTTATAGTAACCACCACTAATTGCTCCATAATTTGAACAAGTTGTATTTCCAATACCTCCTGCTATTGTAGCATAATTAAATGGTGTCGTATTTGATAAACCACCTCCAACATTACTCCATGGACCTGAGGCAGTGTTGGCAATACCTCCACCAACTCTAGAACCACAATTTGAAGCTAAGTTATTTAAACCACCACCAACAGAACTATGTCTGAAGTTAGCAGTGTTGTTATTACCACCACTAACTGTGCTATGATATGCACTAGATGTGTTATTTACACCTCCTGCTATAACAGAGGCATCTCCTGATGACAAGTTATTTAGTCCACCTCCAACAGTAGACCAAAAGAAAGTGGCTCTATTATTACAACCACCACCCACTGTTCCTACATAGGCTGATGCTGTATTGCCCCAACCACCACCTACAGTACTTCTTGTACCTGTGGCAGCGTTATTTCTACCACCTCCGATAAATGATTCTTGACCTGTTGCACAGTTTACATATCCACCTGATACGGTTGAAGTGTAACCACAAGAGAGGTTAGCGTATCCACCACCAATTGTTGCATAAGTAGCTGAAGCTGTATTATTACCTCTACCTCCACCTATCGTAGCTACAGGACCTGTACCTAAATTATTTGCTCCACCTGAAACAGTAGAGCAACAGCCTCCTGCATTGTTATTTACACCACCCCCAACTGTAGAGCAATTTCCTGAAGCATTATTAGTCTGACCACCTGAAACTACCGCTCTGCATCCACTGGCAGTATTGCTGCTACCTCCTCCTATGAAAGAACCATATCCACTGGCAGTATTACTATTACCACCAACGACTGTTGCAAAATATGAACCACTAACTGTGTTTGTAGAACCACCTCCTAAAAATCCTCTATTACCACTAATTGTGTTATTAACTCCGCCACCTAATGTTGACCATTGAGTTGTTACAGTATTTGACTGGCCACCTCCAACAAATGAACAGTTACCTTGAGCCGTGTTTCCAAATCCACCTCCTAAGAATGAAAATTCCCCTGAAGCTGCTCCTGCATAACCTCCGCTAACTGTTGAGTAACTATTGTTAGCTCTATTGTTTCTACCTCCTCCTACTGTTGCATATATTCCTGTTGCACAGTTTGCCCATCCACCACCTACTGTTGTGTTTGAATTGGAGCTTATATTTAAACATCCACCACCTATAAAACTACAAGCACCTGACGCAGTGTTATTTCTACCACCTACAATAGATGATGCTACTCCTGAAGAGATATTACAATAACCTCCTGAGATGGTAGATTCGGGAGCACTAGCTGAATGGAATAAACCACCACCTATGAAAGAGTTGCCTCCTAATGCTGTATTTGATAAACCACCAACTACAACTGCTCTATATCCTGATGCTGTGTTATTTTGTCCAGCTAATGCAGCACTAAGACCAAGACTAGCAGTGTTACCCACTCCACATCTAATTGTAGAATTAGTACCACCACCTGCTACCATAATAACACTAGACGTTGGAGCAGGACTATATCCTAAAGCTGAACATACGTTAGCAGCTGTTAAGTTTAAACATATGTTACCACTTGTTGTTACAGGGGAAGCACAAACATTTATGTTTGTAGCTACAATTCCTACAGAGGTAACTGTACCTACACATGTTGTGTAACCATTTGGATTGGTTGCATTGTAAGGTGTAAATCCTAATGCTGAGCAAACATTTGCTCCAGATAAGGAAATAGCTAGAGTGCCAGATGTTGTGATTGGGCTACCCGTTACACCAATATTAGTTCCTGTAGCAGCTACACAAGTGACAGTACCTGTGCATGATGTATGACTATTAAAGTTATTAAAATCTGCAGCAGTTAACAAACCTGTGCAAGTTGCTGAAGCAGTGGCAATATTTAATGTAATGTTTCCTGATGTTGTAACAGGAGAACTTCCTATTGTTACACCTGTTGTTGCAGATGTAAGACCTACACTAGTTACAGTACCTAAGCAAGAAGTTTTATTATTGAATGTGTTCCAATCAGCAGATGTAAGTAAACCTGTACATACAGAAGATGCTGTTGAGATATTGATACCAAGTGTACCACTTGATGTAACTGGACTACCAGATAGAAGTACACCAGTAGTAGATGTAGAGGTTGCAACGTTTGTTACAGTACCTAGACAGCTAGTCTTGCTGTTAAATGTATTCCAATCAGATGAGGTTAACAAACCTGTGCAAGTTGCAGAGGCTGTTGATATATCTATTCCTAATGTACCAGATGTGGTTATAGGACTTCCAGATAATAAGACACCTGTGGTTGATGTACAAGATGCAACACTAGTTACAGTGCCCACACATGTTGTATAACCTGCAGGGTTTGTAGCGTTATATGGTGTATACCCTAGAGCACTACATACATTAGCACCACTAAGTGATAATCCAATAGTACCAGCTGATGTAATAGGACTTCCAGTTACACCAATGTTTGTACCACTAACAGCAACACATGTCACTGTTCCAGAGAAACAATCAGAAGATGTAATGGTAAAGTTAGGATAGGTTCCTGTAATAGAGGTTGTTCCACCTCCAGTTAGAGAAACTATTTGATCAGGACAAGAGTTTGTTATTAATCCTGTTGAAGGATTATATGCAACACCAGAGCTTGCACAGATTGCAGCTCTAGCTCTAGCATCAGTAAAGTAGAGATTAGTACCTTCTGTAACAACAGATGTATCTAATGTTTGGAATGTTTTATCACCTCTATAGTATTGACTAGTTGTACCAGCAACAATCAATGGCTGTTTGTCATTGAATGTGTTCCAATCTGTAGCACTCAGATAGCCATCTGTTGTAGTGTTAGATTGTGTAATACCAAATACACCAGTTGTAGAGCAATAAGTTAAAGGAGCTGTATGACCTACAGCAGCTCTCACCCTTGCATCTGTATAATATAAGTTGCCACACTCAGTAACTTGACAAGATAGGTAGTCACCAGTGGTAGCTACAATAGCACCAAATCTACCAAATACGCTAGTTACGTTTTCAGTGTTATCTATTTTAACCCATCCTGTAGCAGATTTAACTGCTAAGTCACCAACCTGCCAGTCAGTGATACCACCAAGGTTAGTTGTACCAGCTACATCAACTCTCCAAGCCCAACCTGTTGTTGTTGTTCCAGTGATGTCAGGAGTGTTTGTGTTAGCGTTCCAGTTACCTTGTAATATAATACCACCAGCTGTTGCGTTATCAACGTAAGTCTTAACAGCTAGTTGTGTAGGATAGAGAGTATTTGATACACCTAGAGATGTACATGTAGATTTATTTGCTACATTCTCAGGAGTATATCCTAGTGTAGAACAAATATCTCCACTAGTTGTAGGGTTTGCACTTGTAATTAAACCTTTACCATTTACAGCAATGTTTAATAAAGTCTCAGATGTATATACATCATTATTAACTGTAGCTAATGTAAGTGTTGTACAAGTTCCTGTAGAACCTACACCTGTTACATCACCAATAAATTCTAATGATCCAGAGATAGTATCTGTGGTAACACAGGTTACTAACCCTTTATTATTCACTGTTATTACAGGAACTTGTGTAGAGCTACCAAATGTACCTGTTGAAGCGTTCACTGTAGCAAGAGTTAATGCTACAGATCCAGGACCTGAAGCTGTACCATCACCAGTGAGGTCTGTAATATAGTTACCTGCTACTTGTTTGCTGTTAAATGTATTCCAATCAGCTGAACTTAAATAACCATCGCTACCAGCACCTGCTTGTGTAATACCAACTGAACCACTGCCAGTGATTGTACCACCTGTTAAAGGAGCAGAAGCTGTAATGCTTGTAACAGTTCCTACAGACCAACATCTGTCAGCTGTAAGATCATAACCTACCCCGTTGATACTTAGTTGTCTAGTATCTGGAACAGGTGTATAGCCTAAAGCATCTTGCTTATTGTCAAATGTGTTCCAATCAGTAGAAGTCAATAGACCAGTGCAAGATGCTGATGCTGTAGAAATGTCTACATTTATAGATCCTGAAGTGGTAATTGGGCTTCCAGATATAGCAACTCCTGTGGTTGTTGAACATACCGCTACGCTTGTAACAGTACCAGTACAACTTGTTTTGTTATTAAACGTATTCCAATCTGTACTAGACAAGTAACCATTTGTTGTAGAGTTAGCTTGACTAATAGATATTGTAGGGGTTAATCCTCCTGTTGTAGCAAGAGGAGCTGTGGTTGATATATTAGAAATGTATGATAGAGAAGGAATGTCTGCAGCTACTAAAGCTCTATATGTAGGAGCCCCTGCTCCACCATTAGGACCAGCAAGCACTGTATTAGCTGCTGCACTAGATAGGGCAAAGCTTAAAGCAGGAGTTGTTGTAGGATTGGTTACAGATGTAGTGAATAGTGGGGATAGATTTCCAGCACTGAAGTTTGTAACTGTACCACCTAAAGATGGATAGTCATTTGTAACTGTGAAGTTTGGATATGATCCAGTGACACTAATACCAAAACCACCAGTTAATACAACAGTTTGGTCAGGTGCAGTGTTAACTATAGATATACTTGGAGTAGTATTAGGATTGATTATAGAAGCGTTAAGACCTGTACCAGCAGTAATAGACACACTAGTAACTGTACCTACGCTCCAGCTTCTATTAGCTGTTAAATCATGGGCTACACCATTGATTGTCAATTCAATAGCATCATTTACAGGCACATATCCTAGTGCTGTAGTGATATCACCATCACTCACTGGAGTGGCAGATGTGATAAGTCCTTTACCGTTTACAGCAAACTTAAGGAAGTTATTGCTTCCATAAACGTCTGTATTAACTGTATCTAGTGTTAGTGTAACTGGAGATCCAGTGAACCCAGCTCCATCTACATCTCCTACAAAACTTAATGATTGAGCTGGGTAGTTGATTGGTGTAGGGGTAACATTTGTAATCCTACCCTTACTATCCACTGTAATTGCAGGAACGTTTCCTGAATTACCATATGTTCCAGGTGCACCAAATACTGTTGCTAATGTAGCAACTACAGACCCTGGTCCGTTAGCTAATACATCTCCTGTTAAATTTGAAATATAATTACCTGCTGGCTGATAGCTAGTTGGATCTAAGCTACCATCACCCTTTACAAAATCTGTTGATGTTCCACCTGTAGTGATGAGAGCAGATGCTTCCAATGTACCAGCAAATGCAAGGTTATAAAGACCACCAATTGTGGTGTTCTTAACCAATGCCCCACCTAGCATAACTGGTTGACCAGGAGCTAGTTGTTCAAGACCGTTCGTAAATATATAACCTAGATTAGAGTCTTGGAATTTTTGGTCTATTTTCTGTAAAGCAGTCTGAAGATTGTCATTAGTAGTAATACCTGTATACACCAAAGTGTTACCTTCGTAGAATACGCAGGTAGCATTTAGTATAACTGGACACGGTTCAGCTGAACAAGTAACATTCATATCTATAGGTTAGGAGTGTATTGTAAATATAACAAAGCGAATGTGCAGGGAACACATTCGCAAAGTTAATGAATATAGTTTATTTTCAATGAGTTAGGATGAAGAATGCTACATAATATAGCAATAATTCACCATTATTGTCTGCGTGATTCAGCACTCACCCTGATGCCTAACTCTTTAGCTAACTCTGGGTCAACTATTGGTAGGATTTCGCTCTGGAACTGAGATATAAAAGGTATCATATCAAAGAAGTATTTAACAGGATGACCCTTTTTAATAAGATCTTCATCATCTGTAATAGTTCCAGCTGACTCTTTAAGTAAGGCTTCTAGGAATCTTTCACCCTTGGTTAATAAGCTAAGAGATGGTAGGACACTTCCCTTGGTCATACCCTCAAAGGACATAGGGTTATAGTAGAATAGAATTTCATCTGCTATCTTGTTGGTAGCTTTAGCCCAGAACTTATATCTATTTTGAGCTAATAAGTCTTCCTCATCATCAGGAACAGCAGCTCTAGCAGCAAGTAATAGACCAAGTACACCAATCACCACACCTAGTTCCTTCATTTGATTTGATAGTTCTTTTCTCATCAAATCATAGAACTCCTCGTTAGTAATCTCTAGCACCTGACCTGTCTTTTTAAGATGCTCTTGTCTTTTATCTTCTAGTATCTCATCCATGATAGCAAGCCCTTCAGCTGTACCAGCCATGATGTCTCTCATCTTTGTGATGTTTCTAAAACCTAGATTAATTAAAGTTTTAACAAACACTCTTGATCTACCGTATTCCCACTCATCAAGTTCCATGTTCTTTTGAATATCCAGAGTACGAAGACTCACTTGCTTAGGTATCCAGTTCTTGAACATCATGAAAGACTTAAGGATTGTATCTCTTCTATAAGCAGCTTTATTATCTAGGTTCATTTGACCATTGATATTTCTACCGTATTCAATAATCTTTACACGGTATTTAGCAAGTTCTTGATCACTTACACCAGGGATAACTAGTTCATCATTCTCAATCTTAGCCACCTTAGGTAAGGACCTAGTTTCTTTCAATGCTTTCACTCTGTCTTCAAATGAATTCTCAAGAGCTCTTCTTTCAGCATCTGACATTATTAATTTGCCAGACTTATCTTTTGCATATTTAGTCTTTCTGTCTTCAGCTCTTAAGTATTGTCTAATGTTTACTAATTTGCCATTCTCAATCATTGTGTTATCATTGAATGACTTAGCATTAGCATATTGAATCTTTCTTTCAGGGAATGAGTTTGTAATCATCATTACATCAGTAAAGCTCCAAGCACTCAAGGTTTTCATAACCCCTTGTTTCTTAGCAAGTTCCTTTTGTTTCTCAACAGCAACATCTTCATTCAATGGAACAATTGCATCCATTAATGCTTTATCTATTGTTGTTAAGCCAGCACCTGTAGTTACACTAAGGTTATTTTTTTGAAAGTCTTTGAAGTTGTAGAACCCTCCAGAATTAATGTATGCTTGGAATTGGTTACCAAAGTAGTTTGGAATAGCTACTAATAGTTTCAAACCTACAGCTAAGCTCTGTGTAAGACTGTTAGCATTGTTAAATATCTTCTTAACAGAAACAGTTTTTCTTTCTGCTGCTTCTTCTCCCTTACTGAACTTTTCACTTACAGTGGATATACCAATGTTACCAATAGATGTAAGATCTTCGTTTAGTCCATATAAACCATCATCGATGATTGTTTGTAATACATCAGCATTCTTGTTAGAGCTTTCATCTATCTTAGGAGAACCAGCTTCAAATACAATTTTACCCTCAGCATCAACAACAATACTTCCTTTAGCTTTCTCTACAGAGTGCATAGTTAATAACATGTCCTCCATATCCTTGGAAGATTGGTATTCTAATAAAGACTTGATCCACAATGGACCAATCTTAGTTAGATCTCTGGATAGTTGAGTTACATCTTTATTTGTCTTAGTAAAGAATTTAGGAACTTCCTTCTTAAGTTTATTTGTCTCAGGATCTAATCTTGAATAGCTTTGACTCTCAGTTTCTTTTACAGTGTAACTATCTCTAAAGAAGTCTTTACCCTGACCAATTACACTATTAGTTTGGGCTAACTTATCAATCATTGTAGCTTCAATTAATGGAAAGAACGCAATCCCCTTCTTAGCCAAATAGCCCATCTCCTTACCCTTCTGATTAAGTTGTGTAAAGAAGTTCCACATATCTAATGCAGCCTTGTTCTTTGACATTTCCTTATACTCCTTAGATAAGTGCTCATCTTCTTTTAACACCTTACTGTAGATGCTAGAGAAGGCATATCCTTCATATCCATCAAATGATTTTAAGTTGATGTCTATAGAGTCTCTTAGTTTTTTCTTTCTATATTCTTTAATAGAATCATTCATCTCCTCATCTGTAGAGAATAATGTACTATCTATATCTTCTTCACCTTTCTTAATGGCTGCTTTAGCAAGTTCATTAAACTTTGCTACATCCATATTCTGTATCAAGAAATCTTTATCCTTAGTAGATTTAGCTTTAGATAGTTCATTCCAAAACTCTTTATCAATCTTCTTGATTAGAGAGAGTGTATCACCATCTACATAACCAATTAAATCAAATGCAGACTTACCTTTTGTAGCAGCTTCTTTCTCTAGCTCTAATAACAATGGTTCAAATGTTTTAACCATCTTAGATGTCTGGATAGCTACACCACTCTTAGCTTTTAAAATAGCATTTGAAGCTAGTCTAATAATTCTAGGAGAAAGTTTAGTTCCCTCTAAGAATGTCTTTGCCATAAACCCAATCTCCAATTCAGCATTTAATATTGTTCTTGCATTATCTTTTGTAACAGCTCCTTCTTTCAATGCATATTGCACAACAAAGTTCTTCTGTAACTCACTGATTTTCAACAACATTGCATCTGTAGACTTAGATACATCTTTTAATGAACTAAGTATCTTCTGCTCCTCAATAGTCATATCTTCTTTGGAAACCTGAGATAAATATACACTATCTATTTTAGAAAACTTCTCAGCACTCTTCTGAAGCTGAATAAGTTGTCCTAGTCTCTCAGCTATTTCATTTTGCTCTAGCTTTGAATAATCAATAGCTTCAAATGAATCAAGTGTTTTCTTTGCATCCACTAGGAAGTTCTTACCAACAATAGACAATGGAGCAAAGTCTTGTTTCATTTGTAAGTAACGAATAGCTTTAGCTAACTGATTGAGTTTTAACTTCTTAGCTAAGTATTCCTCTTCAGTACGTGGTGTTTTGTATAACTTCTCCCATTGAGTTCTAAGAGATTTAACTAAATCATCCACCTTCTTATTACCTGTTGTTTCTGTATCTAATGCTACAGGGAGTAAATAGAGTTTGGTTTCTTTTAGGTTATCCACCTTACCAATCTCTAATGATTTGAGAATCAATGGACTCTTCCTATCCCCTCTCACCTTATTCTCATAGTTAGCATAGAATGGAATCATTCTTGCTCTTCTTAATTGCTCAGGTTTAAGACCATAGCTGTAAAGCATCTTTGAATACTCACCCATTTGAGCTTTCCATTCTGTTTGCTTATAGAAAGGAATATCTTCATTGGTAGATTTGTTGAAGTTGGTAAACTTCCAGTCAAATATATCTACTCTCATATCTCTAGTGCCATCAGCTTTTCTAATAGGCTCAACAATAATCAAGTCCATAGTAGAAGATATCATACCCTTTACAGATGTATTAGTACCTTTTCTTTCTACAAGGAATCTTGTTCCTGGAGGATATGATCTAACTAGTTCCTCTAGATAAGATCTTATTCCTGTTTGTATAGTGCTATTTAATCTAGATGCTTTAGCACTTTTTGTAAACACTTCTTTAGCATAACCATCTTCATCAAGTAGGTCTGTCTTAAGTGTCACCTCAGCAAAAGCATGCCCATCAGATCCCCAGTCTTTCTTCTGTGTATCTTGACCCTGTTCAAACTCTGTACGCTCAGTAGTCTTTTGTTTAACCTTCTCAGTTACACTACTTGCTACTCGCTTACCATTAAATGTGTAATGTCTTTTCTCAGTTTCAGTTGCAGGAACAAGGATGGTGTTATCATCCACCTCAATAACCTTGTCTACAAACTTATCAACCATTTCATTAGGAACACGTCCTCCCTTCAAAGGATCAGTTGCTCCTGACACTACATCAGCAGGAACCTCTCCATCATATAGATCCCATAGATAGTATGCTATATCTTCTCCTCTAGAGGCTACTAATTGTTTCCAGGAATCAAGATTTTCGTTTGGACAGCTTGCCATATTAACAGATTTCTTTTAATACTTTACCAATTTCGATAGGGCTATATCCCATATCTTTTAATAGTTTACCGTTTATATCTATGATGTTGTATCTTTTACCATCTCTCAATTCTACAGATACTTCACCTTCTTTAGAGAACAAGTTTGTTTGAGCGGTGTCTACAAGCTTTTGGTTATTGTCTAACAATAGTTGAGCGTAATCTTTTATTGTTAAAATGTATTCACTGTTAAACATATTTTCTACAAAATCAATTGCAAATATAGGATTATTTTGTAAGAACGTAGCTTCTTCTACAGTAATTGTATCAGCAACTTCTTCTACAAAATAATCTACAGCAGGTCCGTACTTTTCAGTTTCAAGATCCTCAATACTAACAATCTCTCCTTCAGAACTAAGTCTTGCTGCCTGTTGTAATAAGTTACTATCTAAACCGTCTATTGTTTTAGGATAGTCTATTCTAATTCTTTTATCTACATCTTTAAATACAAGCTCTCCTGAAGGTAATTCGGTTGCTTTCTTTTCACCAGGTTCTGCAACTTGTTGATTCTCAGTAGGTTGACTAGATACAGGCTTAACAGCATATACAAATCTAGCTTGTCTACCGTTGATAAAGTTAGTTGAATATTTGTTGTATAGTTTAAATTGACGCCAGTCTTGAAATCCTTCCTTCTTAGCAAACTCATCTAGGGAGTAACTAGTTTCACCATCTACCACTCTATCACTTATCACCCTATCACCCACCACTTGGAACTGACCAAGGTTAGTTAACTCAACTCTTGAACCATCAGGAAGAGCATATACACCATCTCTGTAGTTCTCAGTTCTGTTGGTGATAGTCTTAGTACCAGCCTTGATTCTAGTTACATTGTCACTCTGCATAGCAAGGTTACCTATGATTTCATTCTCCTTAGGAACAGCATTAACCACTACGTTTGAGGTTTGTATCTCAGGAGACACAGCTACTTCTTCTGGTAATGGAGAAACCATTTCCTCTTTAGTAACACCGAAGTATTGTAGAATAACATCATCTGGTATAGACTCATCAGCTTTTTCAAAACCATTGTTTATAACAGACTCTCTGTTATCTGTGTAGAACTCATTAGCTTTTGTACCATCACCCCAAGCATTGATAAGCTTGTATAAATATGTTTCAGATAAGCCATCAGCACTAGGAATGATTCCTACATACTTGAATAAACCTTTTTTCTTATATGAGTAGTCACCATCCTTTCTCATTTTTCTCTTCTCAGAAGTAGAGATTTCTTTTTCCCACGTATGTACAATTACATCATAGTTTGCTTCTTTGCTACCTGATCTCACCTTCAATAATAAAGGAAGATCTTTTTTTCTCATTGCATCATAGATACCACTTCCAAATTTCATCTCTTCATTGTAATAGGTTTGTTGTGTATAGAAATCAAATCTGTAAGTAGCCTTGTGATGTGGAACCACATCATCAAAGTTCCAGAAGTTTCTTTCAAACACATTCAAGCTAGCAAATGTATCTAAGTTTGCGTTTGCAGGTAGGTCAGCAATTACATTATTATATTGTGTTACAATATCTTCATAAGGAAGCTGAGATGTAAATGATATATTAGACTCATTTAAACCAGACTGTAGAATAGACAATGTTACTAATCTGTCATACAAATCAATCTTACCCTCACCCTTTAAGTATTCTTTTAATTCAACAAAAGCATATGTGATTTGATTTTGGTCATACACCTTATTAGCTTTGTTCTTAATCTTAATGTTATTCACCTCACCTGGCTTACCAAACAAAGGTTGTAATATTCTTAATACCTGATTGTTATGTAAAGGATGATTTTCATTTGCAGGATCCAATATAGGTTTAACAAACTCACTGATTTCCTTAGCCACATTAGTATCCTTGTTAAGAAGGATGTCTGTAATTTCAGCATTTAATCCATTCTGTGTTTGAACAGCCCAGTCAAATAATGTAGCTACAACTCTTTGAGAGGTCTTAACAAAGTCTCTATCATTCATACCTACGTATGGAGTGAGTACTTTTTGGATAACTTCTCTTACATTACCTTGGTCTGCTCTAAGAATAGTAGCTAAAGCATCTCTTAGTTCAACAATTGTATCTTTCAACTTACCAATGAAAGCATTGTCTAACATATCATCCACAGAAGTGAAGATTGTGTTTCTAGCTTTCATTAGTTGTTTCAACTTCTTGAATACCAAGAATGGATCATTGAAAGAAGCTGTATCAAAGTTAGTTCCTTGGGTAACGTTGAATGACTGTTCAGCCATCTTAGCGTATTTCAAGAACTCTTTTAATATGAATGTTTGTTCAGCTTTTTCAACTTGAGTTAGTTCTTTCTTACCTACAGTGTTTTGTAACTTCTCAAGAGAAGGCATCTCTTTAACAGTAATCTTATTACTTTTGTACTTTCTTTTTATACTGTTGTTTGTTCTATCATTAAACAACCAGCTTTGACCATTCTTTTCTAACGTACGTAAGTAGTCACGAATGATTGGTTGGTTCATGAAATAAGCAACAGTTTCAATAGGCACACCCACCTTAGTTAAGAACATCCATGTAGAAGCTACGTTTGGTGTAGCACCTAATTCCATGATCCATGGACCCTTAGAGATATCCACATAACCATCAATCATCTGACCAAGAATATCAGAGATGTATTCACCTTGAGGGAATTTTTCACTTCTCTCAGCATTTCTAGTCATTGATAATGTAGGGAATACACCTTTTCCAGGTATCTCAATCTTATTGTATTCAGGGAAGTTAATCTTACCATCACCTAGCCATTTTAAATCACCATCATCTAATAGTCCAGATCTTCCTTCAAAGTCAATATAGATAGGTTGTCTTTGGTTCAAGGAGTTGTTTGTTTGGTTAACAGCAGCAATACCAATTGCATACTTACCAGATACAAACGCATGTCTAAGTCTAGACATAAAGCGTCTATCTAACATGTTACCTGGATCCTTATAATCAAATGTACCAAATCCTAACTTCTCAGTTATCTCACCAGACAACTTCTTTAATTGATCTGCAGAGTTAGGTTTAACTAGGTTCTTAAAGTTTAAAGGATGTGATATAAGCCTTTCTAAAGATTCAATGTATGCATTCTCTAGGTTTGACTTACCCTTACCATTAACAGATATAAGTCTAGGTAGTCCTCTAGAACTATCATCTACGTTCTTAAGGTAGATTGATAATTTATCTATATCAAAGTCAGATCCAACCTTCTTCACTAAAGCAGAAGGAATCACAACAGAATCACCGAACTCCTTAGGAAGGAACTTAGCCACTCTGAATACATCAATAGAGTTTTGTTTTTGTGTAGGAATACGGAAGGCAACACCTTCTAATATTCTTTGTCCTTCAGAAGTGCTGTTTAATTTCTTAAGAAGATCTTCATCAGATAAGTCTGATTCAAACCATCTACCCACCATAATCTCACACACACGCTGACCATCTTTATCTACATAGAACTTCAATACATCAGATGTGTATGCTCCTTTTTTAGACTTGATTCTTTCAGATTCTAATAGTGTAGAAGGGATTTGTACCTTCATACCACCACTAACCTTAGGGCTAATAACTTCTCTATCAGCAATAGAATATAGAATGTTTCTAATTTGTTTGTATGCAGGAGTTGCTTCAGCCACTACATTACCAGTAGAATATCCTCTAAGAGCAGCACTTAAATTATCACTAACTTCTCTCTTTGTAAACTCTTTACGTAAAGTTTCTACAACCTTTTCAAAATCATCAATCTTATATCCACCATCAACTTTAGTAATACCAAATGTCTTAAGTAGAGAATCTATACCAACCTCCATCATATCCTCTAGGATTTGTTGGTTGTTCTTAATCTCTTTATATAGAGGAGATTTTGCTTCTTTTTCTGATTCAGAAAGACCAAACCATTCCATATAACGTTCTGTGAATGTACCAGTTGGATTGTAGTCAATAGGTACACCAGCATCCATGAAGTCTAATGTAACAAGCTTAGTCATTTGAGAACCTCTAGTAACAATACCATCATCTTTAGAAGGAACCTCAGACTGAATGCTCATGATGCTAAATGGAATATTAATAATCCCTTGCTTTAAGTCTTTATTTTCTGTTTGCTTCTCTGTTTGGAAAGGAGCCTCATTAAACTTACCATTCTTATATAACTCATGAACAGCCTCAGCTCCCACCTTTCTACCACTATTATATACAGCATAATCCACATTCTCTTCTTGCATCTTGTTATACAACTTGACAGCATTAGATTCAGGATTCATTTCATGTAACACTCTGAAACTCAATGGGAAAAGGGCAAACTTATCTAATACAATATCATTAAAGTTTCTACCATTAGCTTTGTTTCCAGATACAATAGGTTTGATTGGAGTGTAAGCACTCTTAATTCCAGGGTTACCCTTCTTTAAAGCATTCCTATCAACAGATGATAACTTAATACCCTTAACCTTTTTCTCATAAGCAATATCATACTTATATTGTCTTTCTTTATTACCATCCCACTCACCAGCACGTATTAAGAAGTTGCGATAAGCTTTCATGGTAATCATACCACCACCATCAGTCTCTTCAAAAGAACCATAATCAGGTAGGTCAGAAGTTGCAATAACATCTCCTAATGTAACAGATCTAAAGAAGTCTTTGTTGAAGTCTGTGTATCCAATACTATCTTCAGCCACACCCTTATTCCAAATCTTATTTGCAGCACTATTAAATGAATCAGATCCACTTACAATAGATTGTCTAGGTGAGTTAAAGCTTTTAATACGTTTAAGCTCATCTGAGTATTGGTAAGGATCTGAGTATAATATCTTATGAAGTTCAATGTTATTAATCATGTAATTGATAGATAACACTTTTAACTGTCTGTCCATTTCATCAAATGGAACTACATCTTCTTTAGCAAAAGATAAACCTTCCACCATATAACCATTACCCACTTCAGACATAATACCATAATCTTCTAGAGAGGTTGCTAATCTGTCCTTTTGAAGTGTGATGTATTTAGCAACAGCATCATCGATAGCTTTTTTGTTATCATTGTAAATCTCTTCTGCTGTAAACACCTCACCTTCCTCAGCCATTATATTGTTATGCAACTTCTCACCAAGAATAGATTTGAAGAAACGTAACTCTAAAGCATCTCTATCTTTTGCTACATTACGATTTTCTCTAGCTAGGTTCATCTCATCTATGAAATATCCTTTGAATATATCATATACACGATTGAGATTAAGGAGAATGTCATCTTTAGAAATAGGATTACCCATATTCATCATCCACTCAAGAGTTGCATCTCCAGGGATTAGGTTTAAGTAGTAACCAGAAAGGTTAAGGTTAAGTTCTTGTAATAATCTTTCTTTATAGTTTAATTTAGAAGACTGCTTTTGCTTACCACTATCTTCATCAACAGTACCATCAGCATAAGCTGTTTGCATTAAGTCTTCTGTATCTGCAATACGATTACCACTTGTACGATCAAACATTCTATAAAGCATGTTTGAATTCTTAGCAAATGTATCCGTTAATAAATATTCGTATTGTGTACCCTGTAACTCATTGATATTATTAATCTGTGATAGGACATCAAATAGATCACTAGCTGCGTTTGTACCAATAAATGTTTGTGTAAGTTCACCATTAACATTATAGAATGTACTGCTGAACTCTGGGTTATCCATAATAGCCTTAATCTCAGATAGTTGATATAGACGTTTGTTGATGTCAAGAGTTCTACCACTTACAGTCATTAAACGTTTACCACCAGCAATACTTGTTCTAATACCATTAACTGCTTCTGAGAATGTAGTCTTCTCACGCATTTTAACTAGTCTATCATAGTCAAACTCAATACCAAACTCTTTTAAGAAGTTCACTTGAGCTAGTAAACTATCAAGCTTTGCGTCCTTAATAGAATCTTCATTACCTATGTATGAGTTACTAGTGGCTGAATATGTAATATATTTGTTTCCGTTGTTAACAGCATTAATAATGTTATTAGCAAATCCTTCTTCCACTTGTCTAGCAGCAGCTGTAAAGTTAGAATCACCCACCTGCACATCACCATTCTCTAGAACATATACGTTCTTAACTGTAGGAGATTGCTTCTTGAATGTTCTCCAGAATGCAGATAATAACTTAATGTCATTCTGATTATCTAACTGACTGATTTCCTTTAACTTAGTTAAACGATTGTAAAGCTTTGTATACTTAGGATCATTATCAGACATTTGTTTTAGCTTACTAACCATGTCATCAATAGTCTTTGAACTACTTACGTTGTTCATCACTCCTATGTAAGCTTCACTCATTGGTACTAATGTATAGCCACCAATAGATGATAATCTTTCTGAACCATCGTTGTATACAGCAGGAAGACTAGCTAACAATAATTTAATAGCAGCATTAGCCTTCTTCATGTGGTCTATCTTAGAAGGATCACCATAAGGATCATCTTTGCTTTTTTCATCTCCTAAAGACAACTCATCGTTCTCATCAAACTCAATAGAATAAGATTTAAGGTATTCTTCGTGTTTGTTTACAATAGATTCCCAGTTGTTTAGGATGTTAGCATATAATGTATTCTGTGCCTCAATAGCAACACTTCTTTCTTCATCAGAAACATCTGTCATTTTCTCTAGCTCAGTAACATTATCAGCAATCAAATCACCCATCTCATCTTGGAGTCTTGAGTAGACTTGAGTCTTGTTTAGATTAGGGATGTTAAACAAACCTTCGTTTGTTTCAAACAAATCCTTAACCACTGTATAGGTCATGTGTTGGATGACATCATGTAACTGAGTACCTGTGAATCCAGTGATTCTATATTCAGCATCATCGTTACCTACAGCATCCTCAATATCTATGATTCCTTGTTTAGCATAAGATAGGGCTCCATGTAATGGAGAGTATTGTGCATAATAGCCAGAACCAATGTTCTCGAATAGCTTATCTGTATTCTCTTGTGCACCATCTCCAATAAAGAATTTATTGATGAAGTCTATGATTTGTGAGAATATTCTGGAAATCAATGACTTATCTTTCTTAGCTTCTTTAGATAACATTTGATCTCTGAACTCTTCAGCAAGTTTCTCTTTAATATCTTGATCTGTAGCCTCAGAGTATTTGATATCTCTACCTGTGAATACATCTGTATAGCTTCCTTTTCTACCTTTGAACTCATTGATTATAGAAGCTTTTTCTTCTGCTGTTGTAAACATTTTCCATACAGACTCAAACACCTCGTGATACACTGTACCCACCTCAGCATTCTCATATAGATAGATTGCACCATCCTTAAGCATACCCCAAGCTTGTTTGCCATTAGTAGCTTGAATAAGATTCTTCACTCTATATACAGGAACGTTTGGTAAAGCTTTAGCTAAAAACTTCTCAACCTTACTCCAGTTTTCTGATTGGAACTTCTTTAATTGATCTTCAACTTTAAGTCTATATTCACTACCTCTCTTAGTTGGACCAGCTTTCTTTCTAGCATTAATTTTAGCTTGTAAGTTAGCAGATACATTTGGTGTAGGAGCAACAGGAGCAGCAACTGGTTGGGCTTCCATAGCTTCAATTTGCTCACGCATCTCTTTACGAGGATCTTGTAGATAATCCCAATAGTCACGTTGCATTCTACCAGCAGCCTTCTCTATAAAGTAGTGTTTAATTACACCCATTAAAAGACCTTGACCAAGATTATCAGTATCATGAGCTGCATACTGAGTAGCCCCTGAATCAGCTCCAGATAAAAAATGTCTTAGGGTTTCAGCTTCTCTCAGATTAAGACCTTCTACAGGTATGATAGAGTTTTTAGAAACAATATTATATTTATAATCACTTCCCTGTCCTAACCTTTCATTTTGATTAAAAGCATAGTTTGGATTGTTTTCAAAGTTTCTTTCTCCATTTTCCTGAAAGAAAGCAGTAAAGTAATAATTCTTTTTAGTTTCAGGATTGTTGATATATATTTTTTCTGGACGACCATTTGGAGCAAATTCAAGAACTAAGTTGTTTAAAGATACAATCGGTATCTTCATATCCATCTCAATAGTCTTAGCTATTTTTTCACGTTGTTCAACTGTAAGCTTTGGATCTTGTAGCTGCTGTTTTTTAGTATCTAAATACTTCTGTACAGCAGGTATGTACTTTTCAAACTTTTTAGATTGGGCATCTAACAACTCCTGTGCTTTAGAAAGCATATCTAAACTAGACTGTATAACAGGAGATATTAAAGCAGGTACAGCAACTGCAGGTTGTCCTTCTAAAGCAGCTAACTCTGCATCATACTTAGCATTGATTTTATCTATTTTATTCTCTTGAGCAGATTTTACTGTATCTTCTTTTACTCCATTTCCAACAATGGTTCCATTACCAGAAGCAGTTTGTACAATTTTTTCATCTGATAATGAACCATCATACGTATCACTTAATGGAGTTTTAGAACCATCTTCAACAGTAGTTATTGTTCTTTTACTACCATCTTTATAAGTAATAACAGTTACTTTTATATTACCACTAGCACTAGTATCAGTGGTAGCGTTCTCTACATTATAAGTTATTCTTGATACTTCAGTTTTAGAATCTAAAAACTTTTTATCACCAATAGGTTCTAACTCTTCTTGTCTTCTCTTTTCTATATCAGCTTTCTTATCTACAGACTCTGTAGAAACAGTTGTTGTTTTTGGTTGATCAAATAGTGGAGATTGTATATCAACTGTAGATAGTTCATCCTCTTTAACAGTATACACTTTCCCTTTATCACTTACTACTTGTTTAATATTAAATGTGTCATCTATTAAAACATTATATCTAGAAGTTTTAACTCTGTAAAGGGTTCCTTCTTTAGTTATAGGTTCTGTCAAGAAACTAGGAGATGATGGTTCTTTACCATCAAATTCAAAAATGATTCTTGGAGAATTTTCATATATCCCTGTTCCTATTTTATTACCTAAAGATTTATTGATTTGATCTATGGCACTATCAAATGTAGCTTTAGCACCATCTGTAGAAACAGGGGCAGCAGTTGGTTGAACAACTGGAGCAGCAGGAGCTAATTGAGCTTTAATCTCTTTAATAATAATGTTCCTTAATACGTTCTCAGCAATCTTTGTTGCTTCTTCATCAGAGGTTTCCTCTGTAATGCCAGAGTTAGGAACACTTAATAACTTACCTATTGTGATTTCTAATGTTACTTCAGGAACGCTTAATGCAACACCCTTTGTACCATTAGACTCTTCAAATGCTTTAGGGTCAACAATAAAAGATACATCTCCCAGTTTAGGAACTGAAATAGTATTTTCTGTTTTTCCATCTATAACATATCCTTTTGGGGCAGCTGTAGCTGTAGGAGCTGCAGGAGCTGTTTCCTTCTTAACTGGTTTTGCAGCAGGAACCTCATTAGATGTATTACCCTTCTTATCATATACAGTGAAGTAGATACCCTTTCTATTAACATCTTCTTCATTGTTAAGAGGTCTAACACTTGTTGAAAGAGGAAGTGACTCACTAGATAGCAAGTAGGTTTGATAGTTCTTCCAATCTCTTGTTAATATGTTATCTCCCTCAATACCTGTAATTTCAGTGTATGGCTTATTCCATTGCTTTGTTTGACCACCAGTAATAAGTGTAGAGTTAACGTTGTTGTACATTTCCTGTAACTTATCAACGATAGCTTCTCTGTTTTGCTTGAGGTCAGAAGGCTTGATAGAAAACTTAGTTTCTTCCTTACCAATTAATAGTTGCATGTTCTCAAAGAATATGCTACTATAAGCTGCAGGCTTTCTATTACCATTAGCATCTTGAGGAGTTCCCCAGTATACAACTGATTTTAACCAATTGTATAATGCTTGAGACTCACCAGACTTAAGGTTTTTATCTTTAATAAGATTGCTTGCCAATCTCTCAATAACATCAAATATAAGCTCAGCTTCTTTTTTAGTATTCTTTCTATTATTAAGTCTAATTAATCCATTAGATGTATATAATAAAGGAACACCCTTAGCACCTTCAAATGTAGAAGAACCATATACAACAGCACCATCAGTTGTAGGAATACCAATAACTTTTCTAGTATTTAAATCATCAGCTGATATTAAACCAGAACTAACTACAGGTATAGAAGCTGAAGGAATTCTATCAGGAACACCAAACGATGCTCCTATTTTATATAAGTCAATTGAAGGATTCTTTAATGTGCTTTCTCTCCAAGCTTTATATTCTTTAGTGTATTGTTCTGTTGTATCATTATCAACTCTAAACATAGAGTCACCATTTGACTGTGTAAGAGTCTTAGGGAACACTTGATATATAGTGTTTTCTAATGTAGGGTTTTCTAGTCTTTCACCATTAACACCTACAAAGAATCTTTCATTAGTAATAGGATCAGTTCCCATTATAACTAAAGCAATAGTTTCTTCTGGTTTGATACTAGCAGCATTAGTTCCCTGAGTCTTTAACCATTGTGTTAATCCAGGTAAGCCAATCTTAGCTTCATTAGTTGATGTTACAATAACACCACGGAAGTTATCTTTCCCAGGAAGATCATAGAAGTTAGCACCAAACTTATTAGCACGTATATGATGAGGAGCTAGTACATCTTGAGAGAAACCTTCTACAGGAGCACTAGTACTATCAACTACTTGTTGATCTGTCTTTTTAGGACTAGGATCAAATGAACCAGAATCAAAGTCTGCTGTTGGAACATTATCTACATCTTGAGTTTCTACTAACTCTTTTTCAAGGTTTGCAGATTCAATAGCTTCTTGTTCCTTAGCACTTTCATTTAAGTATTCTTCAGACTGAGCTCTAAATTCGTTTTCAATCTCATCTACTAACTCACTGTTATTCAATGAGTTAATATATTCTAATTTATTTTCTGTAGGTTTAACTACATCATTATATTTACTCTTAGACAACACCTTATTAATAGCCTTGTCTAATATATCTTCTAGTGTACTGGTATCTTCTGAAGCACCAAACAATTGGTAGTTCTTGAAGTCTGAAGGAGATAAGAAAGCTCTCTCACCATTAGGAAGTCTCACTTCAAACTCACCTCTCAATGTCTTAGAAAGGACAGTTAACTTAGGAGCAAATTGTAACTTACCACCTACGTTAGCTAGAGGATTAGCTAAAGAATACTCTTTACCTATCTCAATCTCTTTACTTACAATCTTTCCTTTATCGCCAGTATCAAACTGCTTAATCTTAACCGTATCACCTTTAGTGATAGTTTCATCAACACCCTCTTTATACTTCTCTGGATTCTTTTCAATGTTATTGAACTCATCAATAAACTTGTTTCTACGTAATGCTAATTCAATAACATCCTGTAGAGAAGTTTTTAATTCAGTCTTATTAGAATCAGTTTCATTTAAATCATTGATTGTCTTCAATGCTTCTTCAACTGATTCTACAGTTGGTTTACCAGTGAAATTAATCTCACCTAATATAGTGGTTACATCTACATTACTAGTAGATAGTTTAGTAGTTAGTGCAGGGATTCTAGTGTTATAGTCAAATATCTTAGATGCAGTGTATACCATCTTGTCCACTGTAGCATCGTCATACTTCCTTTGTAAGTTACCATCTGCATCTAGCTCAGGAGTACCATCTTCTTTAGTCTTAGCTAAGCCAGCATACTTGGTCTTGAACTTATCATAGTTCTCAGTTACAGTCTTAGCCATAGCTTGAATGTTATTTGCTCTAGCTATGAATGCTTCTTGAGTGTCATTTTCATTTGCTGTACCTGCAGACTTAAGTTCCCCAAAACCAGCATCTGTTGCTGCCTTTTGTCTAATGGCATCTAGTTCTGTTTCAAATATAGTTTCTCCACCATACTTAATTCTTGGTAGAAGATAGTTTAACATGTAATCAGTTTCAAGATCTTTACTCTGTAGAATATCACCTTGTCTTAATGTTTTCTCTCTATCTTCATTGATGGTCATTGCTCTGTTTACAGAATCAATTAAGTCTGTAACCTTCGCTGAGTTTAATGCTTTTGTAGCTTCCTCTGTAAATCTACCTCTTTCTCCACCATATCCAGTGAAACCTCTTTCTCCAATCTTACCAGTTTGGAACATGGTAGGAACTGTAGCACCAGATTCTGTTCTTTTGGTACCTACAACACCTGAAGTCATTAATGCTCCAGACAAACCACCTATTAATATGTTTTCTAATCCTTCGTCAGTTGTTAATGCTTGACCTGTACCATAACCTAATACACCTTCTCCACCTGGCATTAATAAACCACCAAGAGAGTTCCAGAAGCTTGTTTGGTCACCACTTCTATATTTCTTATTAAAGAAGTTTTGTGTTCCTTCTCCAATAGCAAATTGTGCACCTTCTTCAAAACCTTCTGCTGTATTAAAGAATAAAGACCCCACCTTACCAGTCTTATATAAGAACTTACCAAAACCTTTCTCTGGAAGAGAAGATTTCCATAAGTTATCTTTAAATATAACATTGTTTAATATCTTCTTCTCACCAGCATATGTAGAACCAAATATCTTTGGTAACTGTACATATTGAGTTCCTGTAAGTAGGGCTACGTTTAAACCATAACTCCAGTTACCAACACTTGTTGCTGCATCTTGAATATTCTGTAAGTCTTGACCAGTTGGTTCTAGACCACCGTTCTCTTTCTTAAATTTAGCAATAGCATTTTCTCTGAACTGTTTAGCATTCTGAAAACCTTCCATACCAGCTTCTCCAGATATACCTAAATAGGAAGATAGTAATTGGGTGGCTTTAGAAGCTTGTGCCCCTGCTTCTATTGTACCTAATGATTCTAATCCTTGACCAAGTTTACTTGCAACAGATCTTGGATTCTTTAATGCTTGAACTATACCAGCCATACCTCTACCTTCAGCTATTCCAGCTTCTGTAGCTTCTAATGCTTGTAATCCTCTACCAGCAGCTACCAATCCTTTTGATAGTTGTAATGCTTCTAATGCAGCAGTTGCTCCATAAGCAGTTACAGCAGCACCAGCTGCATATCCTAGATTGCTAACAATCTTATCCCATAAAAAGTTACCTGTAAATACAGACTTTAATGCAAGAGGATCTTTCTTTTCTGCTTCTGTGTAATAGTGAGGAAACATATTTCTCATCTCCTCAGAAGCAGCGTCCATTCTTTTAAAGAACTCATTATCATATAACGATGAGAACCTTTGGTTAACCGTTGCAGCACCTATTCCATATAATAGACCAACTGTGTTATTAACAATAGTTGATGCTGTAGTACCAGCAAGTTTAGCTATACCATTACCAGCTTTATCTAAAGCAGATTGACCATAAGCATAATCTTCCTCTGTCTTATTTGGATTGTATAATCCAAACTTCCTATTGTCATACAATTCTTTTGTAGTAACTGTAGGAGCAATCTGTTCAGGTAATGGAGGCAGATAGTCTGCTCTTCTTTCACCAGATTCAACAAATAGATTCATAGGGCCAGATACCTTAGGGGATCCAACTTCCATTATCTTATTGGTAGGCAGTACGTTATCTTGCGTAGAATATAAATCGGTTCCTGGCATTGTTATCTTTGTATTAATTGATCTGCATTAGGATTTGCAGACTTAAATAAATTCATAAGTTTCTCATCTGTTAAAGATGGTAAATACTGTTCTTCAAAAGCTTTTCTACTTGTTGGTTCAAAAGATGTCACGTTAATAAAGTTACCATCTTTTGTTCTAAAACGGAAAACAGGATATAACTGACCACCCATATATTCTAGATCTGCCACTACAGGTATATTTACTGTCTTCTTTCCATTTACATCATAATTACCAAGCTTACCATTTTGATAGCTAGCGTGTTTGTAATCTTTAAATGCATTAGTTGATCCACTGTTTCTAAGCAATATATCAGCTAAGTCAGTATTTTGATTTAGATATTTATTTCCTAGCTGTGGATTTTGAGCCACAAAAGATTTAGTCACTGGCATTAATTCAACATCATCTGGATTAGTTTTATCTACAGCTTTTATAAAATATTCATCACCTTTTCTAACTGTTTGGAAATCAACATTTTCTAAAGGTTTTTTAGTAAGATATGCAATGAAATTTTTAGGTACATAACCAAGAGCACCAGTTTTTTGTTGAAGATCTGCTTGAGCAATATTTGTTAAATCTGTTACAAGTTTAGCTTTATCATCTGCTTTAGCAAACACTATACCAGCTTGTTCAGTTGCAAAACCTCCAGTTATAGGAGCTAACTTCTCAGCAGTCTTTAATGCAATTTGTTTATCAGTTTTAAACTGTTGAGATTTAACTTTATCAAAATCAGAAATGTAAGCATTTAACACTTTATCTCCTCCAGGTAACCCTAAGTATCTATTCTTTAGTTTCTCCTGTAATAATTTTTCTTTAGGGGTTAATGGTTCTGTAATTTTAATTGTAGATACAGGAGTATCACCAGCAACATCTGTTGTAGCTTTTTCTTTAGAAAGATAATTATAAACTTCATTTGCACTAAATGTAACTTTCTGTCCATTCTTATCTGTAAGTGTAATAGGTCTTCTGTTTCCTATAATACCTTTTAAGTATCCATCATACGTTGTTCCTGTAATTTCTTTTGTAGCTTGATTTTGAAGTTCATCATGGATTGCCTTTTGATTAGCTAGCTTATTTTGATTATCTATATAAGCCTCCATTTGTTGAGCTTCATACCTTGTTTTAGGTTTATATTTACCGTCTTGATAATTATTAATATTTTTAAGAATATCTGCTGGTAAAACTTTAGTTGTTAATGTGCTAGACTTGCCTGCTAAATCATTTAGAATACCATTGTTTTGATCTTCTAGTTTAGCATTACTAGCAGTGTAGTTTGCATATGCTGTATTAGTATCAGTGGTTGGATCACCACTTCTTATAAAGAAAGGAGAACTGCCAAGTCTTTCTTGTTCTTCTCTAGCCTCTTTTCTATCTTCTCTATCAGCTGTACGTGCAGCAATAGACATATCAAATCGTGCTTTTACCCAATCACGATCTTCACTAATTACCGCAAGGTTATAATTTTTAGCTTTCCAATAGTCTTCTCTAACTGGATTATTAAGCAATTCATCTTTAACATTAGCCCAAGCATACCCATTAGCAAACTGATCTATATAATTCTTTGTATATATCTTACCTCTAGCAGCATTAGGATTATCTTTAATAGACTGCAATGTAGCTTCAAAGTTTTGATCTAATGTTCCTTTTATACCCTTAGCTGGATCACCTAACACTTCTTCAAAATGTTTTCTACTTTCTAATAGTCTAGCTTGACCAGTTGCTGTAGATGCAGTTAATAGGTCTTTATTGATTCTTTCAATTTGTGCCTTAGCGTAATCTTTTGATCTTTGATAATCCTTAGTAGCATAGTTCATAAGCTGTTCAGGAGTGGTAGATTTTAATTGGTATTTACCATCAATGTATAACTGATGGTAATCTTCTGAATCTAATGCAGCACCAATAGCTGTACGAAGTTTTCCTTCATCTACAGTTTCAATCCCCTGTCTTTTTAATGCAGCTAGTACATTATTCATGTCCACCTTACCATCTTTATCAAGACCATAGGCTGTATCAAGACTTTGAGCATCAGAGTGTACAAGTTTGATTGCTTCAAATATCTTTTTGTTTACATCTCTGTAAGGACTATATTGTCCTCTGAACACTTGTCCAGCTTCTTTCTTACCAAGCCATCCTTTCACTTGTTCTTCCCAATCATCAATATTAGATGCTGCAGTTTTACCTTCCTTTCTAGCTGCCTCAATAGCTTCAGTTTGTTTTCTATACCAACTGGTGGAAGATACAGCATTCTGAACATTATAATCTTTACTAATTTGTGTAGCCATACCTCCTACAGAAGTAACAAGTTGTTGGTTAGAGAAGTCTCCAGCAGCAACACCTTTAAGGTTGTTACCCAAAGCATTAAGCTTAGATTGCAAATATTCCTTATCTGAGTCATGCATAACGTCAAGTCCAGCAATAGTATCTATATATCCCTGGATTTTCTCAACACCCTCATCATACTTCTGCTGTTTATACAGACCCACCTGCTTCATCGTTTCAACGGGAAGCTGTTCTACGTAAGGATTAAATTTTGATATTTGGTCGGTAAATGATGCCATGATAATATGATTAGCAAATGTAATTTAAATTATTATATATACCAAGAGTTCTAATGATTTTTGTTAATCTGGTATAATTAAATTGGTTATAGATTTTTGATAGCTTTAACAATATTGCCATTCTTTGCCTTCTTAACATACTCAACTATATTCTTGCGATCTTTATCGTATACAGGAATGTAGTCTTTGTTAGCAGTTGCTGTTGTTTGTTGAGCTAGTGGTTGATTAGCTATGTTTGGAATAGCAAATTGAGCTAGAGGATTCATGTTAATAAGTCTACCTCTACTATCATATCTGAAGTTGTAAAGGTTCTCATTCATGCCCACCTCTCTATTCTCTCTCTTATTCTGAAGGTATTTATTACCAATAGAGTTAAGAGCTTCTTGTGTTTGAGCTTTAGTATTAGACCTAGCTTGTGATTGTCTTACCATTTGTTGATCCAAGATACCTGCATTCTTAAAGTCATATTCATTCAACAATTGTCTGTTTTCATTAAACACTCTTGCTCTTTCTTCCTTGTTCATTTGAGCTTCTTTTCCTTTAATCTCAGAATTAGCCTCATACTTCTGAGCAGCTAACAAAGACTGAGCAGCAGGGTTATATCCTACATTCTTAAGCAAAGCATTGTAATCTGCCTGATTAGCATTGAGTGCACTCTGTAATGATATATCAATTGGTGAGCCTAATCTAGGTTGTAGAGTTTGAGCATACACTGGTTCCACCTGATTGTTAGCCAAAGCATACATCTCTCCAGCCAATTGTATAGGATCTAAAGGAGTCTGATTTGTAGGTCTTAAATAAGGTAGTAATTGATTAACTAATGTAGAACCATTGTCTTCAAGATTCTCATTTATGAAATCACCAATAGTACCAAATATACCTCTACCACCTGGTCCTTTTGCAGGAGCTTGTAATCTACTTCCAGTTGGTTGGAAACCAGGAGAACCAGGATTATACATATTTAAAGCAGTGGGAGCATTAAGTGCTGTCACTGTAGGAATCCCTGCACCAACATTGTAATTAACAGCTGGAACGTTTTGATATAAATAAGCAGGAGGATTGTACATAAACCCTGGTCTTAACGGGAAGTTAGCAACTGGTTGTTGAGGTACAATACTTTTTATTAATTTTTGTACAGCACTATTTGCTGGGTATGATGCATTTGGATCAGGTAGAGGTGTTTTACCAGGCACATTAACTTGAGGAACAATTTTGTTTATATTGAAACCATATTGAGCTTCTGGCATATCAGAATTAACCTTTCCTTTCTTAGCTTTAACCTTTCCTTTCATAACATCTTTATTAAACTTGTCTACATCCTCATATCCAAACTCAGGAGCAGTGGCATGTATAGACTGTTGTAAGTCACCAAGTTTTTGTTTCTTGTCAGCAATATCTTTTAGTTTCATATTACCACCCATAATATTTGCTTGTAATGAGTTTAACTCTAGTTTGTCAAATTCTGTAAGCATGTCTAGATCATCTAGTTTCTCAGTTGATTTATTTATTAGCTTATTTTGTTTAGCTTCTGTTTCAGTTAAATCAGCTGCATAAGTTTTAAACTTCTTACCCTTAGCTTTCTTATCGAAATCTTCTAAACCGTAGTTAGGTATCTTCATGTTACCAAACACCACTAGATTGTCTTCCCCTGTACCACCATCTTTAAGTTTAACCATAGGTTCACCTCTTTCTACTTCTACAGGATTATCACCAAATGTAATACCAATACCTGTGTTACCTTTGCCATCACTCTCTGAATGAGATTGTCCTCTAGGCATCACTGTAACCCCACCGTCTGGTAGGTAAGGGTTTTGAGAAATAGGTTCCATATATCCACCCCAATGTGTTTCAAGTTCACCACCCATATCATATGTTTCCATAGCTCTTTCACTAGGAGCAGTGTATTCTTTTAAATGACCACCAGCTCTTAACATTGGTGCATCATGAGGAGGTTTTAATAAGTCTTTCATTTTATGTTCACCAAAGCTAGCAATCACCTGTGGCTGCCAATCATTACTTACCCATCCACCATCTTCTTTCATGTTATAATACTTAAGTGGTATAGGATTGAATAACCAGTTTTTTACACCTTCCCATCCACCCATCTTAGGTACTAATTCTGAATGAACACGTTCTAAACTACCTATTCCTTTAGAAGGAACACCAAACTGATTTTGAAATGCCTGACCAAAAGTGTGACGACTTCCTTTATCCATCAATTTAATTGCTAGAGCATACTTCTGTTGAGGAGTATATCCAGATGTATCATCTGCTACAAATACATTAGGATTAGTTTGCAAGTACTGATCTCTAATAGCATTCAATTGTTTTACCACCTTTTTGTCTAAAGGAGTATCATCAAATTCATGTGTAAGTTCTGTCTGACCAGCTAGTGCAGCAGCTGCCTCTTTTGCAGCTTGTTTCTCATCTCTAGTAGCTTGTCTTTCTAATCCTTTCATTTGTTTAGCAGCCTCTGCGTTCATTCTTGCATTTTCTTTATTGATACCACGTTGAATACCACAGAACTGACCTACAGATCTATCTGCAATTGTACCAGCTTGAGCTTGTGGATATTCAATGTATCCTCCATCTTGCATAAATCCACTATAGTTAGATTGGATTGATCGAGCACCTTGTTGTAATGCTGAGCCCATGATGTTGTTCTGTGCTTGTTCTTCAAGATCTGCAGTTTCTCTTGCATTCTTACCACCAATAGCACCACCAATTAATCCACCAACTGCAGACCCAATAACTGTACCTACACCAGGGATAACACTTCCTGCAATACCACCAAGTGTAGAACCAATCTTACCAGCTCCACCAGCTTGACTAAATCTACCACCACCAATAACACTACCTAAACCACCACCTAGTTGACCAGAAATACCAGCACCAACTTGAGCTTTCTTTAACTTACCACCTTTATTGTATTGTTTAATATTACGATCATTCAATGGTTCGTATTCAAGGTTTGTATATATTGTATTTGGATCAAATGTATTTTGAATCTCAGTTGGATTACCTCCAATACCACCACCATCTTGCATCACTAAAGGAGTTGTTCCTTCACCATAAGGGTTACCTAATTCTCCTGGTTGAATAGCAGTATCATATTGAGTAACGTATCTACGTTTACTTATTTCAGGTCTTGTACCAGCAGCCTTACCCACTACATCAGTTACTGCAACTGATTGTTTTGCCATTTTCTTTTGTCTTCTCTCATCACTAAGCATGTTAATACCCTGTAGGATATTGCCAGCATTGTTTATTACACCAGAACCAATCTTGCTACTTAACGATGTTGGTTTCATAGACGGAGACATCTTTAAACCTTTAGCTTGATTAATCTTACCTTGTTGAAACGCTGGGTTACTTAACATGTTTCCAATGTTGGTCATGTTAGCAGCAGGTGCTTTAGTAGGACGTGTTGATGTAGGTATAGTTGATGCAAAAGCAGGAATTCTTACTCCTCCTTGTGCAGAAATAATACCACCTCCTTGCATTTGCATTAGTTGTGGAAGTATATCAGCACCTACATTCTCCCAATCTATGTTTCTCATTCCTGTAGTACCTGCATTAAAAGCATAAGGGTTTTGTTTTGCACCGCCCATAGGAGGTTGAACGTTCTGCACTCTCATTGGAGCAGCATTACCTGTAACATTAGCATCTGCTTCATCAGCAAAGTCACCATATTTAAAAGCAGCATTTTGGTAAGTGTCACCACCTATGTATGCACCAACATTAGCCTGTGGAGGATTAGCAAAGTCAGTTAGTTGTGTTAACTGTTTAGCAACCATAGTCTTACCCATAGCAGCTTTCTTAAATGCTTTACCATGAGCTTTCATGAATGCTTCTTCTGTAGGATACTTCTTATAGAATTCCTTTTCAGACTTTACTTTTGCGATCTTTAAGATTTGATCTTTCATATTGAACGTTTGTGTGTTTTATTTATATTTGGTTAACCAACCACCATCTTTAAATGCTTTAATTTCCCCTTTACCACCTTTGAACTTATTAGGTATATCAAACTCATACCAGGTGTTACCTTTACTATCTGTTACCATCTTAGGTTCTACACCAAATAATTTTTTAATAACTTTAGGTTGTTCTGTATATTTTTTAAGAATAGTTGTAGCAGCTGGTTCATATATCTTACCTTTTAACTTTCCATTTAAAACATCATTAATTAATTTTATTTCATTCTCATTCGATTTTTCAGCAATTTCTTTAGTGTAGTTTGGATTTGCTGCCATTGCCTCATTATATTTTTTTATAATTTCTTCAGCTTCAATACCCTCATAACCTTGGACCTTTGCTGCAGTTTCTGATGTAGGTACTCTTATCTTATTTATATCACCTCGTTTACCAGCATAATCCACTAGCTCTTGTAAATATCTTTCTTGATGATTTTTATCTAATAATGACTTCTGTGCAAAGTTTTCTACCTCTACTTTATTAAGTTTATTAAAACCAGTTTGGTCTTTTATAAGTCTTGTAAAATTATCAATTTGCTCACTCACCCGATTAATACTTTCTTTATCTGCTTTATTTATAAGTAGTTCTTCTTTTTGTTTTTTTAAACTTTCAAGAATACTATTACGCTGAGTCACTATATTTTCCAAACTTTGTAAAGAAAACTCTGCATGTTCTAAACTTTTAGGCATTGATCTATGTGTGCCTTGAAAAGCATCAGATTGCATTTGTGTTATTGTAAGAACATCTGGTGATTCAGCGTCTCTTATAAAATGAACATGACCAAGAGTTTCCATAGGATTACCATGAGCAGAAGAACCTCTACCAAATTTATCTACATTAGATAATACAAGTGTTTGATTTTCTATTGGTAATCTATTTAACTCATTTAATGAAATATTTATTTGATTATTACTTTCAGCCAGTTCATCTTCTAATCGTTTAATATCTTTTAAAACAAGATCATCTTGACTGTTTAATGATTTTTTTAAAGTTATTTGTTGTTCTAAATCTGCAATTGCTTTTTTATTATTTTCAATAGCCATTTCAAAACTACTTCTTTTTGGACCAGGATAACCAACTCTACCTAATCCATAGTTAGAAGAATGATTAACAAGTTGTTTATCTAAAGGAATAAGTTGATCCTGCACTATTTTTCTAAAATCATTATAATCCATCTTCTTAGGAAGTTCTTTTCCTAATGCCTTTTTTATAATACTTGCTTTGTTAGCACCACCTGATTCTTTTGCTATAATACCTAACGCTTGTTCTACATTTACAAGTCCTGTTTTAGGTTCTACTATCTTACTAATTGGACCTCCTTCCATTGTAGAGGATAAGTGTAATCCTGGAAGTTCTTGTGGTTCCCAAGATGATTTTACATTAGGAGATGTTGCTTCTATTTCAGATATGTTTTTTAACGGAGTTGATTGCTCAATTGCTGATCCTAAATTAGGGGTTGCTACACCACTTGGTTGAGGAACTTCTTTATACCCTCTTAACCAATCTTTCTGTAATATCTTACCTTCAGTTATAGGTATGTCTCTTTGAGCTATTTGACTCCATTCTTTTTTACTATATCTTTTTCCCCAATCAGAAGCTGTTCTTGGTACCTCAGCAATATATCCTTGTCCATATTGATCTGCTACATCAAACTTTGGACTAAAGTAAGCTTTGTCAAATCGTTTAGACAGATCAAAGTTACCTACCATAGAAGGTTCTACATCTTGCTTAGCTCTAAATACACCAGACTGAAAAGCATCTTCCATTCCCTCTACTCCAAGTCCTCTATACATCATTTCTTCTGTAGGTTTGAAAGCAAAAGGATTTAACTTATAAGTATTTTTTAAAGGTGTTTGTTCGGTAAGGTATTTACCTGCAGATTTTATAGCAGGGGCATTTACAGCACCTACATCAAAAATATCTCCAAGTAATCCTAATGTACCTAATGTATTTGCTAGAAATCCATTCCCTTGACCAATACCATAAGGATTATTTTCAGGATCTCTTACAGTGTTAAATAATCTAGTGGTTCCCATCATAGGAGTCATTTGTCCTATGTTTTCAGCGGCTATCTTACCAGCCTCTGGATTATATCCTGTTGGTGTAAAAGAACTTAATGTTTGAGCAAAAGGAGAAGTTCCTTGAGCTTCTTGTACTATAAGATTTGCTAACTGTTTTTGAGCAAATCCTTTTTGCCAATCTGTTCTATTATCTTGTTTAACAGTCTCTATATTTTCATACTTCTTTTCAACAATGGGTTTATTTTCATTCTCCTTTTGCTGTTGTTCATCTAATATTTCCTCTTGAGATGAAAGTGTAACGGTTGGCTTTTTTGTTCCAGCTTTAACATTTGTAGATAAGGTTATTGGTGTATATGGTATATTAGATGAAGTAAGCTCAGGTTTAGGAATAGTCTTACCTTTTTGAGCTGTATCAAATTTACTTAACCAGCCACCATCTTTGCGTTTGTCAACGTTCAGTCCAAGTTTTTCAATTTCAAGCTTCTTAGCCATGTCAATAACTGGATCTATAGTATACTTGTTATAAGTATCTCTTGTTTCTTTACCTAAAACACTAGCAGCTCCTAGTCCAAGTGTATACTTCTCAGCAAGACTTTGTAAATGTGGAGCCATGGTAGCAAACTGAAACTCGTTATTCATCAGCTTCTGTTTGTCAATAGGAACATATCTTGTAGAAAAAGGAAGCCTTCTGTTAAAAGACATACCTGGTTCTGTAAGTGGTATTTCAGAAAGTCTTCTTCCTGCCTTATCAACCATAAGTACACCATTTCTATCAGGTACCTGAAGTGTAGATAAGTTTGCATCAGGGTTGTTCATATCAAAGGTGGCTTCAAACACACCTGGATAATTTTCAGATGGTTGATTTCTAGCTGCCCAGTTTCCTTCACTAACTATCTGATCTCTGCCCATTCTGAATTTAGAACCACCAGCAGGACTTAATGCCTGTCTTTGTATAACATCATCTAGAGAGTTACCAAACTTTCTAAACGTCTGGTTTTTACCAGATAGTTTTCTGCCGTATCCAGGTATAAGATTTAAAGGACTCATGTCCATTATATCCATCTCTACACCCATTGCTTTTATAGGATCTATTCTCGGTGCTATATCATCTACTAAACCAAGTGGATTGAATCCTGACTTCTCATAAGGATTAGAAACATAAGAAGGAGAAATAGATTTTGGTTTAGTCATTAGACTACGTACACCACTAAGGCCAGATGCCACACCTTCCATTACTAACATAGGTTCTACTATGTTCTCCATAGCTTTAGCTGCCACTCTTGAACTAGCTGCTCTATTTAAAGGTTTTGCTTCCTCTGCTCTATATGCATCTTTAGCTGCATTCATTCTCTGTTGGTCTCCAGGTTTTGGAGTGTATTGAGAAACAGTTTCTTGAGCATTTCTAGCTTTCTGATTCTTAATGTCCTTTTCAAGAGCTGCCATTGTTTCTAGATTAGATCTAGATAAAGGACCTCCAGATTGATACTTACTTAACCAACCACCCTCTTTCATTATTGGATACTCTGTAACATATTCACCATCAAAATCATAGTCTTCTCCAGGGTACATCATCTGTGTATCCCCTGTATCAGATATTCCTAGTACGGGATAATCTACCCCTTCCATTGTTATGTCTGTAGCTGGTATGATAGTTACTTCTCCTGGGTGTGCCCATTGTCCCATTGGGTCTACAATAGCACCATCCTGAGCAATACTGTTAGGTTTGAAATCCAAGCCTTCTTGGTAAAACTTCATCTCCTTACCATTCTGTGCAGAAGCTTTTGTCTTCTTAGCATACTTACCATTACTAGGAGCAGGATTGATTGTACGTGCGTACGTGAATCCTACAGCACCTGGTAAGCTACCACCCATTGCTTTCTTTAATACATTTGTTCCTTTCTTATATCCATTATTTGCATACCATTCAGCTTGTTCATCATTAGGAAACTTTATAAATTGTCCTGTTTTATTAGCATAGTTCCAAGCAGCATCTTTATCATTTTGATTTAAGTACTGAAGTTTTCCGTTTGGCATTTGTACTACAGTAGGATATGCTTTTCCATCTCCTGATTCCATGTAATGTGTAGATGTACCAGGTTGTCCAGGTATTTGTATTGATCCTGCACGTTGGTCAAACATTCTTTGTACAAAGTTTAAATCACCTTTTCTAGCATTATGAATACTATCTACCCATGCTGTCTTATTTGTATTCCATAAATTACCACCATTCTGAAATTGCCCACCCCATGCAGGAGAATAGTTTCTACCTGTTGTATCATAAGAAAGTCCTACAAAATCAGGACTTACAGACACATCCACCTCATTAGGATTAGGTTTTGTACCATAGTTATCACCCTTTTGTTCTAAGGTCATTCCTCCTTGCTCAAACTTACTTAGCCATCCACCGTCTTCCATGGTGTTATCCTTTCCACATATATGACATACATACATGTCTTTCTTGCTAGAGCTTGCCTTGCTCCAAGAATGTCCACATGTACAGTTAATGTTGTTAGCCATTATTTGTAAGAGATTTGAGATGGTGTGATAATGAATTGACTTATCAAATGGGCATCTGATCTATTATCTAGGACGTGTCTCACCTTTAAATCTTTCGCACGTAGAGGTTCTTTCTTAAATGATCTCTTTCCATAATCCATATTTGGTTGATTTACAACCTTATCTATAGACAATGAGTCACAACCTGTTACAAACAAAGGTAAGGATTTATCTTTAACTAATGACCAAAATGTATTATATTGATAAAAATTATCTGATTTAGTAAACATAATCGTCTTACTATCAGCGTTATACATAGGATACTTCAAGTATTCCTTTAAGTTGTTAATTGGTTTAGGAACTAGTTCTAGTACACCAGAAGACTGTTGTCCATTGTATAGGACAGCTTTGTTGAAATAAACTGTGTTTGTTTCTATCTTAGCGTTATCATTGAACACACCATCTGGTATAGGGAGGTATCTATATGCCTTTGTGTAATCTTTTACATTCTGTAAGATCTCATCATAATACTGATAGGCAAATGGATATTCTATAATATAAGGTTCTATGTTTCCGTAGAATATATTGTAAATTGTTGTGTTAGTTAAGTGTCTCCATAAAGATGCTGTATCTGTAGGGACAAACTTGATAGCTGCCACATCTGCAATACATAGTTCCTCTATAGGCATTTGTAATCTTGTTTTACATTTCCCTATAGATTCAATAATAATAACAGTGACATCATCACTAACCGAATAGGTGATTCCAGAAATAACTTGGCTCTTAGGAATATTAGTTCCTAAGACATTTCCGTAGTTATCAGAAATCTTAAACGGTCCAGTTCTAATGCCAGCCTTTGTTAATCTTATTGTTATTACTTTAGACATATCTTAATTAATTACGGAGCAATAGTTGTTGTTGTGGTAGTTGGAGTTATAGTACAATTTGTAATAGCTACAATATACCCATCAACTATTTGTGTTATTTCACAAGTTGCGTGGTTTGTTATATAAAATCCATCATATAATCCATCACAATTAGTATATGTTCCAAGATAAACATAACTTCCGACACTAAATGTAAAACTTTGACCAGTCCAAGCTCCTTCACCCCATGCAGTATTATTATTTAACCAATTACAAGCATCGCAAGCACTTTCTAATGTTGCAGTGTAGTTAATAGGTTCAGCTCCTTCTGTAGGTGTATATGTAAAGAAGTATTGCCAATCTGATAATCCTTCAGGTCTACTAGTACATATAGTGGTGGTAGTGGTAGTGGTACTTGTACTGGTAGTTGTTGTACTTGTACTACTAGATGTTGTAGTGGTAGTAGTTGGACATTGTTCTACAGCTGTTCCAACTATTGTACAATCTACACAAGCCGTACCAATTATTGTACAATCTACACAAGCTGTTCCTATCAGTGTACAGTCTATACATAGATCAATTGCTGTGCCTATTATTCTACAATCTTTTGTTGTTGATGTGGTTGTGGTAGTGGTACAAGGAATCTCAGAGAAAGTAATAGCTTCTAGGTCACATCCACCATTCAATCCAGAATAGAAGAAGTTATTCTCTGCTATGTAGAAGTTAGGAATATAGCTATGGAAGCTAATCCAACTCTTAGTATTCATACTAAATGAAAGAGTCCATGACTTGTTACAGAAGTATTCTGAATCATAAACACTTACCACCGTTCTTATTATACTCTCACCTAATGTTCTTTCTATATAAAACTCTCTAGTAGCAACATCGTATTTAATATCTTTACTGTTAGGAATATAGTCAAGCTTAGATATAATCACCCTATCATACTTACTATCAAACACTCCATGTAATCCAATACCGTTATAGTGGTTATCCGTGTTTGCCTCAGGATAGTAACGTAATAGTTCAAATGCTAAATGGTCTGTAAAGAACTTATTAAGTCCTGAACCAAATGCAGATAAGTCAGTAGCTTGTAAACCTTCAATTAAAAACACTTGTCCTCTCTTAGCATCTACTGTAATCTGTCCATTAGGAATCTTTAATAAGAACTTATTCTGACTTCCTACATATCCAAGGTCTGTTTCAGCAAAGTCAATTGGGGGAGCACTCTTAAATAATGTGTCATTACCTAGATAAGCAGCTTGTGGATTACTAGTTTGAACTGTAAGCATTGTATTGTATAACAATGACTTGTTCTCAAACCTAGCCAATATAGCCTTGTTCTGAATACCATCTAGTGATACAAGACCACCAAAGTTTTGAGGGAAATCAAAGAATGCTGTAGCACCATAGCTTAACCAGCTATTCACTCTATTGTCAGCAAATGCATCCTGAGGATCTGAATAAACAGCTCTAAACGGATACTTAGTGTAACAAAGTTGTTCAGTCCAATCTGCAGGCAAGTGAGTAAATACATTCTCTCTGTTTTGCTTTGAGAATGTTACATTATAATAATATGTATTATCAAATACAATAGGAACCACAGACTCTTGTAACCAGTTATCAGGAATACCTGAGCTCACGTGTGGGAAGAAGTCACCTTCTAGATTATTGAATGCTTGACGTAAATCCACATTATATGAACTTTCACAATAGAAAGAAGGAATACCATAAGCAAACATATACATCTTACCATCGTAGAATGTTCTGTTAGGATTTACTATAGGGGGATTTGTTGCTGAGTTAGGTGCAGGGTTTTGGTTGTTAGGACAATCAAAATTGTGTGCCTTATAAGAAATCATATTCTTTAGCACTGGACCAGCACCATTATTTAAAGAATAGTCTTCTAATACAGATCTAGCTGAGTGCCAGTATTGTGGATAAGCCACATTACCAATCTCATCATAGAATACATCACTATCATCAGGAGAATTCACTCTATTATCAATAAAGAATGGAAGCTTAGTCTTGAATGCAAATCTGCTAATAAATGTATCTCCACCAAATATAGTAGCTGAGTTAGGTGTAGAGAACATTAAACTGTTAATGTCAATGCTTTCTTGGAAACCTGTATCAATTGTATCGTAAGAATATATTTGACCCCACTGATTGATAAAGATGTTCTTTAATGATCCATAATAAGAAACTACATTAATTGCTTCATTCTTATTAGGTACAGAACAGTTGTTCTTTTGTGATATAGTAAATCTTGATGTATCAGAGATACCACTTACACCACCAACTAATAAACTAGGAGTTTGATTAGGGAATGGTAAAGGTATCACTGATGAACCATCTCTAGTATCAACTGTCTTTACATATATAGATGATTCTCTATTGAAGTTGTTGAAATCATGTAAGTCACTTACAGACTGCACTCCAGGGAATACATATTGAGCATTGTCTAATTGTCTTTGCTTGATACCTAGATTGTTATCAATAGCTCCACTGTAATCATAACTAGCTATTGAGTTAAATGAATACCCATAGTTTCTTCTAGTGATTCCATTTATGTAGATGGTCAGATAGGCTTGATATGCAGCAAACATAGCTGATGCATTAAAGTCTACAGTAATATGACCAATGTCCTCACTAGATTTAAGAGCATCACGTTGAGCCTCTGCTGTGAGAAGCTTATACATAGCATTCCTCTTAACCTCTACAAAATGAGCTATACCACCACCAAACATAACGTTCTCAAGTTTCATGACAGTTCCTAAGAAAGGTTGTCCGAAAGATGTTTCAGGTGAGTTAAATACCATTCTGTATTTAGATTCATCTGTAGCAAATGCATCTAGTTTATTAGGATATTTTAATGATCTTCTAGTTGATAGTTTAGTGATAGTAGCATCTGATGTACCACCAATGATTGTTGGAACAGTTGTAGAATTAACAAATTGAACAGCTCCAACATTAACTATAGTGACAACAGTGTTACCTGTTAGTGGATCTTTAGATTCAAATGTTGTAGTGCTATTACTAGTTAGTCTATAAGTATCATAAGGAACTATAGTAACTACTGCTGTACCAGAAGTAATGATAGGTGTACTTAGAGAAAATATATTAGTTGGAGATGAAACAAGTGTTTCAGTTACTAGTGTATTTGAAAAACAGTCTGTATATTCTACAATAGTAGATCCTGTGGTAGCAAGTTTGTACGTGATACATTCATCACAATAACCATTATTATTATCAAGAAGGAATTCATCCTTATTAAGATCGTTATATGGATAGTTAGGGAAGTAGAATTCTGTTTCTTCTCTCTTATACTTACCTACGTTTCTAAGAATACCTTTACCTACAATAGATCTATTTGTACTTCTGTCCCCTCTTACAATCTTAAATCCTGCAACGCTTTCTTTCTGTGCCTGTGTAAGATTAGATGCATACACTAAGTATGCAACTTGTTGAACATCAATCTGTACACCCATTGGGAATACAGCATCATTTTGCATCACTGGTGCAAATGCTCCTCCCAATGTGTATGTAGGACTTTCGTATATAGGACTTACAAGAACATCAGGAAACTTATGGTGTCTGATAGGTTGACTAGCAAGATCACCCCATAAATCTATGTTACATGGATAGGTGTCTGTTGATTCCCAATAAGCAAACTCACCATATTGGTAAGGTCCTTTATAAGATTGACTTGGTGAATATCCAGGAGAAAACCCTGTTACAGAACCTGTGTTGTAAATCTTCCAATATGGTGCACTTGCACCCTCTCCAATAAAGTCAGGATTACTGCTTGGTACATCTGGTTGAGAACCTTCATTAGCACTAATCATTCTACCAGGAATATGGAAACCATCTGTTTGCTTACCGTTCTTAAGCAAGAACACTATCTCAAATGCATACACTTCATCTCTTAGATAACCTCTAAAATTTGTAGCGTTTAGTTCATCAGCATAGGTTTCTGTACTAGGGATTCTATAAGTTTCCCATTTAAGATCAATTTGACTAGCAATTGATTGATAGTTAATTCTATCAATAACGGTTAGGTTATCCCAGATAAGAACATCTTGGGCAGTGGTTAAGTCTTGAGCTATCTCGTAATATGGATATTTCTCAAATATATCAGCAATAGCAAGACGAATCTGTGTAACGTTCTGTCCTGTATAAGTTATGGTTCTAGTGTCATCTTCAATAAAATATGTACCAACAAGCTCAACAGAAGCTATTGCATTTATTGTCTTAATTACAGCAAGATTAAAATACTGGAAATATCCAGTGGTATCTAGATTACCAACACTAACTACAATAGACTTACCAACTTGATAAGAGAACTCTGGTGTAGTGACATTGGTATTAGCAATAGGTGTAGGGTTGGTAACAGAGTAGAAAGATGAATAAGCATTACCACTTGCATCACAATACTGAATAGCAAACTGATATGTGCCAGAAGTTAAGTCACCACCAGTTGTAACATCAGTTACTTCTAATGAAGGAATGTTAAAATTAGGTTGAACGTTTAATTGATTACAATCAAGTTCATTGGTATAAATAGGATCACATAAATCAGCATTAGGAGCTAACTTATATGGAATATTATTTAGGTCTATGTATCTTCTAGGATTAAGACCATCTGTCCAATACACTTCTGTAGTGCAATTGGTAATCTTATGAACAGCTTTAAGGATAGGATATTTTACATCAAAGCCTAAACATTTAGCACTTACGTATATACGATATACACAATCATTGTTATCCATATATCCAATCTGACTATCTTCTGTTTCAGGATTAGTTAGAAAGAATACATGTTTATTTTGTTCAACAATGAAATGAGTTCCTATTAAATGATACCCTGTAGGAAAGTCTAGACATAACTCATTACCTGGCTCATTCTGATAGTTTACAGAATCTGAGTCAAAGTTCTCAACACTAGCATTCAATGCATACGTAAGCTTACCCTTCTCAACCTGATTTACAGATTGATCCATGTTTAAGCCAGATATAGCACTGTTGTACTCCTGCTTAATATTAGTTGTTTCTTCTCCAGCCATATCTGTAACTTCTATTTGGTAGTTCGTATCTGTTAAATCTGTTTAAGTCTTGGATGATTCTTCTTTGCTTAGCCCAAGCATCTTGCTTCTTCACCTCAATATCAGCCATGATAAATGCTTCATCAGCCATCTGTTTATAGTTCATCATCTTCCTCTCTAGCTGATTGTATGTCTCATCGTTAGTTTGGTTAGTAAGTGTTTCCATCATTTTGTATTTGATGAAAGCCTCAACAAACTCTCTAACACGATAGTTATCTGGAATCAATTGATTACCTATTCCATCATAAGCTGTAGAATAGAATATCAAATGAACTACGCCATTTCTAAAGTTGGTTACAAACTTGTTATCTCTAATGTCAAATGAATCTGCAGCAGAGCTACCAAAGTTTGCACAGTCTAATGTACAATGAGCTTGTACAGAGATGTTACCTGGTTTCAATAAGTATTGTCTATGATATTCTACAGCCACTTGTTGATTGGTCTTATATACAGCTTGAATAAGCTCAGGCATGCACGTAGGACAACCTGTTGTACATTCTAGATTGGTACAAGGAGCTCCTCCAGAAATAACAGGACTAACCTGTATTGTTGTTTGAGAAGCAGCTTGAGAATAGAATGAATTAGCTGTTTGATAAGGATAGCCAGGGATTGATGTACATAACCAAGCTTCTCTTACAGCAAAGAAGTTATCAGGAAGCCTAGCTTCAAAGTCCTCAATATATAGAAGCTGTTCGCTAATAACATAAGAAGACCTTCCTAGTTTCCTAAGACATTTATCCAGGTATGTAGGGAATAACAAATCATCTACAGCACCTGTATCGAAGTAGCTTTTAAACTCTTCTTTCACAGTCGAATAGACAGGCTCAGGGGAGATGAAGTTATACTTGTAGTAATATGACATTTATTTTATTTTTTCCATTCACGATAAATATGTTGATATTGATCGTTGGTTTTTAGATAGTGAGATAGTAACCTAGAGGTTGTACGAGATGGTTTGAAATACCAGAGTTTCATGTTCTTGAATCTGGCTGATTCTCTAAACCACATCCATCCAAAGAAATATCCTTCAGTATGGTAATTAAAATTGTAGATTATTTTACCCTTCTCTTTAGATCTTTTCCAATCAACTGGTAGGTTAACATATTCCTTACCATCGATTAGTTTCATCTTCTTCCTCTTCTTCTTATTGATTGAGAAGTCACCAAATCCAAAAGGAAGTTTAGCTTTCTCTCCAGTTTCTAGAATATAGTTCTTGAAGCTCTCATTATACAAATAGATGATGTTTCTCCATTGGTCAAATGAGATTTTTACGGAAGGGTTCTTTTTACAGAAATTATTGTAGTTTTCTTTGCTGGAGCTTCTCCAATCAACTTTTGTTCGCATTAGTTTGCATTGGTTGTGTTTGGTGCTTGACCATCCACCCCATCTGATGTTTGATCTGTTTTCAATCTGAAATAGGTCGATAACAGCTTTTGAGATGTCAGTTCTAGCACTTGCTTTTCTAAATAACCAGGGCAGCCATATTCTTTATCTAGAGGGTTTTTACAATAGTCTTCTAGATTAACATTATCACTGCAACAGCATTCAGCAAACATGATCTCATTAGGAACATCTTCTTCAAAGAAAGCAGAAATTCTAACAGCTTGTAATAAAGGATTATTTACATATAAATATCCTCCATTAGCAATCCAGTAGTATTGCTCATTCTTGACGATTGGAAGTTTTAAGAGATTTAAATATCTATTGATAGTAACCTCTTTTAACTTTTTGCCTTGCCCACTCATAGCGTTTATTGAATAAACACCTTGAATGAGGTATTGATAATTACCCTCGCATATACGAGGAAGTTTAAATTTTGTTCTAGCTACAGTACAAGGATCCACATAATCACAACATTCAGAAATAGGAACTTCTACCAATTCCAAACAAGGAATGGTAGTAAACAAAGTATCAGTAGCCCAAAGCTTTCTGAGATTTGTTTCACGTTTTACTAATAAAAGTGTGTTGTTCTTAATCTCAGATGCCACCACTCTATCAGTGATGAGGTTATCTGTTGATAACAATTTGTGCATTGCACGTACATCTGAAACTAATTTCCTTAAAGTTGCCATTATAAATACTGTTTGAATATATTTGTCATTCCCTCAGCTTGATCGATTAAGAATGCTGTCACCTCAGCTTTAGACATTGTGTGACCATTCTTATCATCCCAAAGGCTCTTAGCATTTGAGAAAGCTGGAATTTGGTAAAATTTAATACCGTTAAAATCATGACTCACTTCATGGTGCTTATCTCCTGTGAATATATAGAAGTTATGGTGGAATGACCATTGGTCTCTATATTCTATTGGGAACAGTCCTGCAAGTTTAGCTGGCTTAATTGCATCTCCATGATTGAACATTAATGCTGAATTGCCATAACTTACATACTTTCTATACTTAGGAGAGCTGTCAATTGTAAGTCTGTTTGTATTTCTAAAATACGTTTGTAACCAATTAACCATATGCCATCCTACAAACTCATCGTGATTACCAGCTACATACACTACATTAACATGTTTAGCATATTGTAATAACATTGTAATCATTAACACCTCATGGTCACATATATACTCAAATGAAGTTTGATATGTATGTGTATTCTGTTGAGGGGTTCCTTTTGTAGTTGCATTGGTGTACTCACTATTAAACTCATCTGAGCCAATAATGTATGTGATTTCTTCTAGGTTGTTTGAAAGTTGAGCTTGTGCAGCAATCACTTCCACCTTATACATAATCTTAGCTAGTCTATCTACTATATTGTTATTACCATCTACATCCCATTTGTTCAAATGAGAGTCTTGTTTGTTGATAACTAACATACCATTTGGCCTCTCTGGGTCAAACTTAGGACTCATAACTTCCTGACTAACAGGCTGATATGAAGCTAAAAAGTCCACAAAGCTATCTTGAAAAACTTGCTCTGCAGACTTCTTTGCTAGCCAGGCTTTAACCTGCCAATGGGGATTTCCACCATTCCCCCAGAAGTTCTGTACATATTTAGTTATTTCCCATTTATCTGTGTCTATGTGACACTTCTCAATTAGTTCGTCTAAACTCTTAACTTCTTCGCTAAAGTTAGCTACCACCTCACCAACACCCTTACTGATGTCCTCTGTAAACTTAACTATTACATTCTCTAGCTCAGCAATGTAATTTCCAACCTCAGCATCTTCCTCACTCTTCTCTTGATTTCTTAATTCTTTTAATAACTCATCCACCTCAAACTCTGTAATTCCAAGCTTATCAGCATAGAATTGTTTACTCTTTTTCCAATGTAGAATCTCTTCTAGCTGTTGTAGCAATGACTGGTTTTCAGACATATATGGTTTAATTTAGTTAAAATTAGTGTAAAGGTACGAACTAATTTTGACATTTACAAAATTTAATTAACCAATTTAATTATATACATTAATCAATTTGATTAGAGTTTAAACAAAAACCCCCAGCCTAGAAAGGCCAGGGGATACCTTGTAAAACCAACAAAACAAGGTTTTTGATATTTTAAGGACAGTTAGTAAATCCTGTTGAAAATATTGCATATAGTATACCGCCTGGATTAACTGTTACAGATCCTGTAACTACCCATACATTTCCTGGAGAGGTTACTCTATCATTGATTGAAAAAGTTCCAAACGGATACTCTTCAGAATATTCTACAGAACTATCTTCACAATTTGTTATTTGATACCACACAGATAACGGACTTATAGTGGTGGTAGTTGTAGTTGTAGATGAACTAGTACTAGTTGTAGTGGTTGTAGTACATGGTACTATAGATATATCTGTATAGTTTGTACATATTCCTGTAGACATAACACGAACGATTGTTGTACCGTTAGGAACTAATGTAGATGTGTATCCAGCCAATAGACTAGATCTTGATACACCTGTTTCAAAAGGAACAGAGTATGAGTCTACATTTGAATATAGACTAAATGGTCCTGTTGAAGAACCAGCTGTTGTTAATGTAATTAATACTGTCATATTATAAGTTTATTGAAAATTAGTTTAACACGTTACAAGTGCTGCTGCATTTACATTTACATTCAAGTAAGTAATTATACTACTATTAATATTATTTATAATGTAAGGATTAGAACGACCGCACAAACTTGTAAAATCATTATCTAAGTTGCCTACACCTATACCAAATTCAATATCATTATCAGACAAATCAGTTAATCCAAAATATATAGTTTGACCACCATTGAATGATAACCCTCCATAAGCATCCCAAGAAGGATATACAGCTAGAGGTAAAGTTGATGTAGTCCACAATGTCCATGTTCCTCCAAAATTAGTACTAAACCAAATTTTAAATTGTTGAGAAGTTGAAGAAGCACTTCTAGGACGGAAACTTACAGGATAAGCTATTGCAGATGTTGTAGTAGTAGTGGTAGTTGGTGTAGCAGTAGTTGTGGTAGTTGTAGTACTTGTACTAGTAGTAGATGTACTAGTAGAAGTGGAAGTAGTAGATGTAGATGTACTAGTTGTTGTTGAGGTAGAACTAGATGTTGTACTAGTTGTTGTTGGTGTTACTGTAGTAGTTGTTGTAGTGGTGCTATAAATACAAGAGTTTACCAATGTACAGAACATCACCTTTAAAGATGGGTTCTGATTGATTACAGTGATAAGGGTTTGTACTAGCTCTATAGGATCAAGTGCATTATCTAATTTCTGCATAGCTACGTTCATACCATCTCCTGTATCAACTCCTGAATTAGGAAGATTAGGACCATTGTATTGAATAGATGATGTAGGAATAGGATAACCAGCAAACCACCCATTATCACATTGCTGTGGATAATAAGCATTCACTGTATTTTCAAAGCAAGGGGTACCAGGTACGCAAGCCATTATAAGTTAGTTTAATCGATTAAGGAATGTACATGATGTAGTAGCAAGCACGTACAGGTTGAATATTAGCATGACCTAATCCACCACCTGTGTTACCATTAGTTACAGTTACACCTGTGTAGGCTCTAGTTGTTGTAGTAGCTACTTGTTCAGTGCCCACCATATTACCTGCAATATTTTCAATTCTAGTGATAGGGTTACCATCTCTTGTACTATTGTAATCCCACTCAGCAACATTTGATACAGCTGTTTTAATTGCTGTATAATGACCTGGGTCAACAACAGTTGCAGTATGTGAGTGTGCAGGGATTTGTGTAGCATTTAATATTACAGTGTTAGCACCACCACCATCTCCAAGAGCATAGTTAGGGTTACCAACATTAATAGGATTAACAGCAGCATCTAGAGCTCCACCACCCATACCAACAATAGCACCTACAGGAACACGTCCTCTTTTATCAGGAGTTCCATTTAAACCATTACATAGGTAGATTTTGTCAAACCCATCAGCAGCAATACCTGCTCCAGTGATATCAAAGTAACTTAACGGACCATAGTATTCTACAGCTGTATAAGGAATCATCTTTGTATAGTTCTGTGTAGGAGCAAGACTATCTAAGTAAGCTTGAATTAAAGTGTTTAAATCAGAAAGCTTTACATAGTTAGTATCTAGATCAAGAGCTAATGCAGCTAGGTCTACACCTAATTGACAAAGCTTTGTAATAACAGCCTGAACAACAGCATGTGTATCAGAAGAGGCTGTTACACCTGTAAGACAACCTACATTGTAATCAGCATTCAATACAGCAATATCAGCTTCTACAGCATCAACTTGTACCTGTAAATCACATGCAGCTTTTACTAAAGCTGTAAATAAATCTAAAGCAGAAGGATCTCCACACTCTGGAAAACAAGGAGGAAGATATTGTGTAACTAGTTCACAATAATCGTCCAAATCTATAGTGATAGAGATTCCTGTTCCATCTAGGAAACTAACCACTTTATTAATAAGAGATTGTTCTACAACAAGAAGATTATCACCAGATTCTATTTCTAAAGAAGGAACAGATTCTCCTGTGTATCTAACACATTTATCAGAAACAATCTCTACACAACCGTTATAACAATTTGTACAAGACATTTTATAAATTATTTATGAATTAAGATTTTTACTTTACTCGCTATCATCTTTACGGTAAATTGACTACAATAGTCAGGGTTACAGAACTTGTAAGTCAAGATCCTTTTATAATTTAGTAAATCACCAATTACAACTCCTGGCACAGGATAGTTTAAAGAGAATACGATATTGTTATATTGATTGTTAGCTAAGCTTGTTAACTTGCAATCAATATCAGCTAATAGTACAGGTATAGTTGTACAATCAATACAGTTTGTAAGCCTTGGTGATAACATTTTTTATTCTTTGAGTTGCTTGCTTCAGCTTGTAGTTACATGCTGAACATAAGCCATTAATTAATTGACATCCACATCCTACTTTGACGCCACAGTCTCTACAGTTTGCCATTTTATTGGAAATTAATTATGTAGTTATTTCCTGAACAACCACAATTGGTTTTAATAAAGTTGTTAAGCATTCTATCTGCTTGTATATACAGTTTGTTAGAAGTGTCTACAGCACAGTTATTAGCTGCAGCAATAGAACCCTGAATCATGTAATATACACTATTTAAATCCACCTTAGCTTGTGTCTTGATAGCAAGATCACATTCCATCATATCAAGCTTCATAAAAGCATTGTCAAATTTCTCTTGTAGTTGTTCAACACGAATGATGGTTTTAGTAACAAAGTTATCGTACGCAGGAGCAACAGAATATGTTAATGTATAGATTCCATCAGGTAAAGGAATCAAAGGAGCTCCTACAACACTAAGTCCTAATGAGGCTGAATTAAATATATTAAAGTCATTAACATTAAATGGTAGAAATACAGGTGCAAATCCAGGCATTGTTATTTCAATAGTTGGAGAAGAAACAACAGGAGGATCTGTATCATAAATTGATGCATCAGCCACACCTAGTGTTAATGTATTATAAGTTGGTATTACTAGTATATCTAATATCATGTCATTAAAATAAATATGCCAGAGGACTTGAGAAATATCCTCTCACCCTCTGGCATAGGTTATATGATTCTACTTGTATTCTATTAAGGAATCAAAGTAGTTGTTGTTGAAGTACTAGGCCAAACAGTAGTTGTAGTAGAAGTTGTACTTGTGATAGGACCGCTATCATCAGTAACAGGACCTAAACCAGCAACTAAGATTGCCTCGATTGCAGCAGTTGCACCACTAGGGATAGCAAGAATAACTGTACTATCTTCATAGATGTAATCACCCCACTGATACTCAGATCTGTTATACTCATTAAACTTAATGTAATAAGTGTCATAAGTAGTACCATCAGTTACCCAAGACTCAAAGTTCTCGTTGTAACCAACCATTCTGTACAAATGCTTAAGGTAACCAGCTTGGTAGCTATAGAAGTTTTTCTCTAATTGCTTGATCTCATCTGAAGTACCAGATACATAAGAAGCACGTTGAGTAACTACAGCCTCAGCAACGATGTTACAATTGTCAGCAACGATGAAGTCAGCAGTTGTAGCTGGTCCACTGTACACGAAAGTACGGAAGTACATACGATCGTATTCCCAAGGGAAAGCAGCAACATCACATGGTTGACCATATTTAGTTAATGGTTTACCAGAGATAACTAACTTAGCGTTCTGATCGTTACCAACTCTTTGGAATTGATAGAAAGTGTTGAAGCTAATGTTGTCAGGGTTGTTACCTGGAGCAGCTTGTTCAAACTTTAAGATAGCTTGATCAATAAAAGCAGGAACATCAACATCTGCACAAGGATCGCCACCACACTCTAAACAAGGAGCAACAACTGTAATAGAACGGGTAAAACCGTTGAAATACAATGTGTCAATGTAAGAAGAATGAGCACGTAATGTGAATGTTACAACTTCACCAGCTTTAACGTTAAAGTTACCAATCTGAGTTACTTGGTTAGCAGCAACTGGATTACCAGTCACCTTGTACCATTCTGTAACGTTAGATTTGCAAGAAGAACCTGTAGGACATCCAGAAATTTTGTCTGAACGCTTAGATCCTTGTAAATAAGTGTTAACTCTACCTTGAGCCAAATAGAAATACGGTTTAGCAGCAATGTTACCTGCAGTAGCTACAGAGTAATCGCTTCTAAAGATGCCAAACTGACCTGCGGTCAAGTTTTGCGTAGAAGTACCAGGACTAGGTAGAGTGTTTCCTACTGGTACCACGAAGAGGGTAGTTAATGAAAAATCAGCCATTTTGTTTTATTTAAATTGTGAAAATAACTATTCGTTTGTCTGAATTCTAAACTGAGCACTTTGAACTGCAGATTGATTCTCTGTATACATTGCTAGATTTTGAACTGTTAAGTCTAACAACTCATCTTCCAGGTATGTTTCTAGTTCACAGTTTTGATCGTAAGAATCCTGTCCATCTAACATAACATATCCAGTCTTATTAATATACACTGGGTATCTCATGTATGATACGTATATTTGCTTAGGTGTAAATGTACCATCAGTAAATACAGAAATCTCATCAGAAGATATAGAATTAAACGTTTCTTGATATTCAAATGATGGTCTATAGTGAGTGTTAGTTAAGCAAAATTGCAAATCGCCATGCTTAGCAAGATCTCTATTAATCCATATTTTTCTATCTGTACATCTACCCTTATCTGCAAGTACATAACTATCTATATAGAACATGTATTTTGGAGTGAGTAAGTGTATGTTTGCTTTCCATTGATTTAACTCAGCATTTAGCAATGTTAAATCTAGGGGTTGATGGTTATAATTTACCACCAAACTTTGTAGGTCTTCATAACGCTTTTTAAAAGCATCTAGACCTAAACCAGAAACTGTGTTTTGACCGTCAACCTTCTGTTTAATCAACTTGATCTGAGCTTCATTCAAAGCTAAAATCTTATCTTCCAATTGAATTTGTTGATGCTCGTTAGTCGATAGTTTATTTAGTTTCTGGTCAATTTTATATAATAAACTATCTACGGGTATCATACAGAAGCTATTTTCTTAGTTTTTAATTTTCCTTCCAAGGTTAATAATTCGTCTTGGTTATCTTCATCAGCAAGGAATTTAACTAAATCATCTTCATCCTTAGCAATCTCAAATTCACCTTCGTACACCTTACCATTAGGTTTTAAACGATATACTGAGTGAGCAATGGCTTGCTTAACCAAGTCTTTAATATGGAGTAAGTTTTCCTTCATATCTGCAAATCTGCTGAACACCTCTACAGGGTTTAAACCAGCATGTTTACCATTCTTGAATTCTGTTTGTTTTAATAGGTTATCTACCTGGTTGTATACAGAATCTTCTTTAGTGTCTTCTGTAACAGGTAATCCTAACAATCTTGCCACCTTACGCTTCTTCTCAGGACTCATTGAATCAAACTTGACAATAGCCTTGTTGATCAATTGTTTCTTCTTGAATATCACTGCATTTTCAATTTCATCATCAGCAACGTAAAATTGTGTATCTGCAGGAACTTCACCACGTTCCCAAGCCTGATAGCTAGAGGCAATTGTTGGATGAACTCTTAACCATGCAAAAGCTAATTCTTGAAAAGGATTAGAGAAATCAAAGTAGTTATCACCATCCATCAACTTAACAGCTTGTACATGTAATGTATCATCTGTAGATGTAGACAATCCATAGTTCCAGAAACTAGAACGAGGACCTAAATCAACATCACCCAAAGAAGCTTCAAGTTTCTTTTTAAGTGCTGTAACTCTTTCAACTTCCATTTCTCTTTCAAGACTATCACCCATCCTACGGATGTATGTAGCATTAGGATCTAAACCAGTTCTGTACTGTCCATCAAGTTCCTTGTAAGGATACTTAAATACACCTGTTCCAGGGATTCTAGTTAAGCCTTTCTGTGCAAGTCCACCCTGCATAGTTTGTAACTGAGAGTTGTTGTAATCTTTCTTTAATGTAGAGATTTTTCCTATCTTACCCATATGTAGTTGTTTTTGTTTGGTTTATTTTTGCAGATGGGTTCTCAGCGAAGAGAGTGCAATACAAACATGTAATCTGTATCCATCCATCTGTGTGAGAAGACTCCCCCACGTGGAGTAGTGGGGGGGAATTCTTCTCGGTAGGTTATGCCTAATCGTTAGATTAGAATTGTGGTATTTCTTCGATTAATACTGTACGTGATAAATCTTCAATGAATACATCACAACGGTCTTTCATCCAAATCTCATAACCAGGGAATTTGTTCGCAGAACTCATACCTTGAGACTTAGCAAAACCTAAGTGGTGACGAGTTCCATCGATATAACCCCAAGTCATTGAAGGAGCACCCTTCATACGTACTTCACGGATGTTGTTTACCATTGAACCATCGCTCATTGGAGATACATCAAACACCATGAATACAGGAGTAGATTTTTTGTTCTGACCGAATTCTAAGTTAGTTTGAGGAAGGTCTAATTCTTTTAAGTGAATTAGTTCAACACGACCTGTTTCACGTGTAACCATTGCATCGAATGCAAAGTTGTAAGTGATGTGTTGACCTTCTCCTTGCATGTAGCGATTACCAGAATCAGCCATGAAAGTTAAACCAGAATTAAGTGCATCATTTTTAAGAGCTTGTTGGAACACATCGAAACCAGCTTCGTTAGTGTACATTTTAACTCTACGATCCTTAACATCAACACGTCTGTAGAATAAGTCACCAAACACTGAACGAATCAAGTTTGCAGTGAACTCACCACGGTTGTATTGTACTAAGTTACCGTTGTTACGCATTCTGTGGTATACACCAGCAGATGTACGCTTTAATTCTTGCTTAGAACCATTAGTCTTCACGGTACCAGGCTTAGCCCAGATCATACGCTTAACTTTTAATTCTAACATAGACTTACGCATCCAGAACTCAATAAATGGTTCCCACTTAACATCGTTACGAGTTAAAGGTAATTGGTTACGTCTTTGTGGAGCATATACTAAGATGTCAAGAGGCTTACCAGAAGCATCACGCATCATTTTGTCATCAGCCCACTCAGTGATTTTGTGCTCATAACCATATGCAGAACCTAAAGATTCAAACATAGTGATTTGCTCACCTAAACGAGGAAGACCTAATAAGTCTTGATCGAATTCACCGATAGCAGCATCAACTAATTCTAGTTCGATACCAGTTTGTAAGAAAGTAGCACTTACGTAATCTACTTGAGGGTTGTCAGTCACAAGAGTGAATGTGTACAAGAAACCAGCGTTCCAAGGTTGAGGATCTTTGATAACGTAGAAACGAGGACCATACTGACGAGTACCTACAGAAACAATAGCGTTCTTAGAGAACTCATTTGTGTCAATTACAAGAGAAAACTCTTGACCATCGATACCTGGCTTATCTAAAGCTAGAGTGGTATCAGGGATGTCAATGATTTTTGGAAACTTGTAAGGAACTTGTACTTGCCACTTCCAAGCATCACTGTTATTATCGATATAGTAAGGAGTGCTCTTGTTAATCATATCCAAGAAGTCATTACTGTAAAGAGAACTCTGAGTATACAAACTGATAATTTTCTTATCATAATCTGCTGGCTCAGTTGAGTGAAAGCTTTCCAAGTGGTTAGAATCTGTCAACTTACCCACTGCACGCTTGTCCATAGACGCAACGCGAGCATACGTAAAGCCAGTTAAACCTGGAATTGTTTGAATTGCCATTTTGTTATTTTTTTAATTAATGTTTATAAATTGTTTATTGAAACCATGAAGTTGTAGGCTTAGGCTTATTTCCTGTTTTTGTAGAACTTTTGCTAACTTGTCTAGCAACTTCACCAAACAATTCATTTGACTTTTTGGTGATACCAGTCTTTTGTATTGTAGATAGAGTAGGGTCCTTTTCTAAAATCTTTAATAAAAGTCCAATCTTAACCTTTGTTGCATGGTTTTCAGGACGTTTAAGTTCTAGAATAGTGCGATCAAAATCTGTGAGAGTCTCACCAGATGCTGTCTTATACTTATCTACTAACAGGAAATCTTGTAGTTCACCAGCCAATTTAGGGTTCAGAGGAATACCGTCAAACTCTTTTGTTTTTAGTTTATCTTGTAATACTGACTGAACGTTTTGAAAGTATTGTTGTTTAACAGCAGCTTGCTGTTGTAATCTTCTTTCATTCTCTTGCTCCATTTCTTGAAGCTTTGCAGCTTCTTTCTTAACCAACACTTTGTGGTGTTTAGTAGCAACAGTTTCCAAATCACCATAATTCTTAAGTCTTTCAACTTCTGTTACAACATCCTCAGGATCAAATCCTTGATCGTTGAGGGCTTGTTTAATTACTGCAACTTGGTTAGATTCGTCTGCTAAGTCCATCTCAGCAAAACTCTTTATATTATTATAAGTACCGAAATACTCTTTTGGATCTACTCCTTTTACAAATATGGCATCAAACGCTTGTTGATAATCTTCTCCAAATTGACCAATGAAGTTATTTACCACTTCAATAGCTCCTTTCTTCTTCTCAGCTTGGAAACGCTCAAGAAATTCTTCAGGAGTAGAGATTGCAGCTTCTTCTTCATCTTCATCATTGGTGAATACACCAAGTTTGAAAAGGTCTTTAGATAAAGATGTAAATGCACTAGCTGGCTCATCACCATCTGCTTCATCATCATCATCATCATTTGTATCTACAGGAGCTTTTGCTTTGGGAGTTGGAGCAGGAGAATTATCTTCATCCTCATCCTCTTCATCATCTCCACCTAGTAAAAAGTCCTGTAAAGATTTTTTATCATCTTCTTTCTTTTCCTCATCATTCTCTTCTGTAGTAACAGGAGCTACTGTCTTCTTTGCAGGTTTAGGTGCAGGAGCAGGTTCATCTTTAATATCTTGGATATCATCAGGATTGCTGGTAGAAGTTTCAGGAGCAAATAAATCACTTAAAAGCTCTTGGTTTCCCATACCCATTTCCATAGTATCTTGAATACTAAAGTTTCCCATTGATGGGTTTTCTAGATTTTCAGCCATATGTAGTTTGTTTTATTATTGGTTTTCAGATGTAAAAGTATATTATTCTAATTTAATACCAAAGAGGTAGTGCACTATAAGGCTCATTATTCACGATAATATAGCATTAATGTAATTCACTCTAATCAAGATTGTTTGTAATTGTGTCATTTATTAGCCTATAACTCTTAATTGGAGCTAGATCAGTGAGCGTAACTTGTTGAATTTCAACACCCCACTTCCTTGCTTCAACCCTTACCTTCTTGGTTAATGTGTTATCAAGTTCCGCATCCGTACATTCTTCCAGGGACATAGACATGATTACATTTTTTATGACACTTTGTGACATGTCAGCTATTGCATCTTGGGCATCAAACACTTCTAACAGGAATGTTTTAACATCTGATATCTTGTATTTGATTACACCCTTGACAACAATGTTCTGTCTATCACTAGTATACAAAGATTGTGCTGGAAGACTTAATGTTGTCACAACGACATGTTGCTCAATCACTTCATCTACAAATGGTATCTTTGGATGGAATCCAGGTTTTAACACCTTTTTAAATTTACCAAATCTTAGAAGTACAGCCTCCTCGTAATCCCTAATAATAATACCAGGGAGTACGTCTGAGCCAAATTGTAACACAACGTCAATCAGCCTATCTAACATAATTACTTAGTTTTCTTACTTGCTCTGTTCTTAGCATTCACTTTAGCAACAGCTAAATCATTTGCCATATTCTCTCTAGCTATTTGATTTTTCTCCTTTTCAATTTTTAGTTTCTGGGCAGCTAATGTATTTTTAGATTGAATATCGTTAATCTTTGCTTGGTAATCCTTAGCAGCTTTTGATTGCTCAAACGCTAACTTGCTGATTTCCAATACATCTGGAACTCCTGATGTATCCATATCAGATAGAGGACCTGACTTTGATTCAGCAGCAATAAGAGCAATCTCTTTCTTATTGATTCTATCAAGCTCAGCTTGGTAGTTATCATTAGCCAATTGCTTATCTTGAATTTCTTGAGCCTGTTGTAATTGAGCCATAACTTGTTCTTGTTGTTGCTCTTGTTGTTGCTGTTGCATATCCAACTGTTGTTGTTGCATAGCATCTTGCTTATCCTTAAGACTCTTGAACACCTTCTTCATCTTACGTACAGAATCAGTGCTGTAAAGTTCAATGATGTCATGTAATGAACCACCATTTTGTATAACAGCTTGAGACAATCCACGCAATTCGTTAAACATTTTCTGATCTTCAGGACGATTGGTTAAGAACACCTTAAGGTCACGGAATCTGAGATCAGTTCCATTCACCTGTACGAAAGCAGACTCTCCATCAGATGTAATGTATGATAGGGTGGATTGTGGTTTACTAGATTCTACATATAAAGCAGCATCAATGATAGCTTGGTACAATTGACCAAGAACATACTCATGAGCTACGAATAAAGGTTCTGTTTGAGAATAAGACTGTGTAATAGCTGTGTTTGTACCTGTAGCACTCTCACTAGCTGATATAGATCCCATTCTTTGTTTAGACATACCTACAAGTTCCCAACACTCTTGCTTAAGTTGCATAGCTAATGTGTAACGAGATTGAATCTCCTGCGTACGTGTAAGGTCAATATCTCTAAACTGGTTGAAGCTAGAAGGGCTCTTTAAGTTTTCAGGAGAGTCATCAATAAATACAACCCCTCTGTTACGAGCTTCTAGTTCCCAAATATCTAAAGCATCTTGAGCATCACCGTCCTTAGGAACAGGAATATGTCTGATGGATGTTAGATACACCTTACCAACTTCCTTCTCAAGAAGTGTGTAAAGCTGGTTCATACATACATTATATAACACTTGGAATGGTTTCATTAAGTCTACTAAGCTTTTAGCTTCTGTATTCTTAACCTCATGAACTAATCCAATGATAGGGCAATAGCTTAATAATTTGTATGGTTTAATGTGGTATATGTCTGGACCAATCTTAATACCCTGATACCATTGGTTAATCCAACCCCATTCTAGAGAAATCTCTGTAGGGATTGTCTTACTCTTATAGTTTTCATCAACAAGCATAGATTGCTCATTGCCCATTTCATCTGTATAGATTAACTTACCAATCTTCTTCTTAGAGATCCAATAAGCTCTAACCACCACATACTTATAACCAAATGAGCTTACATTAGATGTAAGACCCAAGAAGTCTTTAAGTCCATCATCGTTCTCTTTCATCTCTGATTCAATGATCATTCTAGTTTGTAGAACTAATGGATCATATGTATCATATTGTACTGAATCAATACCAGGTGTCGCATTTGGATTACCAAGATTTGATTCACGTACATTGATCAAACCATAGTCTTGTAAAGAACTACGTAAGTGATCTATTTCATCTTTAGTTAAATCAGGGATAGCCTCAATTATCTCAGATAGTTCCATCACCTGTACAATACCAGCAGCGTATGCTCCTTGTGCTCTACCTGTAGGATCTGAAACATACTTTCTATCTGGTGTAGTTAGGAACCAAGTGTTCTTAGGGTTAGCCACCTCAATGTTAAATCCAAGCTTTGAGTTGTCCTCATATATATGATAGAACTCTCTAGCTGAAATCAACATATCTCTGAAGGCATCTTCTGATTTCTCCTTAAGATTAAACTCTGCCTTCTGACATGTAAGAATATGGTTAGCCCACTTCTCAGCGATAGATGTATAGCTATCAAGCTCATCTTTCACTTGTTCCATTGTCATTTGCTCAAGCTCTTCTTCTTCTAATTCAGCTCCTTGTAAATCAGCTTTCTGTAATATCTTTTGTTTAGCTTGATTAATAATGTATTCCTGTAGAATACCAGTTTTGAATTCTAGTTCTTCAGCTTGGCTATCATCATCAAATGCCTTCACACGGAAAGCATCTGGTCTTTTAGAAATCTCTCCAACCAACTCATTAAGAGGAGTGGTAATGATAGAATACATCTTCACATACGAAGGAAGATTTAAGTTAGCTTCTAATGTTTGTGTAAAGCTACTTACAACAGGCTCTTGATAGAAGTCCTCCATACGCAAAATACCCTTGACAAGATCATAGTTCTTGACAAAGGTGTCTCTGTTCTTCACATACTCAGCGTATGATTTGTTGGCAAAATAATCCATTGTGTTTTTAATCCAACTCTCATCTTGCTTCTCCTTCTCAGTTTTGAACTGATCTGGAAATATATTTAAATATGCATACCTAATCGTAGCATCTTTTGTATACCGTATAATTGCCATTATGTAAAAAGTTTACGTTTTCTTTTATTAAATATTCCTCTTGATGTAGAAAATAAAGGGTTCTTTGGTGATCCTGAATGCATTGCTTTCACTCTATCATCACTAGATCCACCAATCTTTCCAAATATAGGATCCATCTTAAGTGCTTGAGCGATAGCTAGTTCTGCAGCAATGATACGGTCAAAGTTTCCCTGGTCATTGTACTGAATAACTTCTTCAAGCAATACAGGATCAAATATCTTACTCACACCCAACACTTCTCTTACAACTTCACCAGCTTCATTTGTCTCTTTGTATATCGTTCCTTCCAAATACTTCTTTAAACAGTTGTGAAGATAATCAATTATCTTCTGACTTGAACGATGTATTCCATATTCACGTCTCACTGTTGTATTTGGAACAATCTCCATAAGCCATTGAGGTTGCTTTTCTAAATAGTGAGCATCTCCTTTAGCTTTCATATATTCTATAAATGATATATCATCATTCTCACAAAGCGTTCTAGCATTGTAATACTTGATAAGAAGTCTAGCTTGTTCTTCCCAAGTTTCCTTCTTTTCAGGTCTAGCACAATACGAAGCTACGAACATATCTTGATATTTCTCACCTGTTAGGTCATGCATTCTTTTATAAACATACACAGATCCTAATGAGCTTGAATATGCAGATTGTCCTTGTCTATAAGGATCGACTCCTGCTACATATAATCCATAAGGAGGATTATCAATAGGGAATTCATATATAACAACAGGAGCATTCTTTTGATCACTATTCTTAAGGGGGAAGTTAGATATAGGAAGTGTATCTGTAAACTCGTGACTTATCTTCTCTCCATCATTGAATAATATAATAGGTGTACCTGTTCTTTCTTGTTGTAATAGCTTACTCTTCTGTCTTTTAGCAGCCTCAATATCAAAGATGTTTGTATCTTCATTGAGGAATATGTCATCCACTTCCTGTGGGTAGTACATCTTTTCTTTTAGATAGGCAACTCTATCACCAGCTTTCTTAAGTCTTTCTAAGTTTTGCACAGTGATTTGGTCAGCTTTCTCTTGGTCACTTACAAGCATCTCAATCTTATGTAAATCAGATGTGTAAGGTTCATTTAGGAAAGCTCCAAGAGAGCTTTTATCTTTGGCCTCCATTCTATATTTATTAGATATAAAGAGTCCATGTATGCGAGCTGTGTCTTTCTCATTATTATATGTAAGGAAATTGAAGTTGTCTACATCGAACATTAAGCTCTTTGCATCCATAAATTTCTTCATATCACCACCCGTCCCAGTAAGAATAGGAGAACATCCCCAGCCATAGGGTGTAGTGAAGCCAGGAATAGCTGCCTGTAAACCTCTAAGAAAATTCCCTTTACCAATCTCATCTATAATTAATTTACGTGGTTTTGTACCTGCAATAGCTTCCTCATTATTACCTTCATCAAGGTTACGAATTAAGATGGAAGAAAAGGGGATACGTTCTCCAGACTTAGTCTTGATACCAAGGGTCACTTGGTTTTTCCAGTTATCCTCAATTCTCTGCCATCTCCAATATTCTGGAATGAAGTTAAGCCCCTTATCAATCTTATCTGTGATAAGCTTAATATCTGGAGCATTCAAACCAGCAATAATGTTTTGTGAGTTTTCATCAAATGTTGCACCCCATGCAATATAAGATGCCTCAATAACGGACTTAGCAAAACGTCTAATACCTAGAATAACTAAACCCTTTCTTTCTTTTTGGGCTCTGTCAATTTCGTTTGTTACCAGCCACTCGTTATCACGTAATAAAGGATTAGCATATTTCTGTGCAATCCTTCCATACTCATCAATAACATCCACCTCTGTATGCCAGATGTTTAGGTGCCAATATAAAAAGGGGTTGATATATACACCCCCCATCATACAGCCATTTAAACATAGGTCTTTATGAAAATCATAAAACGGTTTATATTCATCAGATGCTCTGTCTGGCAGACGCTTCTGATTGATAAACCAGTCTTTGTAATCTATACTCTGTATGTGTACACTACTCATTATCTTCTGTTCTTAAGGAACTCTTCTGCAGCACCAGATAATTCCCCTTTACCTCTCACTTCCACCTTAGCCTCTTCAACACTTCTTAGCTTGTCTACCACCTCAATAAGAGCTAGGTAGTTCTTCATTGTCTCTTGTACAAACTTACCTTGTGCCTCAATAGAAGCTATCACCATTGGTAACATGCCTCCCTTAGCTGTAGGTTTCCACTCAATCCTATCTTTTAGTTCATGAAGAGGGTTTGCATCTACATATTGTTTCCAAGATGTAAGTTGTGCTTCAGCCCACTCAAGCTCTGTATTTATAAATGTAGTTTTTTTAATAGTTGTCGCCATAATCTTCGTCTTCTTCTTTTAAAATATTGTCCAGATCCATTCCTTCCTTAATAATCTTATCAAGCTCAGACTCATCTGTATGAGGGACATCCATTTCAAGCTTTGTTTTATACTTGTCCATGGCAAAGGCTAATTCCTTATCTGTCATTCCCCATATATCTCCATATTCATCAAGAGCTGTAGCTATGTGTCTTCCCATATTATACTCTGGGAATCCCTTATGTAGTTCTTGAAGCGTATGAATTACACTGTTGTAATAATTCTTCTTACTCACTGTATTTATAATAATTGGTTTAAGTCCTCGTCGGACAATTTTATATTTATTTGTGACTCGTCTGGGTCTAGATTTGTATCTTCCTCAGGAGACATATATGATGTGTTAAAGGCAATACCTATCTTATCCTGTTCTACACCATTAACACCAAGAATATCAATGTAATCCACACCAGAATTGTATATTTCTGTTAAGTGGTCCAATAAGACTGATAAAGGAATCTTTCTTAATATGACATCATGATTATTTTCCATCGATAGCTTGTTTTATTTCATCATATTCGTCATCTGTCATCATCTCTTTCCACTTACCAATAGGGCAAGCACATGACAGACAACTTGTTTTAGCTGATAGTGTACATCCACAATCTATACAATGTACATCTGGTCTAATAGACTTATGCTTTGTAGATATGTTCTCACAGGCATTACAAATGGCCATTCTTTCCTCACTAACATTAGCGATTAAAGCTTTCATTTTAGCTGGAGGAAACAGCTTGTTTCTCCATCCTTCATAAACCTTTGATAGATCAATCATATCTGAGCTTTGGTTTTAGTTGATTGATTGTTATGTGTGTGTTGGCTAGAGTCACTGTAGCAGCATTTCTTCTCTGCTCTGTAATTGTGTCATCAGCCAGTATTTTTTCCATGGCTCCCACCTTAGCATGTAAGGCTTCTAGCTTCTTAATGGCCTTTTTGTTGTTAAACATGAACTTACCAAATCCAGATATCTCTACACTGTGGTTTGTTTCAAGAGCCTCGTTAGCTGATTGGAACTGATGGTTGACAACAGCCTCAATTGTCTTCTCACTTGTGAGCATCTTAACAGCTAGCGTCCTAATCAAATAGTCCTTGACGGACATGCTTATTGGCTTATCCATGGCTAAGGGTTATTTGTAAAACTATATCGTTCTCGAAGTTAAGGATGATGAGAGGATTAACCTTCACCTTTGTCCCATCCTTTACAAACACACCTAGCTTTTTAAGCTTACTAATAATGTTGTTTATTGTAGGAGCTGTACTGTCGTATTTCTCACAGAACTCTGTTCTTATATTAGCATAACTAATGTTCCCCTTTATGGCTGTAAATGCCACGAGCTGTATCTCCCTCTGTGTAAGCTTCAACCCATTCAATGCTGACAATAGGGAATAATACTTCTCAGCTGTAGCAAATTGATCTTCTACAGGTTTTCTAAGCTTCTGAACTATTGTCTTCTTGGTTGTTGGTTGTTCCATATTTAATTAGGGCAAAGGTAATTGATTTACAATCATCTACAAATAACTTAATTAGTTATTTATAACACCTAATGCTATATTATGCATCATTTCCTTGGTTATCTATCCAGAACAGAACACTAATGTTTACGAAAAAGAAACCTATACGTAATTCTCTCTCTACATTACCATCATCTAATGTGAATTCTGTATACGATAAGCCTATAAGGAAATAAGGACTTCTAAACAGGTTAATCTCCAATGCAAAATCTATTTCGTTATACCTGGAGAAACCATGTACTAAGGAAGTGACAATCAGTAGTGTTGCTATTATATATATCATGTTGTTTGTTTTTAACCCACCCTCCACCCCAAAGGTAAGGGGAGGGAATTCATATTAACAAATTTATTTTCAAATTGTGGATAACTTCTATAGCAGGATGTTATAATTCTGGTACAGCATTATATTATAATACATATAATCTGTTGGAAATATCCATCACTATATGCCATAACATATCATAATGTGTTATAAAAGCAACATTGTCAAGCTGAGCATGTCCCTTATAATACATATTATGTAAAGCTATACCTTTACAAAATGTAAATAAGTGTCAAGCTATAACTTGACAATCTAGGAAGTAAAACACAGCCAAACCCAGAAGTGTCTAAATAAACTCCACATCATCCCCCTTACCATTCATGGGATTGTCATACACCCTAATATCATCAGAGTAGAAATGTTTAATAACCCCTCCAGGTAATCTAACCAGCCACACCGTATTCACGTTTAGCCCATAGTCCATAATGAACATAGCTTCCCCTTCCCCATGTGCTTTACACCAAACGGGTATTGTGGGATTGAGCTGTAGCATCATGCCATACATATATTACATTTTTATTTAATACAAAGATACGTCATTTCTACCAGACAAAAAAATTTTTCTAAACCTATGGGGGTCTCATATGTATGGGAGGGGAGGGTACTTCTATTTGAAACCCCTCCACATCTTGCAGTGGTTGGGGGCAGTCCCCAGTCATTGCAATTCATAATCAAAAGTGCGTGCGACACTATAAACACTGCAACAAACACTATGGGTACTAATCCTCTTGAAATCAAAGGCAGACAAGTTTTGGGCATCAAAACTATTAGCACAAAAAATCCTTACAATGTAGACAAAGACCACAAGTTCTACGGTAAGACTTACAATGTTTATCAATACGATGGCACTGTGTTTACTGTTGGTACTGATGATGAATTTGTTAATTGGAAAGATGCGGGTAGATTGTACAGCGTTAAGTTTGACCAAGGTTTACGTGATGGCAAAGATAGCGAAGGTAATGATGCAAAGGTTGCTGCATTACAATTGTTAAGCTGCACTAACATTGACCAAGAAGTCTTTATGGCTCAAACAGAAGCTACATTGAATAAAATCTACAAGGAAGTAGATGCTGCTCCTGTTACTGATAGCATTATGGATGCAATCACTGCTTAATGATAATGAAAGAGAGCTCTTAATTGGGCTCTCTTTCTTATTCATATATAAGGGTGGGCATTAACAATGCTTTGGGTGGGGAATAAAATCCTTTTAACTCATTGATTCTCAATATATTCTATGAATATATGTGAGAAGCTGTGTGACCATAGACAGATAAATAGCACATTTTTACAAACCGTTGTATGTAAAACATAATACAATACATATAGCATTAAATACAAATAACATGAAAGAACTATTTACATTCGTAGGATTTAGACAAGGACAACAAGTACTTACATTAGTAGATGTTTCTCTTACAGATAAAGAAGCATATAGTATGTATTTAAAATTATCTTCTACATATAAGTTAGATGATTGTGAGTATTTTTCATAAGAGCCTGTAATATGGCTCATTTGTTTCTAGCGGTTGTTAGAAATCCCTTGTTTGACGGACTGTGGGTTAACAGAACGTATTAATGTACCATTTCAGCTTCCCCAGGGCTGACAGATGTAATGTACGTATTAAAACTAACGTCATTTTGACCAGGTTGAAACAACCGTAGAATACATTACATCTGAGTACAGAGGGATTTGTTGCACATGGAACCTAATAGAATATATAGCTGAGGCAACATTAGGCTATATATTCGCTTTTTACACACACATACACTAAAAAACAAACATATGTATTACATTATCAACAGAACAACCAACCAAACAACAACACATTTTGGAGATTGGCCCAGTCTCAATGAACAATTAACCAATGGTGAAGACATCATTGTTGTTAGTCTTTATTCTAATACAATTAAAACTCCTTATATGGAGAATGATTGTTGGGAATGGAAAGACTATAATGCTTCATTCTTATCTCCTGATACAGATTATCCTTGGGATGATTATAATGATAAGATAAATCAGGAGTATGATGAACAGGATTATAATGAGCCTGAAATCAGTACAGAGTATGTTATTGCTTCTACAAGCGAGATGATGGAAGAGACAATGGTGTTTCCTTCTAACGCTGATGGACATATTACAGATTATACTGATTTGAACTGTGTTGCATTAAGATATGGTCGTTATGATTGGGAAGATGCATTTTCAGCTGTTGCTGAATTAAACACTGATGAATACAAATACATTTATGTAAGAAGTATTTATAGTGGTAATAACGTTCATAATCTATTCAGGAGAATTGATACATCAGATGCAGTTGTAATATAACAAACACATATCCTTTTGGATTAGCCTTCTACGGACAAAAGGTAAAGGATATGTTTTTTCATAACACACACATTATCAAACACTTAAACACAATCACATGAAATTTTTATTCGCATTAATCTTTTTAACCACATCAACATCAGGTAGTTATCTATTACTTACAGCACCAACAATGTCACACGTAATGTTAGGTGTTATTTTTATCCTTGCAGCTATTGTATGTCTATTGTTCCTTATTATTAAGGACCTTAGAAAAGAAATAGATTTTTGGAAGAGAACTAAAACATTTATATTTGTAGCTGTAATGCTATCATTGGGCTCATGTGCTTCTAGTAAGCATTCGTGTCCTACAAATGATCCAAACTTCTTCTACAAACAACAATCAGTTAAATCATTATATTACAGACGATAAAACACATACACATGAAACTAATTCAATTAACACCAAGAGAATTCTATTTATTCAAGCAAGTGGTTACATTTGACTATGTAATTGAGCTTATTAAAGGACAACAAGTCTTTATTAGAGCTGATATAAAACATTTAGAAAGTCTAGGCTATTAAACCTAGGCTTTCTTTCATATTAAACTATTATATTATGTTTATAGATTGTAAACTCGTACTTAAATCCTACATCCCTGAGAAATTAGAAAAGGGTATGTGGTTTGTAAGAGTTAAAACAGAAGTGATATATGGGAATAAACAAGAATATCTCTATGTATCTGAACTAGCATTAGTTCCTAGGGATATGGATTCATATCTCGTACAATATGGCTATCCTGTTAAGCCATATCTTGTATATCCAATGATTAATCCTGATGATACAGAGGTAGTAGCCGCTACTCCTGAACAGATAGGTTGGTGGGATGAAGGTGAACATGTAGATGATCTAAGGGATATAACAGTGAAAGACATTAATAATATATTGGAGTGGGATAATTCAATGGTACAAATGGAGATTATGGATGATGAGGAGGATGAAGAAGATGGTACACCAATTCCAATATTATACAATGATAAGGTGACACTCAGAGATGTACATACAGTGGACAGTGATGAGTGGATTGATGAGGATGAATGGGATGAGGATGATGATGAAGACTATTTAGATGATGGAGATGATGATGTATGGGATCCTGAGGACCATAATACAGAATAATATTATTAACCAACACACACGAACATGCAAGAATTACTAAACTTATTATCAGAGGTGGTTAAAAACCAAGAACAGCCACCAAAGATTGAAATCAAATTTAAAACAGTAGAACCAGACACCAGACCACAATTTGAAGAATGGTGTCAGGAATACAATGTTGGAATGCTTTGGGATCGCTCTGCGGTCCATCTTGGTTAGTGTTATGTGGTGGATAAGAGAGCTCTCAATTAAGTTTGAGGGCTCTTTTTATTTATTGTCAATTATTTACTCATTATAAAAAACAAACAAATGAAAACTGTAAACTGTAAAAACTACACACAGGCAGAATTAGACTTGATTGAAACAGCTTCTCAATCAAAAGGAACAGCTAAAAGAATAGCTAGAAGAGTTTCTAAACAATTAAAACGCTCAGAGATTGGTGTTTACATCCAGGTGAGAAAGTTCCGTAAGATGTACAAACCTGTTGCTACAACAACAGCTCCAATTGTTGCACAACCAGCAAAACCAGCTGTTAAGACAACAAAGGATTTTGTATTGAACTTCACACCAAAGAAAACAGAGGTGTTCCAAGATCACGTTAGACTTTATTTCTAGTCACCAAAAACCAATACATATGCCAAACGCTACATTAGTCTATTCATCAAGACTACATCCAAGAAATCACATTACAGTGTATTATGCCAATAGTACAAACTGGAATGCTACAAAGCTTATTGATGCTATTATAGCTGCATCAAAACAACGTAGAGTTGTTCCCAAGAATAATACATTTGTATTTATGGGTAAGATTGTACGCAAAAAAAATGTTGGGCAGTAAGTAAAACAATGAGCCCTATGTACTATCTTTGTACATGGGGCTTATTTTTAACATTAAATAAACTAATATGAGCGTAGAAGCAATCTGCATAAATGACGGTGGTAAGCCAAAAGAAATACCAGCAAACAAATGGGTTAAGAAGGGTAACACATACACAGTGATATTCACTGTCACTGTATTACCACAGAAGGAATTAGGTGTACAGCTAGCTGAAATAGAGCTAACAGACAGAGAATTACCATATGAATATTTCTTAGCCAATAGATTTGCATTTACAGAGGAAGCATTAAAGAAACTAATTGAATTAATTAAAGATTGTTCTGATATAACATTCTCAATGGATGAGCTATTGAAACAAACAGAGCTTGTTGAAGCATAAACAAATAACCTATGATACAAGACCTAAATGAAATTAATTACTCAATTAATGAGGGTAGATTATTAATGGCAGCATTGGCAATTATTACTACTGAATGTAGAACCAATAAAACACCTGATGAAGTTATTGAGGAGTTAAATAAATTGTCAGAACATATGTTTAGAAGTGAGCCAAAAATAGACAACCAAAACAAATAACCTATGAAAACAGCAATGCAAGAATTTATTGAGTATTTAGAAAAGGCTTATTACATTAACGAGTTGACAAATTTTGACGAAGATAAAATTCAATTTCTAGAAAAAGAAAAAGAGCAGATAAAAACTGCTTTTGAAAGTGGTTGGAATTGGAACTTTAGTTCAGAAAAATACTACAACGAAACCCATAACCTATGAGAAATATAATCATAGCCTTATCAGGAGTTATAAGTGTATTAGTTATTCTTATGGCTTTATTAATGAAGCAAAAGAATAATATGGAGCTTGAAATGTCTGCAATACAATCAAAATCAGATAGTTTATATGATGAGATTGTGCCATTAAAGTACCAAAATATGAGATATGAGTACATTTATGACCAGTTAAGCACAAATCCAGAGGTAATAAAAGCATTTAACGAAACAGAATAAATAAATAATATGGAAGGTAAAATACTAATAAACGTTACAGACACCAAGGTTACACTTGATGTTGAAGGAGAAAACACAGCATTAATAGCAGGCTTAGCTTCTGTATTACTATCAGAGGAAGGTAATCAGTTTAGAGACCTACTTATATCAGCATTTGAATTAGCAGACAGTGAAGTTGAAAAGATAAAAAAACAATAGCCATGGATCCACTATATGACTACCTATTCCATTTTAACCATTACCAAGGTTTATGGCATGCAATACCAAGAGCAAAATATTTAGACTATTGGACTAACGATGATGTAGAAGGTGTATTAAAATCAAAAGAAATACATGTTCTAATTGATTTGATTAGTCGTGGTCAAGAGTTTATTGACACCATTAACTAATTTAGTTATGACAGTTATAGGTAAAATAATTAAGCAACGATCCATAATGAATCAGAATGATTTTGATACATGGATATTAGAGAATTTAGATATATTATTTGATGAAGAGAAACAAATGTTAACAGATGCTATGATGTACGCTTTTGATGAAGATGGACACACAGGCACATGGAAACATGATGTAATTAACAAATATTATGACAAAATCAAATGAAAACAATAATATTAACAATCATAGTGTGGGAGATACTAAGAAGACTAGTAGGAAGGTTAATCCTGTGGTACATGAACGGAAGATGAAAATAGCTTTCTTCACCCTTGGTATTATAGCATACATAGGATTGTTTGTAATGGGTGTATTTCAAAAGATTGTAGAACTATTTAAAAAGGATTAATATGAAATCAAAGAAACAAGAAGAAAAAATATACATGGTAGTATATAAAGGACAAGACTTATGGGCATTTGGCACAAGACAAGACATTATTAATGACTTTGAGGAGTGTCCTAGTACATACATGGACAATTACAAAGATATTGATATTTATGAGATGCCTAGACCTATTTCATTTGGATTTGTTACACCTTCAATAGTATTTTAACATAGTAACAATAATAATATGGAATCATTTTTAGTAGCTTCTGCAATATCTTTTGCATTTGCAGCAATTATATCAATAATTTGGGTGCATTTGATTGATGAGCAGAAGAAGTTTAACGAGCAACAAAAAGAGAATAATGAAAATACTAGTTCATGACATAGAAACCATGCAAGAGCTGTTTCTAATAGGTATATACAATCCTGATACACAGCAGTGGTATGAATTCCAGGTGAGTAGAAACTTTAACCAATTAGATGCATTTCACAGGTTTACAGAGGAGCACGCTGATTACTATTGGGTGGGATATAACAATCTACGCTTCGATAGTCAGGTGGTTGAGTGGGTGTTACGCAATCATGGTGATTGGTATGATTTAAGTGCATTAGAAGTGTGTGCTAAAATAGCACAGAAAGCTGCTGATGTAATACATGATGCTAACTATGATGTATTTCCTGAGTATAGAGAAGAATGGCTCACACTCAAACAAATAGACCTATTCAGAGTGAATCACTATGATAATAAGAATCGTAGAGTTAGCTTGAAGAGGTTGGAGTTTGAGATGGATCTTCCAAACATTGAAGAAATGCCTATCCATCATACTAAAACTGATATGACAGATGAGGAAATACAGCTCACTATTGACTATTGTCGTAATGATATATATGCCACATATGAATTCTATTTAGTTACCACTGGTCAAACAGACCATCCTTTATACAAGGGCAATAACCAAATAGAGCTCAGACAGGATATATACAACGAGTTTGGTATTCCTTGCTTAAACTATTCTGACAGTAAGATAGGTGATGAGATGATTAAGAAGTATTACTGCCAAGAAAAGAATATGTCCTATGGTGATTTACCAAAGAAGGGATATTTCAGAAAGCAAGTGAGAGCCAAAGATTGTATTGCTCATTATGTGGATTTCCAGACACCAGAGCTAAAAGACTTCCTAAAGCATGTAAGAAAGCAGATATTCACACTCACTGATGATTTTAAAGAGTCATTAGTGTTTAAGGATAACACTTATACATTTGCCAAGGGTGGGCTACACACAGAGAATAAGCCCAAGATATTTGAAGCTGATGATGATACACTCATTATAGATTGGGACGTTAGTTCTTACTATCCAGCTATCATCATTAACAATGGTAAATATCCGCAGCATTTGGGTAAAGAGTTTCTTAGAGGATACAAACAGATGTTTGAGAAGAGACTAGAACTTAAACCCTTGGCTAAGAAGGATAAGAAGATAGCAGGTATTGTTGGAGCATTGAAGCTTGCAGTTAACTCTGTGTATGGTAAAAGCTCTGATATGCTATCCTGGCTCTATGATAGACAACTAACTATGTTCACCACTATTACAGGTGAGCTAAGCTTACTAATGCTTATTGAGGCATATGAACTAGCTGGCATTAATGTAATATCTGCTAATACAGACGGAGTGACAATACTTGTAAAAAATGCAAGTTTTGATACTATGACTGCTATTAATAAGTGGTGGATGGATGTAACTCAGTATGAATTAGAGCGTACTGATTATCAGAAGATTATATTCTCTACAGTAAATGACTATTTAGCAATTAAAACCAATGGAGAAATTAAAAAGAAAGGTGATTTCCTCACTGACTTTGAGCTTCACAAGAATAAGTCAGCTAGGATTGTACCTATTGCTCTCGAGCGTTATTTTGTTAATGATATCCCTGTGGCTGATACCATTCATAATCATACAAACATATATGATTTTTGTCTCAGGCAGAAAGCGAGCAAAGATTTCCATTATGAAGGAGTAGCCAATGGTAAAAAAACAGTGTACAATAAGTTAATCAGATATTATGTGTCTAATAAGGGTGAAAAGCTGTTAAAGGTGAAGAACCCTGATTGTACAACTAATGCTGCTGATGTTAGTCAGGTGGAAGCAGGTGAATGGGTGATGCATGTATGTAATTATCTACCACCAGATCATCCTCTTGATAACATCAATTATGCTTATTACATAGAACGTGCTGAACGTATTATACATAAGATACAGTTTGAGGGTAAGAGAAGAAAAGTTAATATTGACAAGAACCAATTAAGTTTATTCTAATGGGAAAATCACAATTTAAAATTGCAGCAGACTTAGTAATAGAAGACTGCAAAAAGAATGGATATACATATCCTTCAGCATCAGATTACTACTGGGCTTATATAAGATTTTTTAAAGAGATTGATAGTAAGTTTGATCTAGACAAGTTCAACGATTACATAATAAAGAGAATCTAATGAAGATTAATAGAGAAAATATTTCAGAGCATTTGCTTGATTATCAATTAGATATGATTGGTAAATCAATACAAGAAGCACATATGACAAGAGAATGGTACGACAAATGGACCATGACACAAGAGCAACATGATGCATTCAAAGCTTATGCATTACCACTATTAAAGAAAGTGTTTAAATGTAATAAGTCAAGAGCTGAAAGCACATTTGACTTTTTTGATTTACAATTTGGATTACGTATTAAAAACTAAAATTATGGGAGCAAGTTGGTTTCAACAAACGGGATATGGTAAAACATTAGACGATGCATACAAGAGTGCTTGTGAAGAAGCAGAAGTTGAGTATGGACATCAAGAAGGATATAATGGTACAATCAGCACTACACATAGTGTTAGAGACATTACAGAGGAGTATAAGAGAAGTAAACTAGACTTAGAACCATTTGTACGTTCTAAGGTGGAAATGTTAAATAAAAGAGACTGTTGTTCGATTTGCTTACAGGAGCCTGTTGGAAATAAGAACAAAACCAAGTCTCAAGTGGAGCATATATTTACACCTGGTACAAAGAAATGGGTTCTTAAATATGTAGTGTACGATTCACATAATGATAGAATGATAGCTTCTTGTAATACAAAAGGTGAAGCTGTTACTAAAGCTAGAGCTTATACAGAGAAAACTACAACTCCTACAAATATATGTATGGAGAAGAGCCTTGAGAAAGGTAATAGAACAGTAGCTAAGATTACATACAAGAAAGCACCAACAGAAAAACCAGGTAAATGGATGTTCTTTGGTTGGGCTGCAGAATAAAACAATACATATGAACATATTACACATCAGTGATACCCATTGTATGCATGATCAATTCCCTGAAAAAAGATTTGAAGGAATAGATATGGTGATACATAGTGGTGATTGCTCTAATAGTCCATTCTTAGCATCTTCTAAAAGAGAGATAACAGAGTTTTTAGAATGGTATGAAAAGGTGCCTGTCAAGTATAAGATATTTGTAGCAGGTAACCATGATACAGCTATTGATAGAAAACAAATAGAATATTCTGATATGATATTAAAAGATATCATCTACTTAGAGAATGAATCTATTGAGATAGAAGGTCTGAAGATATGGGGAAGCCCTATCACACCAACGTTTGGTGAATGGTCTTTTATGAAGGCTAGAGACAAAACACATTTTGTATGGGATACTATTCCAGATGATACAGATATATTAGTTGTACATGGACCACCTAAAGGTGTACGTGATCTTACATACAATAGAGAAAACAAACTTGAAATGTGTGGTGATAAAGCTCTTGCAACAGCTGTGATGAGAGTGAAACCAAAGCTAGTGCTATTTGGACACATACATAACTTTAAGGATATTGAAAATCAGGGAGTTAGCACTTACCATAGGCTACCAAACACAAAGTTTTCTAATGCATCATGCGTAGAAGATGGAAAGTTTGCTTATGGATTAACATCATTTGGTAATATATTTAAATTATAAACTATGGATATATCAGCATGCAATGGTGGTAGTTGTCTATTAAGATTAAACTGCCACAGATACACTTGTCCTAAAGAAGAATTAGGACAATCTTATTTTCAAGACCCTCCATTTAAAATGAGTTTTATGTTTGACGAAAACCTTGATAATCTTGGTGTTGTCACAACAGCATGCCCATTCTTTTGGAACAATCAAGACTTTAAAAATGAGAGACCAAACCTTGAAAATTAACGAAGATTTCGAGAGAGAATTTCTTAAAGATTTAGTATATTTGCAAGAAGAGAGCTATGAGCTTGATAAACAAATCCAGAAGGAGTTAAATAAGTTTAGGGAGCCCGCAGCTATATTTATTGTGGATACAGATAAAATCTTAGAGAGAGATGAAGTTAGACATAACGTACTTCCATTTTGAGGAACTACTCAAAAAAGGATACAGCTTAGATGTTGTATTCCTATTAAAGCTTATAGAGGAGAATTATGATGTTCGTGCATTGAGAGATGATAACATTAAGATAGAAGCTCTTTATCAGACGTTAGTTAGGAAAGGATTAATAACAGAAAAGGGACTAACGCTCACAGGTAAAGAGCTTCTAAAATTTATTAACATCAAAGAACCAACTGTCAGGATACAAAAGAAGGTGGACATCACATCAGAGTTTGAAGAGTGGTGGAAAGCTTTTCCAGGTACAGACAACTTTACGCACAAAGGGAAGAAGTTCTCAGGTGATAGAACGTTAAGAAAAACCAAGGAAGACTGTCAGTTGAAATTTGATAAGATATTAGAGGAAGGAGAATATACAGCAAAAGACCTAATAGATTCATTGAATCTAGATGTGTTACAAAAGAAAGAGAATTCTGTAAAGACAGGGACTAATAAGCTAACATACATGCAGAATAGTCTCACTTATTTAAACCAGCGTTCTTTTGAACCCTTTATAGACCTATTAAAAGAGGGCTATGTTGTGGAAGATAAAGCACCTACAAATGGAAGCACAGATATATGAAAAATGAAATTTTGGTATGTAAAGAATGTGGATCAGCAGATTCTATTCAAATTAAAGTTTGGCAGTATGTAAACTCTGGTGAGTTTGCAGCTGACTGTATAGAGGACAGAGATAATGCATGGTGTGAAGATTGCGAAGAACATGTTAGTTTTATAGCAAAAGAAGAATATGAAAAAAAGTAATCTATGACACCTAAAGAAAAAGCAATGGTAATAATTGATTTAATTAACGAGGCGTTATATTTTATTATTAGTCTAATTATTTTATACACTTTATTTATTTATTAATATGACACCAAAACATAAGGCAGAAGAATTATTTGATAAAATGTCTACAAATAATGGTGATGAATATCATCATTATACATATTATGTAGCTAAACAATGTGCATTAATAGCAGTAGATGAACTAATTAAATATCACGATGATATTATGGATGTTGTTAGATATGAGTTACCATCAAATATAGTAGCAGTAATACCCTATAAGTATTGGGAAGATGTTAAAAAAGAAATAGAACTATTATGAGTTTTGAAGACTTAAAAAAACAGGTACAGGCAGGCTTAGAGGGTAGGAATGGTGGTATACCTATGGGGTTTGATAGACTTAATAGATATATTGGTATTAGAAAGTCCATATATACGCTTATAGGTGGTCTCACTGGTTCTGGTAAAACTAGCTTTATTGATGATGCGTACGTGCTTAATCCATTTGATTGGTATATAAGCAAAGAGAATAAAACAAACATCAAGCTAAGGATTATATACAGATCCATGGAGAGAAGCAGAACCTATAAGATGGCTAAATGGGTAGGTAGAAGAATATTCATCGATCATGGTGTGACTATCACAGTTAACAAACTGTTGGGCTGGAATGATAAAATGACCAAAGATGAACATGATCTATTTCTAATGTATGAAGACTATATAGGAGAGATGAGCGAAGTGATTACAATCATTGATGGTCCAGAGAATGCTGTTGGTATTGCTAAAGAACTAAAAGCACATGCTTTACAGAATGGAACCATTGAGCAGGTGGATGAATACAATAAGAAGTATGTTCCCACAAATGAGAATGAAATCACTATGGTTGTTATCGATCATATAGGCTTATTAAAAACTACACAAGCCCAGCCTACAAAGAAAGATGCTATTGATAAGATGAGTGATGAGCTCAGATATGCTAGAGACTTCTATGGATATAGTCCTGTTGTTGTTAGTCAGTTCAATAGATCTATTTCTAACATGGCAAGATTAAAGAGTGGTGATGTAGAACCACAACTAGAAGACTTTGCAGAGAGTTCAAGCACGCAGAATGATGCTGATGTTGTACTAGGATTGTTTGACCCAATGAGATATAAAGTGGCTGATCCATCAGGCTATGAATTAGATAAACTGAAGGATAACTATGGTGCCAAGTATTTTAGATCTCTCAGGCTAATTAAGAATAGCTATGGTGAAGATGATGTTAGAATAGGCTTAGGCTTCTTAGGAAGCATTGGTATGTTCAAAGAACTGCCTAGAGTGAAAGACATTACAGAAGCGGACTATACAGCAGTCGTGAATAAATCATTTTTCCTAAACAAATAAACATGAGTATAAAAACAAACGTATATAACACGCTACCAAGTAAAAAAGATCATTGGTGGCAGATTGTAGTATTGCCTACAGTTAGTATTATGAACAACATACAAAAATATGATCCATACGTGGCTGTCAATTTTGAATGGTTATTTTGGTCATTTACTACAATATTAAGCTATGGCAAAAAAGGAAATCTCTCTACGAGATAAGAGGCAACAAGAGTTTGCTGAGGTGTTCCTAAAACATGGAGAGTTTGGTATTCTAAACTTATGTCCTAGATTTGGGAAGATCTATACAACTATCAACATATTAGAGAAACTAGACAAAGATATCAACATCCTGATAGCCTATCCAGATCTTAAGATTAAGGAGGCTTGGGAAGCTGATTTCAAGACTAGAAAATACAAGAATCCCAATATAACGTACACTACGCACCTATCTATTAAAAAGCACACAGGAGGTGTATTTGACCTAGTAATACTAGATGAGATACATTTGCTGTCAGAAGCACAAATAGAGGCTGTAAAGGAGCTAAAATGCATAAGTGTGCTTGGTCTTACAGGAACATTATCTAGCTTTACAGAAAGGACTCTCAATGAGGAGCTTGGAATGAATGTATTAGCTACCTATCCAATAGAACAAGCTATTGCAGAAGGAGTTATTACAGACTATGAAATCACTGTAATAAAGGTTCCTTTGGATGATAAGCGTATTAACGATTATAAAGGGAAGAAGCGTACAGAGAAGAAACAATTTGATAGCTATGCTTGGGTGATTGATCAGCTAGAAAGACAAGGAAAAGCAACAATGTTCCTACGTCTAGCTAGAATGAGAATCATACAGAACAGTGTGGCTAAAATGGAGAAGACAAGAGAAATCTTAGCTAAACATAAGCAAGATAGAATCTTGGTATTTTGTGGTGTTACTAAAATAGCTGATACACTTGGTATTCCTTCCTATCACAGTAAATCTACAGAGAAAGAAAT